ATTTCCCGAAGGTAGAGGTTACAATACTATTAATTTCGATAAGGTTATTGAGATTTTTGAAAAAGATGGATGGATTAAATTAAAAAAAGAATGTGAAATCAAAAACAAGGAGGAAAAATGATAAAAATAATAGTTGACTATTGGTGGGCAGTAATAATAACAGGATTAATAACCGTCGTCGTTGGAGGAATTGCGGCTGTTTTTGGAGATAGAAATATACAATTAAATCTATCTTTGAACCCATTGGAGTTATAATCGTGCGGGCTGGCTGGGGATTTTTTCTTTTAGGAGTGGTTGGGATGCTTGCTCGGATGTTAAAATACATTTTAAAAGGATAATTTTAAGAGGGAAATAAAATGAAAGATAAAATAGTTAAAGAATTAATGATGATACTTTTAAAGAGTACGATCGATGAACCGATTACATTTAGAGTAAGCAACGGAGAAATAACAATAGATGCTGGCTCTATTCTGTTTGTTGTCAAATATTCAGATACTGAAACTATTAAAGATATTGTGGACACCTATAAAAAGAATAGAAGCATATTGAAGACGATCGAAAAAATAGTCTACGAGATTCGAAAATAGATTGAATTATTTTTTAAAATTTTATCTATTAAACTCCTTCTAAAACCCACGGTTTTAACCGTGGGTAGATGACATAAGTGAGGATTAATGTTAAATAAGGATTTAATAAGTAAATTTTCAGACGGAGTACGAGTAATACTAGTGACAAATAGAAAAGGGAATGAGAAATTTTTTATCTCGAGGCACAGACAAGAATTCGAACAAAAAGTTAAAGAAGAATATGAAAAACTTCAAAGTGGGTTTAGAATATATTCAAATGTAAATAAACGAAATCTTGAAAAAGCAATTAGATTATTTAAGGAACAACAATTAAAAGCTGACTATATTGAACAATTAAGAAAACCATTTTATACCAGAATTGAAAGATATTTTATTTCTGCTCTATCTTCTCCTTCATCAAGAGATGAAAAACAATTTATAATAGACATTGATGATTTAAGTATCGAGAATGAAATCAAAAATTTAATGAGTATGAATAATATAAAATCAATCTTCGAATACGGTACAATTACTGGAAAACATATAGTAGTTGAACCATTTAATGTTAAACTTATTCCTTTGTCTGATAAAGTTCATGTATTAAAAGATGGAATGTTATTAATTGGATTCAAATAGGAGAATATGAAAGAAAAAGTGATTCAAAATGAAATGTAACGAAATTTAATTAGAGTTTAATTTAAATACATAATTAGATTGAACGAATTTGCAAATTTATATATAATATTAATTAGAAGGAGGAAGTGAAAATGAATCAAGCAGATGAAATAAAAAAGAAGTTGATAGAATTCCGAGGCAGTTTAGAAACTACTTTCGATAATCTTGAGAAATCTATTGCTTTAGCTTCAGAAGCCTATGGAATGGCTAAATTCGTTGATGATGAAGAAGTGATGAATTCATTAGAAAAAGAATTATCTGATTTAATTAAATCGAAATTTTCTATTCCATGGTACATTCCTAATTTCGTTGTTGATAAAATAGCTAAATACACAATCGAAAAAGTTTATCTGGGATTAAAGAACGTTGTAAAATGATCGCTAGAAAAAATTTAGATAGTCTATATTATCAGGTAGATACCCCAGAAGGAACCCTGCATATTCATATAGATCATAAAGGAGGTCACGTGGACGAGGTTTTTCTAAGGATAGCACCAATTGGGACTTCAATTAGTAATTTAACCTCGATGCTGGGAGTATTCATTTCTGAAGCTCTGAAACGAGGACTTCCATTAGACAAAGCAATTAAACATCTGAACACTAGTAAATCTGGACGGAGAATAATACATGAAAATGTTTCAATCGAAACAATCGAACAGGCGATTGGCATTGCGCTGGAAAATTTTAGGAATAAGTATAATTAGTTGTTTGTTTGGATATATTTATTTAAAATTTTTTAATCCATATTATGTCATTTGGTTTAAAGGAAACATAATTTTTTGTAAGAAAATAGTCAAAAGAGACAGTAAAATAGATTTTCTAAATTGTTTCGATAAGAAAATGTATCTAAATATAAGTGATGAAATAGAGATTGAAGGAACGACTAATAATCCTCAGGGATATGAGAAAGATACAAATAAATCAGAAAAGGTTTTAGAACTGACTGTGGAGTGAAAATGGATATATTACGTTTTGAAAATAATCATAGAAAAAGATTGAAAAGATTAGAAAAAGAGGAAGAGAAAAAATTTCCAACATATGCTGAAATTTGTAGATTAAGAAAGAAAAAAAAAGGAAGAAGACATGATTATTGTAGGTGGAAGAATATTTGGCGAAGAAATTTACAATCAACTTCAATGTTCTGAAAATAAGACATTTATTTTTAATGCAAAAAATTTTAAAATTGGTAATCAAATTGTTTTGGTGGAAGGGATAGTTGATCCTATAGTGGCAAGACACATTTTTCTAGATAACAAGGATTCGATTCATTCAGTTGTTCTTAGAAATCCTTGGAGTTTTGAAAGTCGAGAATTCACAAATTTAGTTTTAGAATTTTCTAACATTTATAATTTTAATATTATTAATATTCCCGAAATATATGGTAAAAATGTGGATTTTGGATTAGTATTTGAGCTATTTAAAGCTATTAAAAGAGGAACAAAAAAAGAGATAGAGTATGAGAACAAAGAAAAAATATACGTAATGGAATATAAAGAGTGTATCGGTTTTATGTGTAAAATTTTAAATAGTTCCTTTAAAGGGAGATTTAAGATTCAGGGAGAGTGTATTATTATAAACGAATTGATTAGATTATTAGATAAGGAACTTAACAGAAAATCAAAAATAAATTTCGTTAAAGTAAAGCCAATCGAATTTTCAGTTATTGGATATCCATTATTGAGAATTCGAAATTATATCAAAGGAGAATCACATGGAACCTGAAACAAAAGAAGTAAATCCTATAGTAAAAAAAATCAATGAAACAAAACAGAAATATGCAGAAAAGATGCAAGAGCTTCAACAATTAGAAGCCAGAAGAAATGCATTAATAGGAGAAATGTTGAAATTAGAAGGTATGATTGAAGCCCTTTTATCTTTAAATGGAGATAAGAATGAAAAAAAGTAATATGCAAAGACATTTGAAAAGAATTTTAGATTATTCGGGGTCAACTGAAAATCTAAAGTTATTTATCGATTCTTACAAACTTCAATTTTTAATACGATCGGATGGGGTAGGTGTTCAGATTCGAGTTAATGATCCATCTATTTTTCCAATATTGAGTTTCATAGATAAGTTTAGATTAAAAGCAACATATCGAATATTAAAGATTGAAGATGAAAAATATAATAAAATTTTTGTTTTTAGAAATGCTAAACAGGCTGTACGTTTTTTTAATAGTTATTTGATAAAAAGATTAGTAGATAATTTCATTTCTAAAATCAAAGTATTAGAACGCGAGAAATCCTTTTTTAATGAAATTTCTCTCAACTATAAATTTTAGAATATTATTGCTTTTAAATTGAGGCTGTCATGATTAAAACAAAACTTTTTTGTCACTATTGTGAGCAGATTAAGAATAAAAGAGAGTTCAAGATTGACACTAAAAGACATGTTTGTGATAAGTGTTTATCGACAATGAATCAGTATGATTATGAATATCTCATCTTCTTACGAAGTTTTAATAATATCATACTGAAAAGAGTTAAACAATGAAAGTATATTTAGACATGGACGGTGTAATTTGTGACTTTGTTAAAGGTTTGCACACATCTCTTAACATTCCTTATAACGAAATAGATTATCCTTATGAATTAGGTAATTATGACATTTTTGGTGAAATAGAAAGAGTAAGAGGTATTCCAAAAGGTAAGCAATATAAAACTCTTCATGATATTAAATTCTGGGAAAATATTGAAAAAACATTTGAAGCAGATAGACTCGTAAAACTATTAGAAGATATTATCTCAAAAGAAAATATATTTATTTTGACCACTGTTCCTCCTAGCTGGAGTTATGCGGCTACAGGAAAATACAAATGGATAACTAAAAATTTAAAAGGATATACTTCTAAACTCATTATATCGCCGTTATCAAAATCTTTTTTTGGTAGAGAAGATATTTTATTAATAGATGATGCAGATGAAAACTATAAAGAATATACTGCATCCGGATTCAGTTCATATCTAGTTCCGAGACCCTGGAATTCTAGATACAATGAAACAAATAAAGATTGGATAAAAGAAATTTCAGATCTTTTGATGTCATGATAGAATATTTAGAGGAATACACTTTTTTTAAATACCATATCCAAAGAGAAAATATTCTTAAAAATCTTTTCATTTTATATTTAAGTAAAATAACCACCGGATCTTTTATTCACAGAGTATTCGGGATAACAATTTTTTCAATATATAGATTGAGAAAAAAGAATTTAAAAGCTAAAGGAACTTTTTGGGGATCAATTGATTTAGATGTATTTCCATATATTATAAGACAACAAAATAGTGATATGATACAAAAAGTATTGGAATTAAAAAAAGAATATCCTACTTTGGGGGCAATTAGAATACTCAATCTTTTGAAATTTAAAGGAGTCGATCCGATTCCTGGATTATCAACAATTAAACGAATTTTGGCTGAGCATAACATATAGTCTAACATTGCTTTTTTAATAGATGAAAATAGATTTTTCTTTTTTATTGTCTAAAAACAATAATACGAAAGATGTAGTCTTTTCTAAGGTCGTTCTCTATAATAAAAGCTACAAGGTGTATGAATATTGTTTTGGTCCTTTCGATTACTATTACAAATTTCATACTGACAGATTGAAAAAGTTAAGTTTAAAATATAATTTGAATTTATTTATATTCTTCGAAGTATATAAAGATAAATATATAATTAATTTTGATCGAGGACAAATTAACTATGGAGAAATTAAAAAATTTATTAACGTTAATTAAAAATTTGTTAAAACCTATATCTTCAAAACTTGCCGCAATTCAACAGATAGAATCTGAAAAATCAGAAATTTCGTCTGAACCAGCCGGAGTTTTTAAAGAAAATAAGAAATGGGAATATATTATTATTCATCATAGTGCAACATCAGATTCAAGAGCTAAAGATTGGGAATCTATTAGACGCTATCATATGAGTTATCGATTTAATGACAAGATAATAACGAAGGAACAGTATGATTATTATATAGCGATAGGGAAATCAGGAGATTTACAGAAACCCTGGAAAGATATAGGATACCATTTTGGAGTAGAATACATCGATGGACAGTTAAAAGTATTAGAAGGAAGATCTTTAAATGAATCTGGGGCACACTCGGGTATTCCAGGCGACACTCGTTTTAATGATCACGGTATAGGTATATGTTTAGTTGGTAGTTATGATAATAAAGAACCGAATGAAGAACAGATTAATGTATTAATTGATTTAGTTATATCTTTAATTAAAAAATTTGATATAAGTATAGATAAAGTTATCGGTCATAGAGAAGTCTACGATCTGCTTAGAAAGCCAAGAATGAAGTCGTGTCCAGGATCAAAATTCAACATGATAGATTTTCGAAGGAGACTTCATGACCGAATTATACATTAACTTTGAGGCTAATACTGCTATTTTTATTCTTGATGATGAAAAAATAGTATTTTCATTAAAGAGTCTAGAAGATAAATTGAAAACAATTGGAGATATAATTTATTTATTCAAGTTAGAAGATACTGTTGAAATTAATGTTAAAAATTAAAAATTTTTCAATTCTTCTGAAAATCTATATTTCGGACTATACTTAATCTCATTTATTGCCTTATTAATATCTATCATATTTTTTCGGGAATCCAAACTATTTAATTCGTTGTCTATTTGAATTCTGGACGAAGAGTTAAATCTTTTTATTATGATATTAGCTATTTCTATTAATGAAAAATGTTCAAATGAACCAATATTTAGAATATTAGATTCAGAGTCAATAGATTTCAACATTCCTTCTATTACATCATTTACACTCACAACATTTTTAATTATATGACCATCTTCACATAATATAATATTTTCGTTGTTTTTAGCTTTATTTATAATTGTTCCTATTAATCCATGATAAACCCCGTCTTTTAATTGATCTTTTCCATAAACAATTGGAAATCTTAATATTTTTACTTTATGTTTTGATTTTAATTTCCAGAAAATATTTTCTTGATATAACTTAGAAATAGCATAAATATTTAAAGGAATAGTTAAATCATTTTCATTATTCTTAAATGCTTTTAATGACGTATGACAAGACGGGCAAAAACAATCAAAAGTATTAAATTTTTCATAATCTCTGATAGGATTTTTTATAAAGTTTTTACATTTAGTACATAGATACTTACCTTCTCCATAAACCTGTGTCGTGGACGGTATTATAATGTGTTTATTATTATGATGTAATAGTTCTTCGTATAATATAGTAGACAATACAATATTCTTTTGAATTGTATCCCCTGGCTTCAATTCTGATTCATTAACCCCATTTTTAGAAGCCATGTGTATTATTATATCAGCCCATTCTATATATTTTTTAAACACTCTTTTATTAGAAAATCCATTTTTAGTTTCAACTTGAGGAGACGGTTGGGTATCGAAATTTACTATATCGTGTGTTTTAAGATGAGGAATCAAAGCAGTTCCAAGAAATCCTGAACCTCCAGTAATCAGTATATTCATAGAGTTTTCTCCTTAACTATTTCATCTACCATTTTATTTTTTATTATGAAACGGGTTGCTTTTTTAGGATCATCAAATTCTATTCCTTTTATTCTAATCGATTTAATATTTAAACCAAAGGCTTTTCTTAAACATTTCGATATTGCTGCGGTAGGAGAAGTAGCATATATTGCTCTTAAAAACTTCGATTCTGGAATTTCTATTATATATAATTTTGTATCCATTTTTTTCTTTCCTCTGTTATCTTTTTTAAATTAAATTCTCTTTTGTTTATATTATTATATATAGTTTTGCCTAATCGTTCAATCTTCTTAGCAAATTTGAAAAAGTATGAATCTAAATGAGGAGGAACCCAACCACCCGATCTGCAAATGAAAATATCAGTGATTGTTCCTTTTACATTGAGATTTCTGAGAGTTGACACCTTTGTTCTATTTTTATCGTAATAAAAATGGTTAGGATAGACCCATTCTGGATAAATCCATAGTATAGGATTTGATAAGAATGAAATCCAGTTTCCGCAATACAACTTTGAAGTTGGTTCCTGGTCTGAATGCGAATCTAAGTGTATAATTAAAGCCTGGGAATCTTTATTCTTAAAAAAATGATATGCTTCTTTATGACTATCTGTAACATATATTTCGTTAATGTTAAAATTTAATCGTTTTTTTAACATATCAAATAGTGTAAAAGGTGTTGGAATCCCGGATATTTTCCATTTTTCTATGTCATAATGCAAATATCTGAGAATCCATCCTTCGCCTGAATCTGAATATCTTCCGATTTCTGCTAGATTGATTGGATCTCTGGGCTTTACCCAGAAATCGAAATCAATTGAAAGATATATTTTCATTTTTAATCTCTTTAGCTTTTTCTTTTAATTTTCTAAATTCGTAATACAGATGATTTATTTTCTTAGACAATTCCTTTCTTTTCTTGACATTTATTTTTAATTCATTTAAAAGTCTCCTATTTTTCTCGGATAGATATTTTCGTATTTTTCTAGCTTCGTTTATTTCTTGTTTTAGATCTTTTAAATGCATTTTAATCATTTTCAACCTCTCATTGACTTTTTAAATTTTATTTATTAATATTATATAAAAATTTTGATTTTCGTTCAATCTGATATAAAATTGCTTATTTTCTGCAATGGCGTCGTATAAACACGAAAAAGAAAACATAGGATATCCTATTACCAGTATCGAAATTGAAAAAGATACAAGTGAGCCAACTGAAGAAGAACTCGAAGAAGTCGAAAAACCTATAAAACAAACGCCTGGGTATTCTAGAATATTTGAATTTGATGCAACATTAAAATCTTTTCTTTACAAATATTCACAAGAAATAGAAGATAAAATAAAAGAATTCGTCGATTCAATAGATTGGAAAAATTTGAATAAAGATGAAATAATAAATTATATTAACAAAACGATTGAAAAGATTGGAGGCCGTGAAGAATTTGAAAAATTAATAAATAAACAACCGTCGCTGATAGAGAGTATTGTAAAAACATATTTGATAGAAAAAATTAAACAAGATTTTCCAAAAAATATTAAGATAGATGAAAATATTAAAAATAAATCGATAGAAGAAATGATTGATTATTATATAAGCAATTTAAAAATTTCAGATTCCGAAAATACAGAACCAAGTGAAAGAGAAAAATACGATAGTATTATTAAGTTATGGAATGAAATTAAAGAAGACTGGCCATTAACTAAATTATTTAATTTTGAAAGTAAATCGATAACAATTGATCCTGTTTTACTTAAAAATATCAAAGTGTTAGAAGATAAAACTCATACTTTATCAGAGGCAATAGAAGCTTTTGGTATATTGTCTAATTTACTTGCCCCTATTCAATTGGATGATGTATACGGTTATTTAGTAGATAAAGAAATTTTACATTATATTGGATCAGATACTGTAGTTCGTGTCGGTACTGCTTCTGTTGTAAGTGGAAAAGAACCAAAAGAATATCCAGTTGTAATGAATAAACGAGGTATGATATTTGTTCCTTTCTCAAAAAAATTGGTTGAGAAAACTGAACGAGGGGTATATGTAGCAAAGAAAGGAAGTCGAATATATTTAAATGAAAATATTCGTAAAGATCGTTATGTTCTAAAAGAAGAAAAAGATTGGATAATACTTCCTTATGACGTAAAAGTTTCTAAAGTACAGCGATTTTCAGGAAGAGATATTTCATTGGAATATAAAGATGGTAAACTCAAAAAAATCCATATACACCCATTTTATTTAGTAGAGACCGAAGACGAGTTTTTTTCTCATCGATTTTTTTATATTTCTTCAGAAGATCTTACAGAATATAAAAGAAAGGTTTTTTCTAATTTATCTGAGATTCCTTGGATTTCTAGGGAATTCTCTAATTCTCCAGAGACCCCAATTTCTAATAGTCCAGTAGAAGAACCTGGGAATCCATATTATCAATCGATGCATAATAGTCCTGCTGATTATTTAGCTATGCCAAACGTAGGAGATACTTTAGGCGAAAGAAGAATTGATCGTGGATATTCAGGAGATGCAGAATATAGTAATAAAGATTACATCAAATTGTATAAAGAAAAGAAAAAAGAAGAATTGAAAGAAAAATTAAAAGAACATCCTTACTGTGCATTCTTTCTGAAAAGAGATCTATAATATATTTTGACGTTTTTAATTAAAGTTATTTTTAAAAAAAGGAGAAATAGAATGGACAATAGAATAAATCCAAATAATGCAGATGTATTATACGATGAGAGTGGAGTTACAATCGCCAACATTAAAGTGTTTGGTCCTAATACTGTTAATCAGTATGCTGTTCAAAGAGAAACAATGGCCAAAAGATTGGCAGATAAAGAAATAAATACAACAACCGAAATTCTTACTAATCTATTTAAAAAAGCAGGATATGATGCAATAAAAGTAAATTATGTAGATCCTAAAATTACTTTGGATGAAAAAGATAACATAAGCGGAAATATTAGATATTCATTTTTCGTTACAGATAAAGAAGGAACTAAAAAAGTCAATTTTGACTTAGTCTACAAAGAAGGAAAAGCTGAACTTCCTGATCTTTCCTCTATAAAAAGTGAAGTTAAAAATATAAAAACAGAAGAGAAAGAAAAAGAAGATCAAATAAAAACTGAGATAGAAAAACAATATGCTCCAGTAGCGGGCGTACAATTGGATGAAGACGGCGATATTAAGAAAGAAGCATCGGCTGGACCTAATAATGGTTCTTTTCATGCAGATATAATAAACGTCGATAAAACTTGGATTCCCTTTCTTAAAAAGGGAGATATTATTGATATCGATGGAATGCCTTATGAGGTTGTCGGTGAAGATTATAACAAAATGTCTCAAAACTCGGATGGTTCATTCATAACATTAAAGTTAAAGAGGTAACTCAACATGGCACTGTCTAATTGGATATATGAAATAATAGGTCTTTCTAAAAAATCAGAAAAGATTTTCAGTAATAAAACTTTTAATATTATAGATCCTTACTCAATCGGTGAAGAACCCCAACAGAGAATTAGATCCGTAACGCTAATAGTTGATTCTGATGAAGATGAAAAATTTTATGTTTCTTTGTCATGGAAAGACACATTAAAAGAAATATTTTCAAAGAAATTTGATTCTTCCGAAAAAGCGATAGAAGCATTTAAAATTTTAAAGGAAGATTTATCCAAATTAGACGATTATATTAAAAATGATGATTTAGATAAAGCTGAAGAAGAGTCTAAAAAATTTTTAGATTACTTAGTAAATGAAAGTAAAAAGAGTGAACTAGGAGAACTAATTTCAGAAAGTAGCATACCCAATCTAAAAATGGATAATTTTATAATAAAAACATATAATCCTTCTTTGATTACTCCTATTCTTCCTAAATCTTTTTCAGATAATAGAAATCTTCCAAGTAAAACATTTCACGATAAGAATGGTAACATAGGAATAAATGGATTTTATTATGATAAATTTTTTGTAGAAAATAAAGTCATTAGTAATCTTGTTTTAATAGAAAAAAATCAAGGATTAAATTCTAATTATTTTGTTATAGCAGATAAAGATGAAGACAATTTTAATAAAATAGAATTAGAGATAAAAAGAGTGATAACTGACGATACTCCAGATATACAAGTAGAAGAACCAAAAGATAATACTATTGCCTTTGGAAGTGGAAGAAGAGGTAAACCTTTAACAGATGAAGAAAGACTAGAAAGACATAAAACAATATTTCCTAATGACGATGTAGAAAGTACAGAAGACCTACCTCAAAGAGGAACCGGTAAAGGGATTGCTCCGTCTAAAGATGAACCTCGAAAATATTATAAATTTAAAACTGATAACGTGAAACAAGATAGAACTCAGAAATTCGGTTCTCAAAATCCCTGGAATGCTAAGATGGAATATGACATGGATGGAACCAAATCATCTGAAAAGGCAATTTCATTTGAAACTCCATTAATAATAGATAAAGAAAACAATAAATATAATATAACATTTTTCAACGGAAAGAGTGAAAAATTAGATTTAGATACTTTGAAATCATACTTAAAATTATCACACTTCGATTCGGAAATAATAGAAAAAATTTTAAAATCAGCTGAAAAAGGAAAAGTAATATTATACGGAAAAAATTTTGATCTGATAAAAGAATTCAATGTTAAAGTAAAAGCTTTATTAAATAAATATAAATATGAAGATGCTTTAGCCCTTTTAGAAAAAAATTCTTCTATCAGTGAATTCAACGATCTTATTAAGATTCTTAAAACTGCGCACAATGAAAATGTATTATGATAAAGGAATTCATCCATTCCCTTTTTACTCGTTCAGTACAACCGAGTTCAATAAAAAGTCTAGATTCTACGTTAGTTCCCGAAGGTCCTGCTACTGTTTTTAATACCTCAAATCAGGATTATATTTATGTTGAAGATTTAAATTTAAGAATTCCAAAAACAGTTGGAATTGATTTAGGTCAATTCTATACACAGAAACAAATACTCGAGTCTGTCGACTTAAAAAGAAAGATAAATGAAGGTTTAATATCCATTCAACCGATTGGGACTTCTCCATCTTTAGAAAAAGTTTTAATTAAATCAATTGATTCATTAGTAGTTGAAAATGTAAACGTTGCTAATACTATAGAAACTAAGACTATTAAAGAAATAATCGAACCTGAAAGTTTTATCACTACTGATACATTTCAAAATGCTAGACCTAACACTGGAGATATTATCGTTGATGGGTATAAATCAAAAACGATTTTTATTGTTAATACTGGAGTAAATCCATTAAATTACAATATACTTGCTAGTGTGGATGGCAATAATTACGATTTTTTTATAACTAAAAATGGTGCTTTAAACAGTGGATCTAATGCAGTTCTAGTAGAAGATCGTGCATTTTATTCTATTAGAATCGAAGTGAAGTCAAAAAATCTAGGTGCTTCAACGACAGTAATTACTAAGGGATATTTATTAGGAGTATAACATGCCGATAATAGAACAGGATTCTAATGGAAATATTATAATTCCAGAATCTCCTTCCTTTTCTCCAGATTCATTAGTAATGGATAAAGATGGAAATTTTATAAATCCTGCTAAAGAAGACGGTAATTTACAAATATTGTCCAATCAAGTAGTAACCAAATTGAATTTAACTTTATCAGATTTATTAAATGGAATCAAAGGAATAGATAATAAAGATATATCTACTTTAGAGCAAAAAATTATTGATTTACAAACATTTTTAAATGGTAAGTTAAATTTATCTATACAAGATTTGGCTAATGCCCTAGAACAGATAACAGTTACTATTGATAATATAATAGGGATTAAAGATACTACAGGAATGCAAATCAATCCTGCTACCTTTGAAAGTATTCAAGGATTAAATACTTTACTTTCAGATATAAAAACTTTAATAAATTCATTAGATACAAAAACTACTATAGTAAATACCAATGATGTTAAAGTTACAAGTTCAGTATTACCTACGGGTGCAGCTAAAGAAACGGGAGGAAATCTTGATTTAATTAAATCAAATACAGATAAGATAGATATTCCTTTATCTACTCGTGCTACTGAAACTACTTTACAAGATGTAGATACTAATGTAATAGCATTAGGCCCAAAGGTTGATGCTATCAAAACTCAATTAGATACAAGAGTAAGAGGTCTTTTTGATGCTGATGGTAATTCAATTAATTCTATTGCTATTCCAATAATTGGGTATAGAGGAATTTCAAGTTTAAGTGCCACAATAGACCAATATTATGCTTTTAATAAGCAGATGTTTTATTATGGCTATCCTATAAATATTAATGGTAATGACACAAATGTTATGGCATTAATAAATCCTGCGAATAGCAGAAAAACGATTTTAATAAAAAGAATATATATAGCAAGAAATCAGGATAACAATAATGGTGTTTTCTTTTCTATTAGATCAGGGGCTACGGTATCTCCAGGAACACCTGTAACTCCATTATCCACAATAGGTGATGGAACTTCAGCTGCAATTTTATATACCGCTCCTGCGGTAACTGCCACAGGAAATTTAATATTTGTTATGGCATTAAATGCTAATGAAAGCAGTAAGCAAGAAGATTATAATTTAAATTACGGATTAAATACAGGAGAAAATTTACTTATAATAGGTAACGCTACTGCTAATGGAACTCCGTGTTTTGTTACTCTTAATTGGGTGGAGGTATAGGATGTTTGATTTAATAACATTAGACTACCCACAATTTATAAACATAGTTACTAAAAAGAAAGCAAGAATACAATATTTGGAAAAAGAAAATCAATATTGCCTATTTGCGTATGATGGCCCAATTAAATATTACACTTGTATTTATAAACAAGACCCAAAGATTGATAATTTTGACTGGGTTACAGAGCAGCAAAATCTAAATGATTTTGAAAGTAAATACAAATCTAGTGCCAATAGACCAATTGGAATTAGCCCTGTGGAAGGTGAGAGCATTTTTAAATCTTTTTTGTTAGAAATTCTAGATAACCAACAGCAAGGAATTATAGAAATAGATATAGCAGAAGTTTACGGTAAAGATATAGAATTAAGAAGGGTTAGACCAAGACCTATTCAAGCAAAAATGGGAGATAAGGTTCATTTTGAAGTCTGGGCTAAGGAAGGGTATGGGTTACCTACTGACGTTCCTTTGCGAAAATTTGGAGAGACCTATCTTGAAGGTGGAGATGGTTGGTCTGGCCTCTGGTATGAAGGAGTAGGAACTGCTCAAATTCCACAAATTTTTATATTAAAATTAATATATGATAAAGGAACAGATTTAACTTATAGGAGATTCTACTTAGATGTTGAGGTAATAATTTAATGCTAGATTCATTTTTGAATAAAATAATTAAAACTGCTCAAAAAGAGATATTAGATAAACCTATAAAAGGTTTAATATTAGTATTTGAAGGTTTAGACGGTTCTGGTAAATCCACGCAAACAGAATTAGTTGCTAAGATTTTTAAAAAAATAGGAAAAGAAGTTATTATATCTAGATGGAACTCTTCTAAAAAAATTTCAGATGTAGTTAAATTTTTAAAAAATAAAAAAGATCTTAAACCTCAAACCTGGACTCTGTTAGAAGCTGCGGATTTGTATGAAAGATTAAGAAAAGATATTCTACCTGTTGTCCAGAATGGAGGAGTTGCTATTTTAGATAGATACTATTATACCGCATTAGTTAGAGGATGTATTAGAGGAGCAGATCCTGAATGGATAAATGAAATATATAAATATGTTCCTGAACCCGACTACATTTTTTATTTTAGAATTAATCCTATTATTTCTTTATCTAGAGTATTAAAAAGATCTAAAGAGCTATCAATTTCTGATATTTTTGACATAAATGAGGTTCTTAAATTCTATGAATCAGGACAAGATCTTTCTTTTCATGAAAATAAATTAGTAAATTTCTATTTTTTTCAGAAAAAGATGACTGAATTATATGATACAATATTTAAAGAGTATAAAGATAAAGTATGTGTTTTAGATGCATCTAAAGACATATTATCTGTTTACGGCGATATTATCAAATTTCTAAGGAATGAAAAAGTATTGACTGGATTTAGAACCTTTAGAGATATGATATATTTCGTTGAACTACCTAAAGGATCATTGAAAGTTTCGAAAGAGAATGAAGTAATGATGCCTTGTAATTATGGTTTTATTCCTAATACAATCGGTGAAGACTTAATGGAAGTAGATGTCTTAGTAGGTGATAATGAAAATAGTGATTTAGTTGTTAAATTATATCATTACAATAAAAAAGATGAATTTTCAGAAGTAAAATATGCAATAGGATTTTCTTCAGTCGAAGAAGTTATTAAAGCATATACTCAAATTTATCCAAATAGAAAAATGAAATATGGAATAATGAAGTTTGAAGATTTTAAGAAAGAAATTAACAAAGAAGATGATTTTAGATCTATAGAAAATCTGTTGAAATCGTATATAGGTGAGGGTACATATGGATTATAAAATTAAGCCAGGAGAGATCTATCCTGGAGATATATTATTATTTTCAGGAAAAGGATTTATTTCAAGAGGTATAAAATTTTTTACAAATTCTGAATACTCCCATGTTGCAATTGCTGTTTCCGGAACAGAATGTATAGAAGCAACTGCTGCAGGAGTAGAAAAAAGTGATATACAAACATTAATAAATAAAACTGAACACTTTTGTGTAAGAAGAATAGATTTGACAATGGAACAAGCTGAAAAAATAAAGGAAAGAGCTTATCAACTTTTATATGAAAGTTACGATTTTCTTCAATTTATAAGTATGATTCCTTACCTTTTACTTAGAAAAATAGGAATAACATGGAATTCTCTTATATTTAATTCTAGAGTTAGAATGATTTGTTCTGAATTGGTTGGGGTATGTTTAAAATATGCAGATGTTATTAATACTCCTAATTATTATATAAAAAGATATACTCCTGATTCTTGGTATAAATTTGAGAAGGCTAAAACAATTTTAGAATTATGAAACTTTTTAAAAACAAAAATCATCCTTTGATTCCTGTTTTGAATGAGTGGAAAAAATTAAATAAAATGGAATCTAGAACTTTAGATTCTATTGATGAAGAACCTATCTTAAAAACATTCAAAATCGATGGAGAATTAACTGCTGTTTATTATAACAATGGAGATGTAGAATTAGTATCGAAGACAGGAACAATTCGAAAAGAACTTCCTTTGTGTGAAGAAATTAAAGATGCTTTAAAGGAATATAAAGAAGTTATTCTTATTGGAGAATTATATGGGGTGGATGAAAATGGGAAAATGCTTCCTTTTAATGAAACATCTAGTATTTTGAGAACGCCTACTTCAGAAGAAGAAAAAAGAATTCGATTGTCTGTGATTCAAATATTATCAGCAGACAAATTGTTTTTTGATTCTGTCATTGAAAGTTACTCTTTAGTTAAAGAATTATTTAGTGAATATACATATATTCATCCTATGCCTGAAGTAACAAAAGATTTAAATGATATTTGGACAGTTGAGATAGCAACAAAAAATTACGAAGGATTTGTTTTATATTATCCAGATAAAATAGTAAAAGTTAAACCGAAATTGGAATTTGATTTAGCTGTTATATTTGTTGAGATTAGTGATATACACCCAGATAGAATGGGGGCTCTAGGACTTGCTTTTATGGATGAAGAAAGAAATTTTAGATATGCTGGAAAAGCGGGAACTGGGTTTTCTAATAAGGATAGATATGATTGGTTAGAATATGGAAAAGAAAGAGAAGTAAGAAAAGAGGATAACAAAATTTTTATAAAACCAGATAGAGTTGTAAAAATAGAGGCAATGGATGTTTTTATTAGAGAAGCTGAAACGTATGATCAGGATTTAAATTATATTGGAGATAAAACATCTGGGATATTAAGACAACCTGTATTTATAGAAATACGAGAGGATAAAGAAGCGACCCCTGAAGATATTAGAATAGAACAGATTCCTAATTGGAATAAATTAGTAAAAACCTCATCTTTATCAGTTGTTTCATATATTCAATATATTAAAAATCATAAGAATTCAAAAGGAGAACCTGCTCCTTGGGTAATAAAAGAGCATAATACTGGAAGAATACTTTCATCCCATAAAACCAAAGAAGAAGCTGAAAAGCACTTAAAACAAATATATTATTTCAGACATAAAAAAGCAGGGTATCAAATGGAATTAGATGATTATTTAAAGGAACGTCTTTTTGAAAAATATTTAAATGATCATATTAATTCAGTAAAAGATAATGTTAAAAAGATAGTGTTTAAGTATCCTCAATATATAAAAGCATTAGAGAATGTAGAAGAACATGATAAACTTAAAAATTTAGAGCCTGAAAGAACTCCATATATTGAATTAACATATAAGAAATTGTATGGGATTAAAGATCTATCTGAAGAAGAACAACAGGCTCTATTTCATCATATCAAAAATAGTAAGCATCATCCTGAATATTGGGATGATTTAGTACAGAATGTAAGGAATGATCCCGATAATGCAACTCAAGAAGTGAATGTTTCTAAAATGCCAGATGAATATCTCTTGGAAATGGTTGCAGATTGGAAAGCTACTGCTGATGTACTAGGAAATACCGCTAGATCCTGGTTTGAAAAACAAAACGGAAAAAGATGGATTTTTACTTCACATCAAATTGATTTAATTAACAAATTTATAGATGTTCTAGAACCTCAAGAATCTAATGAGGAAAGAAATCTTATACAATCAGTAGAAGAAGAGATAAAAGCAGTTAAGTTATACACAGATTTCCGGGATAAAACAAATGATGAAAAAGTAAAAGATGTTTATAATCATGTAATTGATGAAGAAATGGAGCATGCAGAAGAATTTTTAGATGCACTAAAGAATACCAGAGAAGCACTTTTCATGAATGCATATTTTCCTAGTCATCCGGATAAAATAGTCATACCTGAGGCTAAAAAAACAGAAAAAGACATATGGAACTATTACGATTCTATAAAAGAAAAGATGCTTAATTATCTTAAAGGGTATGATATTGTACTTAGAATCATAACTGATTCTGGGCCTATAATTGTACGGCATGACCCCAAAACAGGTGAGAATATTAAAATAAATACTATTGAAGATTTTGACAGATGGAATAATGGTAGAGTTATCGAATTTCATAGAGCTATTCCTTCATCTAAAACAGATCTCTTATGGATAGATTTTGATCCTCATGAAGAATACGATAAAAAAGATATTTTTAAAATTATGTCTGAGATTGAAGAACAAGTTAAAGATAATTTCGATGTTAATAAAATAGAAACTTTTTCTACTGGGGGTAGAGGATACCATATGTTTATATACTTAAAATCCGAAATTGATGTAGATGAAGCTAGAAAAGAATTAAAAAGACTTTTAGATGAAATTTCAGAAAATCATGAAAAAATAACTACTGGAATAGCAAATAAGGATGAAATGAGATTAGATATTTCAACTTTGCACTATGGCGGTAGTTTAAGATCTCCTTTTTCTCTTAATATAACATCTGGGATTCCTGAAAAACCGATCAATATAACTATTAGTCATTTGCTATCTTTTATTAAAACTGGGGATCAAGATGAAATCATTAAAACTGAATATGGGATTCTACGCGAATTGTCAGATGAAGGATTAATAAATAACGATATTTTAGGTAAATTATTGGAAAAAACAGATTTTGGTAAAAGGATGAGGGAAGAAACAGAAAGAAAAATTAATAATGAAATTTCTAAAGAAGAGTATAAAAACAATATAATAAAGTTAGTCGAAGAACTTCTAGCTGCTTTAATATAAAATTGCGTTTTAATTGGTTATGAATTCGTTTAAAATTGCTGCGGAGACCGGTCCTTACTGGATTAGCCCAAAAGGGAAAGTATATAAAGTGGATGAGCCTACTCATGAAGTGTGGGCTAATATTAATTTCGATAAATCACCACATGAATTATTGAAAGAAGGCTGGGTAAGAATTCAACTTAATCCTTCTGGAATTTCTGGTATTGCTATTCAGGTGGATTCACTTAATAATCTATCTGAGTCTGTTGACGATTTCGTTTATCAAAATCGAGGATATTATATAATAGTCGACGCAGGAAATAAAAATTATAATATAAATTACGATGAATTTTTAGATTCTGGCAAAAGTTTAAGATCTTATATTGAATCTAAAAGTCCAATCGGTCCAACTTCAAGATTAAGAGGTGGTATCATGAATGATTTTATTAAAGAATTAATAAAAGAAGCTGATTTTTATAAAGAAAAACAGGAACAAAAACCTATCAAATTCAAAGTAACTCCTTCTGAAAAAGGTAAAGATTCTGAAACAAAAGAAGAAGCAACTTTTATGGATGTTAAAAATATTCAACAGGTTTCTGAAGAACTTAGAAAGTTAATATCTGATGTCGTATCTTTACAAAAAGTTGAATCTGAACTCAAGGAAAAACAAAGAAAATTTGAAGAAGCACAAAAAATAGTTCATGATAAATTGCATGAATTTTTAAAAAAATCATATATATCTGTAATAGCTTTAGTAGGTAAAACTCCTAAAGATGTAATCGAATTTAAAAAAGAACTAGGAGACGTGCTCGATAAAAAGACGTTTGAGCGATACAGAATAGAGCAGGAAGAAATAGAAAAAACTTTGCTTAATATAACTCAATTGAGTGCTAAAGTAGAAGAAGAATTTAATAAAAGAATACTCAATTTATATGATAAATTAGAAAAAAATACAATGTATTTAGATAATGTTTTAAGAGCGATGGTTCGTGATGCTTCCGAAATGACATACGTAATAGGAGCAATGAAAGAGGTCGGAAAACCAGAAAGATACGCGATATATAAATCTTCTGTTGAAAAATCTCTTGAGAAAATTAGTCAAGAATTTAAAAACGGAAAAGAAATAGTAGAAAGTATTAGAAAATATATAAATGAATTTTTAAAAGATGTTGTTAATTCAGATGAGCATTTCCAAAAAGTTGTTAAAATTTTCGAAAGTGGAAGACTTGCAGACTATCTATATGTTGATCTAGATGAGGAAATTAAACAAAAACTTTTAGGAGAGGATAAATTACAGTCGATGATTGAATTAAAATTCAAAGAAAAGTATCCTAATAGTGATATAAAATCTGAAGTTGAAAAAAGAATACAAACAATTAAGAAAGATAATAAAGATATATCAGATGATGATGCTAGAAAAATGGTATTTAAAGAATTGTTTAATGAATTAGGTGGGCATACATATCCATCAGTGTACGAAGAAAAAGGGAAAGAATTACTTCAAACCCAATATAGAGAACAAGCTAGGGAACTCTTAAAGAATATTTTGCTTTCAAAAAATCCAGAATTAGCAAAGGATGAAACGAAATTAAATGAAGAAATCGATAAATATCTTAGTCAATATTTTAAAGGTTCGGAAGATATCGAGAAGATTCTTAAAGAAGTTCAAAAAATTCCTTTACCTCATTTAGAAAAAGAATTAAAAAAATCGTTCTTAGAAAAGATTATAATAAATAAAGATTACAAAAAGATTGATTTGATTTCTAAACTTTTAGAATCTAATTATGATTTAAATACAGCAATCCAGGTTATAGCTACTATTTCTGATATATCTATACCTGAAGTAGAAGCACTATCAAGTGCTCTCGATGCGTTGAATACTACAGCTGAATTGATCATCTCAGAAAGTAATAAATTGCAAGAATCGATTGCTAATATAAAAGAAGCAGGTAAAGAAATAGAAGAAGTTCTTTCTAAAAAAGTAGAAACAGAAGTAGAACCGACTTTTCAACCTGAGTTTGCTCTTGCTCCTGCTTCGTTAAAAAGCAAGATTGATATAAAATAACTTTTTTCAAGATAAAAAAGAAATTACGCTTTTAAGGCGAAAAGTTTCAATGGATATAATAAACGAAATTTTCTCCGGTGAAATAAATAAAACAATAGCTGATAGAATTTTTAATTCATTGGATTCTGTATTTGATCCGTCCTATTGGTTTCTTAAAGAATTAAATATTAATTTATACGACAATCAAATCGAAATCCTCAATGCAGTTACAAATCTGAATGAAAAATATGTTGCTATAATAGGTGGAAGATCCTCCGGAAAAACATTTGCAGTTGCAGGGGGAATAGTTTTTTTATGTATTATTTATCCAAAACTTCAAGTTGGAGTTTTCGGTCCTAAAGCAGCACAAGCAATAAGGATATTAGATGAAATAAATTTTAGAGTTTTAAACGATAAAATCAAAAACACTTACTTAGAAATGGAACGTTGTAATAAAACATATCTTTTGTTTAAAAATAAATCATCTATTTTAGCTCAATCGGCGGCCCAAGAAACAGAAGGAGAAGGTTATCATTTTGACATTTTAGTATGCGACGAATCTCAACGAATTTCTGACTTCTCTTTTTCTCAAAGACTAGCTCCAATGATTTCTTCCTCTTCAATTGGAAAAATTATTCAATTGGGAGTTCCTTTATATAAAGGGCATTTCTGGAGAGCCTTTCAGGAAGGAAGTCAGTATACTAAAATAATTCACGATTGGAAGAAATGTCCTAAATATCATTTAGGCGGTTCAATTAAGATAAATAATCAATTATATCCCAGAACGATAATTGAACAAATGCCCAAGTCGTTAAAAATTAAAAATTTTCCAGATAATCCAGAATTGTGGTTTGAATCTACTACTAATATGTCAGAAGAAGACTTTATTACACAATATGAAATGGGATGGTTAAATAATCTAAGTTTAGTATTGACTGAGGACGATCAGATAAAATTATCTTCAGGATCTTTTGAACCATTAGAAGTTGGACATCCCTACGAAGAATATTATTTCGGTTTAGATTTTGCAGGAGGAGTAGCAATTGGGAATAAAGAAAAAAGTGATTTTACAGCTATCTCAGTTATTAGAAAGACTCCTGACAATAGAAAAGAAGTAGTATTTTCTCATGAATGGAAAGGTGATTTATCTACTCAAGTTGGAGAAATAATATATTTAATACATCCGCAAAAAGGAAGATTCAAATGTAAATTTGGGCTGGCAGATTATGGAAACATGGGGTCAGGACTTGTGGATATAATGATTAAAGAAGGAATTCCTATTAGAGGTTTATATTTTCATAGTAAAGATCCTAAGAGTGGAAAAAATTTCAAAAATGCTATGATAGATCATCTTATATTTGAATTACGAAATGATCGATTCTTTTATCCTTATTCAGCTATTCACAATATGACTCCTAGAAATGACGTTTATAAATTATTAAAAAAACACTTTGAAGAATGGTGTTCTTTGGAAAGACACATTTCATCTTCAGGGATAAATCACGATATCAAATCACCAGATGAATTGCATGATGATGGGTGTTTCTCAAATGCTCTTGCTGTTTTTGCAGCAGATAATATGTTGACAGATGGACTAGCAGTAGGATATCAACTTCCAGGTGTTAAAAGATGTAATGGACTTTTCAAATCAAATATTTTTAATAGCGGCGGAAAAACATGGATAAGAAAGATATTTTAATGCGATTATATCAGATTTCAAATGAATTAAAAGAAATAGAGGTTTTTCTTAAGAATGAAACAGATTTATATTATGATTATTTAAGACATGCAATGCAAAATCTAAAAAAAGAAATGGAAATTTTGGAGGATGACAATGAATGAAAATAAAGAAGGAATAAAAAAGGTCGGTGAACTATGGAATTCAGACTTAAATAAACGAGTAATAACAAAACAGGCGTCGGCCGCTGGATCTGTTACTCTTACGAGCGCTCAATTTTATACTCCAGAATTAACTCCTGAAACCTGGCTATTACCAAAAAGTAGACAAGAAGTTTTAAGATGGGCTAGAATATATTTCAATCTTGAACCTTATATTCAGTCTATTATAATGTTTCATAGCAGATATCCTTTTTCTAAATTTAAGTTAATTGGAGAAGATAAAGGAATTGTAGAATTTTTCAACGAAGTCGTTGATAATGAAAGATGGAATCTATATGAATTTATCTTACAGGCTAGTTTATCATATCATCTTTACGGTGAAGCAATTCCAATGGGAGAATGGGATGAAAAAGATAAAAAGTGGAAAAAATTTATATTGTTAGAACCTGAATTAGTCGAGGTTAAACAAGGATTATTTGACGATGAAACTAAATTTGAACTTATTCTAACAGATGAAATTAAAAAACAAATAAACGATCCAAATGTAGATACTAGTAAAATTCCCGAAGCCGTAGTTGAAGCAATTAAATCAAATAAGAATATCAGATTAGATAACAAAAATGTTTCAATAATTGCTAGACTTACAAGTCCATCTGCTCTTAGGGGTACTCCAATTATACAATGTTTATTTAAAGTTTTAATTTATCAAGATTATATTCGTTTAGCTCAAATGAGAATAGCAGAACGACACCAACTTCCTTTTGAATTATGGACACTTGGCAACATAGATAAAAATATTCTTCCGTCAGATGAAGATCTTGAGAATTTTAAAAATATGATTAATTCAGCTATTCAAAATCCTCCTTTTTCAATGGTTTATCCTCCAATAGTAGATTATAAAGTTCTCGGAGTAAAAGATAAATTATTGAATATATATGAAGATCTAGGATATGTTGAAAATCAGATTTTGGTTGGTTTAGGAGTCAATAAAAATTTGATACTAGGTGAAGGTCCTTCCTTTTCAAATACAAAAACAATATCTTTAAATAAATTGATGATGGAATATCAAATTATAAGAGATACCTTCGAGAGATGGATTTACAATCATGTCTTTAGACGTATAAGTGAAGAAAATGATTTTTTTATACATAAGGGAAAGTTTAAAAAACTTATTCTTCCTAAAATCGAATGGGAAAAGAGTCTTAGATTGGATGAGGATGATGAAAGAAAAGTATATCAAGAACTTCATTCAAAAGGATTTGTTTCCACTAAAACTCTGTTCAGCAAGTTTAGTAATTTAGATTATGATATGGAACGCAGACAACTCGAGGAGGAAAAAGGAACAATTTACGATAAAACAGATGGGAAAAGAATTCCTGAAAAATTTGATCAATCTAAAGAAGAAGTTAGATCAGATAAGACTGTGGGGTTGGAGACCCCCCCTCTTCCGACCCCACCTACTATGACAGAAGAGGTAAAACCTGAACTTCCTCTTCCTGAGATAAAAATAGGAGAATAGAATATGGCAATAGAAAAAAAAGGATCACCAGAAAAAATTAGAACAATATTAAAAAATGTTGAACAATTCAATTCAGAAAGAGAATTGATAAGTGATTCTGCTAATAAAGTTAAATGTCCTATGTGTTTTAGATTAATTGCTAAAAAAGCAAATGATTGTATTGATATTAAATATAAAGATGAAGTTGTATTGATTAAAAAAGCAGAAAAAATATCGATAAAATGTCCGCATTGCGGAGCTGTTATTGATATATTATAATATAAAATTGCTTTTATTTTGAAACGTTAAAATCTAGAGTTCAGCAGGGCGCCTTCCAGTCCGTTAATGAACCTGTAAAAGAGACGATTTATGGAAAACGAGAATCAGGTTCAGGACATCGAAATATTAAAAGAAGAAGACAATATAAAAAAAGTAGTTTCTAATGCTTTACAAAAATTCATGGGTAAAGCATTGGATTTAGCTAGAATTAGCGAAATGAGTGATCGAAGTTTCAATCAATTTCAAAAATCATTAAAGGATGAGTGCTATAATTTAATAGATCAAATTACTGTTTTGATCTCTAAAAAATAATTATGAGATTCGAGGATACCTGGCATAAAAAGATAAGTAAAATTGCAGGACATGCTCAAGATGAATCATTAGAAATATTGCAGGATTTGTTAGATTCTGGATACGACAGAGTGCAATTAAAAACAAGTCCTAATGCTTGTTCTGTCTGCCTAAAGCACCAAGATGAAATCAAAGATCTTGAAGAATACTTATCAAAGTTGAATTACGACGCTCCTATAGCTGAATGGACTCATCCAGATGATAAAAGTTGTTATCTTTTAGTTTATAAAGATATGCCAGATGAAGATCACCCAGAAGTAGCAGTTTATTATGATGGGAGTTATCAAGAATTATGATTTACAAGATTGGAAGTATAGGAAACATCATTTCGGTAGTTAAAAAGAATGTTACTCCATCTGTTAAACCTTCAGTTACCCCTAAAGTAACTCAGAATGTTACAGAGATTCCAGAAGGACGAGCAGGATTCTCCGGAACCCCTGTTCAGGTAGAGCCGCTGGATAAAGAGAATTTTTTATATTTTTGGGCTAGAGCAATTTCAGCAGGAGAAACATCAGGTCCAAATGGAAATGGAGATTATTTTCCATTGGCCGAATTAATTAAATCGTATAAAACGTTTATTGGAAGAGGATTGTTTTTAAATCACGATTCCAAAGACGTCGAGAAATCTGTAGGAAAAGTTATAGATTCTCAAATAGTAGTAGATCCGGAAACCAAAGAAGTTTGGATTGAGTGTCTTTGTAAAGTTGATAAAAAACTTTATCCAGACATTTGTAGAAAGATAGAAACAGGGGTCATTGATTCTGTTTCTATGGGGTGTTCGTGTGGTTCAGCCGTTTGCTCTATTTGCAATAAAGAAGCACATGCAGTTGAAGAATTTTGTGACCATCTTAGATATGGATTATTGACAAAATTTAATGTTGACGGGAAAGAATCTCTGTGCTATTCAATCAATAAAGATATTAATTTTGTTGAATTATCCCTAGTCGCTACACCGGCTGATTCAAAAGCTAAAATAAGAGATTTGATAGCTAAACTTAAACTAAATCGAATCTCAAATTCAAAAAGTGAGGTAAATATGGAAATACAGAGTGGAAAAACAGAAGATAAAGAAATAAAGATCAAAACGACTAAAGAAGAACAGGATTCTTCAAAAGATCCTTCTTTAGAAAAAATGCAGGATAATCTTGAAAAAGTTAAAACAACTAAAGATGAACAAGATGAATTAAAAAAAGTTCTTATGAAATTAAATGCATCTGAATATCTTAGTTTACTTAATTTCATCGAGAAGAAATCTGAAAAAGATTTATCTAATATCGAACGACATAAATCTTCAGAATATGAACAATTTCAAAAAGTAAACGATGAAATTGAATCAGAAACGAAGAAAACAAAAGTAGATCCTGAATTAAAAGATTTAAAGGAATCTATTGTGTCTAGAAAAGCAGGCCAGATCGATGATCCTAAAGACAAAGAGATGAAAGATATTGAAGAAAAGGATTTAAAAGAGATAAAAAAGAAGATTATCGAAAGATTGACTGAAAAATTAGCTAAGTTGAATAAAGAGGCTGAAGCTAAAGAAGGTGGAAAAGAATATTATTATTTTACAGGATCAAAAGAACCCAAACCTGCTTTTCCATCAGAACAAAAGGTTCAGTATAGCAGCCCGTCAGCTGGCAAAGATCCAACTCAGGTTGAAGAAGGGAAAACAACTAAAGATCTCGAGGAACAATATAAAGAAGAACAGAAGAAACCAGCAGACGAATGGAGTAAAGCTCAGGAAAGTGTTAAAAAGGAAGTCGAATCTGAAAATACTATTGAAAAATCTAAAAAGATAATAGGATTTGCTTCTGATAATGATGTTAAAATATTTAGGGTTGCTAATAAAGCTGGGCAAGAGAATCTTTTAATATTTAAAAATGATGTTCTAGTAGGAGAAATTCCATTAAATGCTAAAGAGATGACAGATGAGGCTTCTAAGTTTATATCTGATAAAATTAAAAAATTAAGGGAAGAAGGAAAACCAGAGGATCAGGCTATAGCTATAGCTTACAGCATGGCTAGAGAAAAAGGATATGATGTTCCGGAGAAAAAAGCTGAATTGAATACTCAAGCTATTAAATCGGTTGTTGATGAGAAAAAAGAAGAAAAGTCTGAAAAAGCTCCAAAGGATGAAAAAAAATCTGAAAAAGAGGAATCTAAAAAGGATACAAAGCCTTCAAAAGAAGAGAAGAAAGAACCTCTTAAATTAGATGAATTACTTAAAGAGACTCCTAAAATGGATGAACTCAAAGAAACTCCTAAGACTGAAGAGAAAAAAGAAGAACCTAAATTAGACGAACTAATGAAAGAAGCCCCTAAGTCTGAAGAGAAAAAAGAGGAGCCAATGAAAGAAGCTCCTAAATTAGAAGAAAAAAAGGAAGAGCTTAAGGAAGAAGAAAAAGAAACAGGCACAGAAAAAGTGATAAAAAAGATGCATGATTTGTGGGAGAAGTTTAATATCAAAACAAAAATTGAACCCAGAAAATCTGCACAGCCTGTTTATGATTATATTTTAAATCTCTTGGAAATATTTGAAAGAGAAATAAGTCCTTCAAAAGAAGAAGGTGCTAAAGAAAAAGAAAAGAAGATAGAGGCTGAATTGGCGTTAGAAAGAACAAAATCAGCCCTTAGAGAAAAGTTGATATATGCGAGAAACCTCGTAGAGGAAATGTTGCAGAAAGGAATGATAGCTGTTGACGAATCTGCAATGAAACATGCACAAGCAGAAGGGAAAACAGTGATGGAATCTAAAAAAATAGGTATAGAAGCTTCTGTTAACAAACAGGTAGCGGATTTACTTAAAATGGATGACAAATCTCTGAAAGCTTTTGCAGATTCAGTTGGAAGGATTAATGTCACAGCTTCAAAGAAAGTTCTAAGTAATCCAATTAATGTTCCAGTCGATTCGAATGATGAAGATTGGATTGAAAAATTAGATTGGAAATAAATTAAGGAGGAAAAACTAGTATGATAGACATAGTGAAAGAAGTGAATAGACTCCCAGGTTATAAGCCCAGTGGTGATATAATATCTGGTCAAGTTGTAAAACTTGTCGATAGTGTTACTATAAAAGCTTATGATGGGTCAGGTGAACCTCTTGGTTTCGCTTTAGATGATACTAAAGTTATAAATCCTGCAAATATACCGACGACTAAAGTTCCGTCTGGTTTTGCAAGATTGATAATGGATAAACCGAGTGGGGAATTTGTTCCGACTGGTGTGTTCTATAGTGAAATAAACAGAGGCGGGCTTGTCTCTGTTGGCGTGAACGGAGGAGTATATAATCTTCTGGACGATGGAAGAGGATCTCCTTTTGTAACTGGCGATACATATAATGTGGGTGCTCCTGCGTATGTTAATGCCAGCGGATTAGTAACTGCTGATAGCAATTCAGGTGCGAATCCCAAGGTCGGAATTATAATGAAAGCTCCTACTGATGGAGTTCTTCAGATAAAAGCATTAATATAAGGAGATTGAAAATATGGAAAATATGACCCCTATAGAAGTTGAAGCAAAGCTTAATGCTTTGTATAGATCCCCAGGCGGGATAGATAAAATAGCCCAAAGAATGCTTTTCCCGATAAAAAGAGACTTACTTTACGAGGGAAGGATTAGACAGATATTCACGACCTATAAGTTGAGTCTCGGTGAAGAAGCAGTCTTTGACGGTGATGTGAATATACCGGCCGTTTCTTTGTCTGTAAAAGGTCTTCCTGAACAGGCGTTTGCGTATTCTGACAGAATCAGGATCGAAACCAGCCCGATAGCTGTTAAAGTTATCTTGAGATGGAATGAAACGAACTTCAGAAAATTTGACCTTTTGAACAGGTCGCAGGAACGTGCTAAATCAGTGCTTCAGATGGAAGAAGATGTAAGAGGTATTAAAGTTATAGATGCTGCTTCTGAACTTTTCCACTCTGCGATTCCTGATGGTGGAGTTGGTGCTCTTACCCCGTCTGCGATGGCGAAAGGTATTGCTACTCTTAGGAAATTCCAGCAGATAGCTGCCAAATTGTTTATCAATCCTATAAGGATGGAAGACTTGATGCTGTTGAACGTCAGTGCATCTGGTGGTAGTGGTACTGGTATATATTCACCTTATGTGCAAGAACAGATTCTTAAATCTGGTAGACTTGGCGTAATATGGGGAACTGAAGTTGTTGAATCTAACCGAGTTGCCGACAACAAAGCTTACATTCTTGCTCCGGCTGAATATGTAGGTGTAATGGCGATAAGAACTGACCTTTCTGTTGAAACGATGAAAGATGTCAATCAGTTTGGTGACATATTCGTTATATGGGAAGACGTTGGTTTCTTAGTGAGATACTCAAGAGGTATCTTACCGCTAGCGGTTACTCTGTAACTGATTGTTATACTTTAAAGGGCGGAGGTTTTATTCCTCCGCCCTAAAAGAATAGGAGAAGACAAGTATGGAAACGACTAAAACGACAGAAATATACGTAGCAATTAAAGAAACGAATATATTCGATCTTTACATTACATTTACAAATGGGAAGCAAATACAAGTAAGATTAAAGAAAGGAGATATTCTTCCCGTTGAAATGTTAAACAAAGGAGATTTAGAAAAGTCTCTCAAGTTTGGCGGGTTAGGACGATTAATCCGTGCAGGAATAATTAAAAAAGTAGATTCCAAAGAAGAAGCTGAAAAGCTCTCTGAAGAATTAAAAAAACAAAAACTTCCTTCTGAAATCGAAACTCAGGAATTGTTGAACAAATACAACAACGTAAATTCTTTCGACCAGAAAAAAATGGAAGAAAAAAGAGAAGAGGGGCAGGTACAAAATCTTCAATCTGATTCCCCTTCACAGGTTGAAGCATTCGCGGTAGCAACAAACAAAGCCGGAGAACCAACAGTTCAACCGACAGAATTAAACAGAGACAGAGAAAAAAAGAAATCGGCCTTCGACGAATATCAACCGATGTCAGATCTTTCAAAAGTTACTACAGTAGAAGATTTTAAAAAATTAAATCACTTTGACAAACTATACTTCATCAAAGGAACTAAAAATATAGATCTTCTAAAAGATATAACCGAAGTAATAAAAGAACGCCAGGTTATAAACAACTGCAAACTTAAAATAGAAGAGCTAGAAAAAAATACGCAGGCTTAATCCTGGTCAGTTCTAGAATGAAATTAATAAAAGTATTAAACTGCTAAAAGAAATTTAATCTGGGGTGCCCTGGTTAATCCAGGGCACTCGAAAATAAACACATGGCAACACCTAGAGAAGAAAAACTACTACACGACACAAAATTAATCATCCCAGAATCATTCATCGCTGGGGCTTCTGATGAAAAAATCCTACTCTTCATCGACCTGGTCATCAACGACATCAACACTTGGCCACCTTTCACAATCTTCGACAGGGAATCTTTTCCGGAAAATCGACTAGGAATCTTATACATGGGCATCGGCTACATGACCCAACTCTTCAAACTAATGGAAGTAACCCTTCAGGACTTCAACTACAACGACAGCGGTCTAAGCGTCAACATCGACCAAACATCTAAACTAAATACTTCTATAGAAAAACTCTACAAGATCTACTCACAACAAGTAGAATTTATGAAAAAATCACTACTCGCTGGATACGGGACAGGTATCGCGACTCCGAGATTCCAGTCGCAAATCTCAGCCTTCCTTAAGATTTCCTTGGGAACCTCGTTTTCTTGGCGCGGTCGATAAAAGTATTTATTTTTTATACCTTTTTTTCTAAATTTAAACAACTTTTTAATCTTGAATTGAATAACCTTTCTTTCTTATATATAATGTATTTAATTGTATGATAAAAAAATTAAATACAAAAGAGATTTTCGAAAAATATTCTGAAGATGAAATCCTTACTATGTTAAATGAATCGAGTGACTGGCATAACTTTGCAAATAAACTAGGATGCACTAAAAGGAGTTATTATAAATTACACGATTATTTTTATAATAAAGTACTCGAAAGATTTAAGATTGATGAGATACGAAAAATATCATTAAATAATACGCAAGAAGAAGCTTGTAAGATATTGAAGTGTACCCCATGTAGTTATCAGAAAATTCAGGATTATCTTTATGAAGATATTTTCAAAAGATTCAAGGAAGATGAAATTATTTCAATACTGCAAAATAACGAAAGAAAACAAGCATGCGAAAAATTAGAGTGTTCAGTACGAAATTATATAGTGTTAGATCGTTTTAGACTTTCTAAAGTGGTACAATCAGATCCCCAAGCAAAAAAATTAAATACAAAAGAGGTTTTAGAAAAATATCCAGAAGATAAAATTATTGCTACTTTGAATGAATCACGTAATGGGCGTGAGGTTATGTATAAACTAGGGTGCACCAGGAAGAGTTATTTTGAGTTGATTAATTATTTCTATAATAAAATATTCGAAAATTTTAAAGCCGATGAAATACGGAATATTGTATCAAATAATGGGCAAGAGGAAGCCTGCAAAATATTAAAATGTACACGATATGGCTACCAAAAGCTTCAGGACTACCTTTATGATGACATTTTTAAGAGATTCAAAGAAGATGAAATAGTTTCAATATTACAAAACAATAAAAGGCAACAAGCTTGTGAGAAATTAGAATGTTCAGTACGAAATTATTATAAATTACTAAATTGTTTTAGACTTTCTGAGGTATTATCGCCAGATCTCCAAGTAAAGAAAGAAAAGAAAGAAGAATATAAAAAAGTTATTAATGCATATTCTAAAGAAGACTTATTAAAAATATTAACTACTAATAGTCCAAAAGATGCTTGTGGTATATTAAAATGTAGAACAAGCATATATTATCAACTTCTTAAAGAATTTAATCTTCCTTTTCAAGGTAAAATCAACTATGTTAATGGAATGAAAAGAAAACATGAAAATAAATACAATGAAGTATTTCAAAGATTCACAAAGGATCAAATAAAAGAGATACTAATTAAAGAAGATCGAGGGGATTCCTGTAAACTATTAAATATATCAAAAGGAATCTATTATAAACTGCTCAAATATTTTAATCTTCCTACAAAAGTGGGGCAAAGGAGAAACACTGTTTTTAAATACACCAACGAGCAATTGATAGAATTATATAAAAAATATAATGGGAATATTGTTAGACTAGTAGAAGAAGAAAAAATAGAAAGGGGATGGGTTATTCGGGCTAGATTAGAAAAACTTGGATATAAAGGAGTCGGGGATACTGAAAGCAGACCGTCTTGGTGTAAGGGGAAAACAAAAGAAACAGATCCTATATTAAAAAAAATATCTGAAAAACTAAAAGAGGGGTATAGAACAGGGCGTCTTTCAAATGTCAATGCTAATCTCGCACAAGCTTTAAATGGGACTCCTAGTACTGAAAAAAAGGTAATGAAGATTTTAGACGAATTAAATTTAACATATATTCATCAGAAGCCAATGGGCCAATCCCTTCCGGATTTTGTAATAGAAAATAAAAAACTTATTATTCAGGTTCAAGGCTGTTTTTGGCATAGGTGCCTAAAATGTTTTAAAAATAAATTCTCTAAAGATGAATTACAAGAAGAGCGTTTAAGAGAAATAAAACAGGTTAAATTCTTCTCAAAACGGGGATACCGCACTTTATTTATTTGGGAACATGAACTTAGAAATCCAGAATACGTTAAATCTAAAATTCTAAATTTTATATCCCTTCATTGAACCCTCTTTCATTTTCATATATAATGTAGCTAGGAGGGCCTATGAAATATTATTCAATTATGTTAAATATCTCAGAACATGAATCAGAAGAAGTCTTTTTCAATCAAAGATATAGTGCATATAAGTTTGCTGAAAGTTTGTTTACTGATAAGATAACTTTGATTAAAGAGCTAGAGGATGACACTAAATTAATTCTTCATCTTAAACTGAATGAAGTATATAAACAGAATGAAGAAATAGTTGGTGAATATGACATAGTAGATACTCGATTAATAAAAATAGAGAAAGAAATACAAGAGGAGGTTAAAGAAGAAGGTAAACCTTACATTCCTTATAAAGAAACCGAAAAAGAGGTAGAATTAAAACGAGGATTCGATGTATTTATAAATGATGAAGAGCCTGATTTTAGAATATTTCCTATTTTTGACAAATCGAAGGATTTTAAGATTAAAAATGAATTTTTGATTAAAGAACCGATAGAGTTAAAAAATAATAGATATGGAACATCTAAAAAGGTTACTAAAGTTTATGCAAAGATAACAGTGCATACAGTTATCGTCAAATGTATGGACGATTGATATATTATTTCGTTTTTATGTATGGGTATCCCATCTCCAGTCACAAACATACATACTAAAAATTTAGATATTTCTACAAGAGAGAAGAAGATAACTTGGGATCCTTCGAGTGATCTTACTGTAACATCATATAATATATATCGTTCAGAAGTGTCATATGGAGACTTCGAGAAGATAAATACTGATCCAATCACTGATTTATTTTATACTGATACAGTTCCTCTTACTGAAGTATATCCTTTTCAATGGTGGTATAAAGTTACTGCAGTAAATCCGGATGGGGAAAGTGATTTAGCCGCTACTTTTCCTTCAACAGATATAGATATCGATGCATTTATCAATCAGCCTTTTGACCCAGCGGTTCCTCAAGTATTGAGTGAACAAAATTTATTGAAACCGGATGATGGAACTCAATTTCAATATTTGAGATCTACTAAAATAAATCCAAGATGGTTTCTCGAGATTCGAAGAAGACATAAATGGTTGTTGGAAATGGGAGGAACGAAGGTATGGTTGTTGAAGAGGAAATATAGTGGACAGCTGTGTCCTAACTTTGATCAACTTAGAAATCAACATCGACAGATGGCAGTAGGAACAATCGATCCTTGCTATGGAACAAAATATCTAGGAGGATACCACACTCCTATCAATATAATGATCAGTTTTGTAAATCCGAAAGTAAGAAGCGTAAAGTTTAAAGAATATGGAATAGAAATAGACTATACTGCTACAAATTGGACTCTTTGGGAACCGAATCTTTTAGATCGAGACATTATTGTCAGAGTAGATAATGGTGAAAGATATGAGGCTTTAAATATAACTAGAACATCCTGGAGAGGAGTAATTCTAAGTCAACGCTTGGATTTAAGACTTATAGAACCCACGAGTATTCTATATAAAATTCCAGTCCCCCAACCATAATATAAAATTACTTTTTAATTGCAATGCCTTATTTAATACAGGAACAAGATTCTAGAATCGGTCCTTATATACTTCAGAAGAAATTAAGAAGCGCATTTGTACTCAGTCTTAGAGAATCACTTAAAACAGATCCTCATTATACTTATGTGAATATAATAAATTCAGACATGACTGATTTCTTGAATACAAAGGTAGAAATAACAGATACCTTTCCACTTGAATCTATCAAAATTCCTACTATTATTGTATCGAAATTTTCAGATAGAGGAAGTACTTTCTTTTTTGGAGATGATTTAATAGAAGAAAGTTCAACAACCAAAACTAGAGGAAACATTCTACTTGGCACTATTGGAATAGATGTATTCGCTTTTAGTAGCATAGAAAGAGACGAAATCTGTGATAAAGTTTACTACTATCTAAGAGCGGTAAGAGACAAATTTGGATCTTTAGGAATAGAATTGAGAGATGTAAAAGTTGATCCTCCTTCAGAAACTGAATATGGTGGAAGAATACTCTACAAAGGAGGAATTTCAACTAATACAATATCAGAATGGATAATAGTTGAAAATACAGGAGACAAGATTACTGACATTGAAACTAATTTAATATAAAATTGCTTTTTTTAAGACAAACACTATTAAAGAGGTGAAAACATGGCCGGACAAATAATACCAGGAGTTCAAGTCACATTAGTTCCTACTAATGAAAATTTAAACATTCCATTGAGCACAGCAGAAGTATGTTTTATCGGTACAGGTAAAACAACTATCTCTGTCGAAGATGAAGTTGTAACAAAAGGAAGTGGAGATCACGATAATTTAAATGTAGAATCAGAAAGAACCGTCTCCTCTCTAGCTAGCAAAATTTGGGATGAAAAACAAAATCAATACATATTAGACACTGATTATAAATTAGATTCAGAAAATCCAAATGCAGTCACCTGGATAAGTGGAGGAAATGCTCCTACCGCTGGAACGAAATATACAGTTTCATATGAAATAGATAAAATTGATTCTGATTATGACTTTAAAAGTTTTTTTACTATATCAGATATAATCAAAGAATATGGTGAAATAAATACAACAAATACAATTTCTCTTGCTTCTTACCTATATTTTTTAAATGGTGGTAAAAAAATAAATGTAGTTCAGGTTAAACCTGTAAGTGGCAACATTACATACGCTGGTTTTACGAGTGCATTGGGAAAGTTAGCACTGAAAGAAGTTGACATAATCGTTCCTTTATTTACAAATTCAACAGGGTTTGAAACTCTTTTTACTGATGTAAAAGCGCACGTCTATCAACTCTCGCAACCAAGTGAAGGAAAAAATAGAATAGCATTTGTATGCCCACAAAATACGACGACATTCAATGGATATAAGACTCTTGGAACGAGTTTGGCCTCATCTAGAATGATTTTAACATATCCTCATACGATAAGTGTAAGCATAAATGGATCAGTATATAGTGTATCTGGAATGTATTTGAATGCTGCAATGTGCGGTATTCTTGGAGATACGGATACCAAATTGTCAGACCCTCTTACTAGAAAAGAATTATTCGGGATATACGAGGTGCCAACAACACTTTTGAGATCTCAAATCGAAGAATTAATAACAAATGGAGTTCTAGTAGTTGAAACTTCTCCTCTTCAAACTATAAGAGTTGTTTATGGAATAACAACAGATACAACGTCAACAAATACAATCGAAATAAGTTTGGTTAGAATTGGAGATTTCTTTACTAAACTTTTGAAAAATATACTAGATAAAATGTTTATTGGAACCACTATTGAAAGTGGAACTTTTTCTTCAATAGAAGGAACTATAAGACAAATAGTTGAATCTTTAGTAAAATCGAGAGTGCTTATTGGATCTTCAAATTTGTCGATTGCACGAGATTCTCAAAATCCAACTAAAATAAATATTTCGTTGAGAATTACTCCAGTCTATCCGCTTAACTACATAGACGTGAAATTCTCGATAGGATTATAAAGGGAGGAATTTAAGTTATGACAATACCACTAGCAGCTACTAGAGCAAAATTACCAAGATCGATTGCAATTTTAGGAAGTTCTGAAATATCAACAATTGATTGGCTAAATGTAACGACATCTACGATCAATTCAGTTGTTCAAAATATGGCAAAAATTGGAGCAGTTCAAAAAATTTCGATAGATCAAAATATTGATCTGCATGAATGGAGAGAATTTGATCCAGATAATCAGGGACTTGTAGTTGAGTGGGCTCCTGGAAAAGAAACAATAAGTTTCACTCTTGAAGGCGTTATATTATACTCAGGAGATATTTTGGATCGCTTTGGGTTTGGGGTAGAATCTTTACTTGAAATGAAATTTCCTTTCGTTATACAAATAAAAGAAGATAGATATAAATCAGATTTTCAGACTATAGAATCTAGATCCACCTATTTGTTAGGATGCAGATTCAAGAAAAGACCTATAAGCATCGATATTGGAAGTGCAGACTTAATAAAACAGAGTTGCGATGGAAACGCTGCTAGATTAATAAGAACTGGTTGGTTTTAAAAGAAAAGGAGGTTGTTAAATGGAACTTCAAGAATTAGCAGGATTAGGAAAGATAAGAAAAGAATTAACACTATTTAAAAATACAAAGTTAGTAATGCATTCTTTGTCTGTTGAAGAACAGGAAGAAGTTTTAAAAGCATTAGCAGGCTCACCAGATGATTTGCTCTATAAAACATATAGATTACAAATTGAAACACTCGTAAGAGCAATAGAGCAATTGGGAAATGTGAAATTTTTCAACATCGAGGAAGGTCGCAAAGTTCTCATGTCTCTTCAAAAGGATTTTTTCAAACTTCTTTGGGACGAATACGAAAAATTAGAAAGTGAAAATAAAGATACTTTTGAGACCTTAAAAAAAAATTCGGAAATGACTACAGTCGCCTCATCTGGAAATACTGCAAAACATTCAAAATAAGACCCAAAGATTTAAAGTATATTCCTCAATCAGAAATTGAATGGGCCTTTTTTCATTTAGTTGAAGATCAAAAAGAAGAAATAGACAAAATAAAAACATTTTTGAGAGTATTAAATCCTTCGATTGAGATGGATAATAATAACGAAAATTTAAATAAAATAGTTTATGAAAGTGAAAATTTTGACGAGAAAATAAAAAATGAATATGGAGTGGGGTTCAACGAACTTCTAGAACAACTTGGAGAATAAATGGCAGAAGAAAAACCAGTAAATCCGGATAAATCTTCAATTCCAAATAATGATAAATTGAAAGAAGCAGAAGAGATTTATAAACGTATTGAAGCTGAAATAAAATCATCTGCAAGTACGTATAATGAATTAATGAAGTCATCCGAAAAATTTAAGGATTTACAAAAAGAGATAGTTGAATATTTTAAAGCAGGTAAAATAGATGTAGGAGTTTACGATAATCTTAAAAAAGACTTAGAAAAATCTAAAGAAGTATATAAAGAAATTGCAAAAGAAACACAAAGTACTTTCTCAAAAGTAATAGACGATACAGGCAGTTTAGCTAAAAAAGGGATAGATGGAATTTTGGAAAAATTCGATCTATCAATGGAAACCTTAAATCTTCCAGGAATTATCTTAGCTATATTTCAAAATTTAGATGCTGCTAGAGTTATAGGTGGATTTGCAGGTGAAACAGCAAAAATTTTTGGTAAAATTGGGGATTCTGCTGGAAAAAATTTTGCAAATGAGTTTGGGAAAAGTATGACTCACGCTGGAGAAAGTACATCCATGACATTTAGATTTGTGACTGATCAACTTAGAGATCAATTAGCACAAGATTTTTTTAAGTTAGGATTACAAATACGAGGGGTAACAGGATCACAATTTGCAGCATTATCAAATGATTTAATAGTAGTTTCTCAAGCCTTTAAAATTCCATTAGATAATATAGCTAAATATACATTTGCATTTCAAGATATTTTCAGAGTGAATACTGAGAGAGCAATGAAATCGATAAAAGATGTTATTACTAATGCATATACACTAGGGGTTGCTCCTGAAAGATTTTTAAATTTAATAGCGAATCAAACAGAACAATTTAAATTACAAAGAATACAAATTTCTGAAGTAAGTGATACATATAGACGATTCTATCAAGGATTAGGATTAGGAGTTGAAGTAAGTGAGGAATTAACACAAAAAGTGGTATCTTCATTAGCACAACTTTCGTCAGGTAAACTTGCTGCATATATATCTCTGACAACAGGATTTACTGGTGAAGATCTAACAGATACAATGTTGGACTTTTATAGAGGGCAGGCCTCAGGACAGAATACTACAAATAGTCGTTTAGAACTAGTTCAAAATACTTTAAAAGTTCTTCAAGAAAAATTTCCTGAGATAACAAAAAATCAGTATGTAGGAGTAAAAGCTGTAATGGAAATATTTGGGATACAACAGATGGAAGTAGGTGTTAGATTATATGATGCTTTAAGTAAACAAATAAAAGGAATATCCTCAAATAATGATTTAATGAGTACTGTTAATGATATACTAACAGATACGCACAGTGCAGTAGAACAAGGATTAGGTTTAATTCTTAATGCTCTTAGTTGGCTTATACGACTTGCTCTAGGTGCTTATAATTTTTTTGTTGGTGAAATATCTGAGTCTTTTTTAACACCTTTAGAAACACAAATTCAAAAACAAAGTGCATTATTGGGTGCAAATTTCGAACCTTTAAAGATTGATAAACAAATGACAAGTAAAGGATTAAGTAAATTAGATGTAATAATGATTCAACAAGCAGAAACAAATAAACATCTAACTAATTTAACAGAAGTTACAAAAGCATCAGCTATAGCAACTACTTCATCTTTAACTGGATTACCAATGGGAGGAGGGGCACAGGCTGTAGCAGCTCAAGCTTCATTAATTAAACAGTTTGTGACATTAAAAGTTGATGTAGATCCAAGATTAAAAGGATTTTTAGATTTTACTCAACAAAATTCAGCGACTGCATAATTATGTCTAGATTAACTGTAGATCAGATCATTGATTTTAAAGTGTATATTACTACTTGTTATCATGAAAGTGAATATACCCCTGAATTGATAGAGTGCCTTTCTCCATTTCTTATTAAAGAAGAAAAATTGGGATCCTATTTTTTTCTTACATATCAAATAGATGATTATGTAACTGATTTTACAATTTCTAGAAATGTAACAGGAAATCCTGCTAGACTTTCAATATCAATTTTTCCAGAATCTATTAATTCCAAAATTACTTTTAGATATAATTTGAATGGGATAGAACTTCCTGTTTTCAGAAGAATGGATTTTATAGAAATTAAAGTTGCTTCTTCTTTTGTTAATCCCAATAAAATAGAAACTCAGTATGATAAAGATTTAAAATATGTATTATCAAATTCAAATGCAAAAAACAATTCTAAATATGACTATCTGTATAAAACTAGATTTAGAGGATTTATCACCACGATAAATGAAAGTGATTCTGCAGATGATGGAATTAAATATAATTTAGATGGATTTTCTATTTTATATTATTTATCGATGACTCCTTTTATTCAGAATCTAGCTCTTTTTACTGATACTTTTTTAGAAACCCAACGCATGCATCTTTTAGCTAATCAATACATTGTTCTGTATGGAGATTTATTACAAAATCTTCAAGATACTATAAGTAGAGTTAAGTTGATGATGGAAGAAATATTTATGTGTTCTAGCACAATATATAAACAACTTAATTATTATAAATCAGAAGGATTCGTAACAGATGAATACTACGTTGCTAACGTTGGATTTATAGATGTACAGAAAAAGAAATTGTCAGAATATTTAACAGATTCTAAAAAAATCAAAGGGACACAGGCTCTTCTTATTCCTCTTGCGGAACTATATTGTAATATTAAGTCAGATGATTTATTATATAAGATATATAAATCGTATGTATTCGATGTTGAAATCCAGTTTTCAGGAAGCAATAAAGATTTTATTTCTAATTATCTATATCTTTTACAAGTATTAAATAATTTTAAAGAAAACATCCAATATGTTTTATTTGAGAAAGGGGATGGAACAATAGTTTATGATAGAATTCGTATTGAACAACCTCCACTGGATACCCTCCATGAAGATTTATTTTTAAGATATTCTTATCGAGAAACAGCAGATAATTATTATACTGAAGTATTGAGTACTCCAGGCACAGCATTAAAATTATTTGATGATTCCATACGAGAAGCCCTTTTCAAGAGTAGTGGATATGCTATAGATGAACTTAGACGTTTTGGGTATAGAAGACCTGAAGTTCAAACTAATCCAAATGTCAGTGATCCTATTGCTTTACAATATTATTCTACTGTATATAAGATACAGAATAATTCTCAACTTTTAACTTTAGATATCCAGTATCCTTATTTAGCGAATATAAATATAGGAGACATGATATGGTTTAAAGGAAAAAATCTAACAGGATTTGTAACAGAAATAACAGAAAGTATCAATTTTGGTGGTAGAAGTGAAAGTAGAATATCTATGTCATTTTTAAGAAAAACTAAAGTGATAGATCCTAAAAAGGATAAAGGAGAAATATCAGGATTTACTAAATTCGATAAGTTGAATATCGAAGATTCTTATGGTATAAAATATAATCTATATATTGAAGATATACCCGAGTATCAATTTATAAGTGATTTTTACAAAGGAAAAATTAAAATTTTTAGTTTTCCGGAATATAGATACGAAAGACAACAGATAATAAAAAGTTGACGGATATAAAATAACTTTTTTAATAAGAAAATGAGAGTATTTGATAAATTAACAGATTTAGCAACAAATAGATTTTCATCACTTAGACTTGGTCAAGTAATAAATGATTTGGATGAAAATGGAATGTATTCAGTCCGATGGCTGGATACTGAAGCAGGAGGGCGAAGTAATATTTTTATAACATATCCGTATTTTAATAATTCTACGAATCCTCCCTGGGGGATAGAGTGCGGAATTGAAAAAGGAACTATTGGAATATTTGGATTTTTAAGTGATAATCATGCAGTTCTATTGTCAACGATTATTTCGTGGATTAATAATTATAATGTTGGATTCGATAAAACTGGAAAAATAAAGAGTGGGGAAATAAGAATTACTAGTAAAAATGGTGCTAAAGTTTATATGGATTTAGAAGGTAATTTGAAATTTTCTACTAAAAGACTATCAATAAATTTAAATGAAAAAGATGGACAAATAGAAATAAACGGTCCTAAAGTTCTAGTTAATGGGAGAGAAATTTAATGGCTCAACTCGGATTTAAAAAAATTCCATTGATTTTTGTGTTTGATGCTCCTATAAAAAAAGGAAATTTCGTATCTAATGCTTTAAATTTCATAGGACAGGGACCTGACGTTTTTTTAATTAAAATGATAGCAAAGGTTCTAAAATTAGCAGATTTGAGTAATAAAATAATACTGCCTCTTTTAGTAAATCCACAGAATTTGAATATTACAAAACAACCAAAAGTAATAACAACACTTACAAAAAAAGGACTTCTTGCACAATACTGGCCAGCTATTCCAGACACCGTTTCAATTTCTGGAACAGCTGCTAGTAATCAGTCCTTTATGATATTAAATCAATTTGATATGCTTACAAAAACAATGGAAGACGGTGTAAGAAATCCTGTTATAATGCTGTATAAATTTGGATTAGGATCCTATAGAGGATATGTCGAAAATTTTAAAGTAGGGATAGATGCAACTCATCCTAATATTTTCAACTATACTTTTGACTTTAAATTTTTAGATAGAGAACACTTCAGAATGTTCTTATACGCAATTACAACTACATCATTGAATACATTAATTCAAAATCCTGTTAAAGCAGTAAAGGATCAAATTTCAATGGGAGCTTCTGAAATAATGAGCAGTTCTAATATAACAGGAAGTAAAGGACTGTTAAGAAATAAATACAAACTATGAGTGACATTAATATAATACAAAACACAGAAACTTTAAATCAAGATGTGGATATTTCTTTTGATTTTTTTGGAAAAATAAATTTAATAGAAAATAAAGAAAAAATTAAACAATTTATTGGAAAATTTTTATCTACTGAAATAGGCACATCGAAAACTGATGAAAATTATGGAACATCTTTATCATCTTTAATTGGAGATACTTTAGATGAATATTCATATGGATTAATACGACAAGAAGTAATAAATTCATTAGCATATGCAATAAATAAATATAATGACACTACAGATAATGAAGATGAACAAATTGATAGTTTAGATTCAATAAATTTTTCAATGGATGAAAATGAACCTAGAAAAGTAAAAATAGATTTAAAGATTATTATGAAAAGTGGAAGTTCAATTGAATTAGGAGTTAAAATATAATATGTCAATAAATCCTAAAACAAAAGAAGATTTTATAGAATCGATGAAAAGTTTCATTGCTGATTATAATAGTAAGAATGGAACAAATATAGATATTCGGGATGGTACTGTTTTTAAAGATTTGATAATAGATAGCCCTTCAGTTGAATTTGAAAAAGTTTATAATGATATTACTTATGCTAGTAAATTATCTTCACTTGAATATTCAAATGAAATAGAAGATTCAGATTTAGATCTTATTGGACTTAACTATGGATTAACAAGATTGGGATCTTCCATTTCAACGGTAGATGTTACATTTATAACAACATTCACTGAAGACGCTCCTCCTACTAATAATATAATAATAAATACCGGAGTTCAAGTTAAAGTTCCATCATCTGTAGGATCTCCAGAAATACAGTTCAAAACTATTGAATCAAAACAAATAGATTCATCTCGTCCGGACGACTATTTATATACTGATTTTGATGGAACAATAAGATATGCAGTTACTGTAAAATGTGAATGTTTAACCCCAGGTTCTGTAGGAAATGTTCAAACTGGAGCGATAAAAGAAATAATAACACCAATAGCTGGGATTGGAAAAGTTACTAATCCTTCTCCTGGAATAGGCGGTAGAGACGTTGAAAGTAATTCAGATTTTGCTAAAAGAATAAAAGGAAAGCTAAGTGGAAATTCTATTGGAACGGATTCTGGAATAAAAACACTCTTATATACAGACGAAAGAGTAAAAGATATTAATATTATAAGAGCAGGGGATTCAGACGCGATTAGAAATATATATGGAGGAGAAGTTGATGTCATCGTATTAAAGGAAGATAGACAAACATACAGTTTTCAGATCGAATATATAGATCCTGATAAAAAAATATATTTTCCAATAAAGCCATATATAGATTCTCCCGATGAAGTAACAGTAACTGGTACACAATTGGGAAATCCACAACACAATTTTTCAGTTAATATTTACAAAGATAAAGGTATTTATAAAGATTCAATAAAAGATTCTTCTTATTTAACTTTTAATTCAAACGATTTACCTGATCTTAATAGTATAGTTACAATTACATATCCATATGATAAATTAATAGTAGATCTTCAAGCGATTATAGATCAAAAAGAAAATCATATTATCGGATCTGATATTTTGATTAGAAAAGCATATAAAAAGAATGTTTTATTAACCTGTGAAGTCGAAATATATTCTGGTTATGATAAAAATAAGGTATCAGATAATATAAGTGATTCTTTGTCATCGTATATACAAAATTTAAGTTTGGGGCAAAGAGTAGATTATTCGGATTTAATAAATGAACTTTCTAAAATTGATGGAGTAGATTCAATTACAATTGTTGGACAAACATTTCCAATATATACAAAAAAGAATGAATATATTGTATTGAAGTCATTAGCTGTAAATATAGGAACTGAATTTTCTAAAACATATACATATGCTTAATTTTATAACTAGATTTAATCGAAGAAAAATTCCATATAATAAAACAGAAATTAGAACTATCCCTAGTTCTGGACCTTATGTCATTAGACTAGAAGAGGTACCATTTAAAGAAGATCCTTCTTCGATTGACGTTGTACACAATATTCACTTCACAGAAATAACTACAAATAACCCACAATTAAATGAATTTTATGTGGATTACACTTCAGCTTTTATATATTTTTCTTCTGAAAATGCAGGAAATCAAGTTACTATAAATTACAAAGGCATTGGAAGCTTGATAATGGCAGAAGATGTAAATGAATTACAGGACGCTGCACATACATTGGATGACCTTAAACTCGATAAGATAGTAGGAATAAATAATAATTTAATATTAATAGATTCAGATGGTAGCGCAATTAAAGATTCAAATGTTAATATTTCAGATTTAATTGTCACAGATCATAACTTATGGACGTCACAAAGAATTTATAATGAAATATATAAAATTAAAAAAATATATAAAGAAATCCCATCTGGAGATATTAATGGAACAAATCGAATATTTACATTACAACACACACCTATTATCGATAGTGAAAAAGTATATTTAAATGGATTACTTTTAAAGTCTAAATCTTTATATCCTAGTGATTATGACTATGAAATCACAGATGTTACTATTAATTTTTCTAGCACAACTTTACCTAGAACAGGAGATAGCTTGATAGCGAGCTATGAATATATATGACTCCATTAAACTTCATTAAAAGATATCCAAGTAGAACTACTCCAATAGCTAAAAATGAGTACAGAATAGTGCCTTCTTCTTCTCCGTATGCTATTAGACTAGAAGAAGTTCCAGATAAAATACGAGAATTTTCTATCGACGGTTTTACTGTGGATACTGAAAATCCTCCAGCTCCAAATAAATATTTTGTCGATTTAGATTTAGGAGTCGTATGGTTTAATTCTTATAACAGTGGTTCGAATGTAATTATTCATTATTGGGGCACTGGAAGTATTGTAGCAGCTGAAGATGTAAACGATTTACAAGATGGAGTCACATATTTAGAAAATAGTTATGTTTCAAAAGTTATAGGAAATGAAAATAATATTGTTTTATTAAATGATGAAGGTGGAATAAAAGGAAGTGAAAAGACATTTAATGACGACGGGATAACAGTAAATGATATTTGGTCAGCAAATAAAATAATTCAAAGAGAAGTTTATGGAGAAAGACCTTCTGGAGAAATAAATGGGAGTAATATAATATTTGTTTTATTATATACGCCTATTGATGGAACAGAACGAATATACCTGAATGGATTGAGACTAGAGAAGAACGAAGATTATACTTTAAACGAAAAAACTATAACGATGTCATACGCCCCTTCAATGGGGTCAAAAATAATAGTTGATTATAAAAGGAGGTATTTAAATGGCTAGAACACAAATTGACTTAGAAGTGCAATCTCTAGATCAATCTTTAAGTGGTTCTAAAATTAAAGACGGTGCTATTACTGATATTAAAATAGCATCAAATGCGAATATATCTACATCGAAATTAGCAGATGGAGCTAACTTTATATTAAAAAATGGAAGTGTTGCTTTTTCTGCTAATCAATCAATGGGAGGATATAAATTAACTAACTTAGCAGATGGTGTGAATTCAGGAGATGCTGTAAATAAATCACAGTTAGATGCTGTCACCTCGCTCATCCAGAGCATGGAGTGGTTATCCTCTGTATTATCTGTTGCTACTACTCCTCCAAGCAATCCTTCAACTGGAGATAGATATTTAATAAATGGAACTGGACAGGGAGATTGGAGTGGACACGATAATCAAATAGCAGAATGGAGTGGAAGTTCTTGGACATATACGACTCCAACAACTGGAACATTTGTTAGTGCTGATAATGAACCTTCAAAATTGTATTTATTTGGTGGTTCAAGTTGGTCCGAAAAGTATTTTGAATCAACAACTGCATCTACTGGTTTAACGAAAGTTGGTTTTGATATAAGAGTAAATTCAACTCTTGCTGGTTCAGGATTGACTTTCGATTCTGGAATAATATCTGTTGGGGCAGGAACGGGTATTGTTGTTGATACAGATAGTGTATCTGTTGATGTAGGTACTACTGCAAATAAAATAGTGCAGTTAGACAACAATGCTAAATTACCTGCTGTTGATGGTAGTCAGCTGATAAATATAAATGCAGCTACTCTCGATTCATTGGATTCAACTGACTTCTTGAGAACGAGCGCAAGTTCAGCAGTAAGTAGTGGATATACCCTCAGTATAAATAGTGGAGCTATACTAAATATACTTGGAACTTTACAATTAGGAGGAACAACTGTAACTGCTACTGCTGCTCAACTTAACGATCTTGGAACTATTGTGGTAAGAGAGACCCCCAGCGGTCTTGTTAATGGTTCTAATACTGATTTTACATTAGCACACACTCCAAAATCAGGAACAGAAGAAGTATATCTGAACGGCTTACTCCAAGATCCAACTAACGACTATACTATATCTACAAATACAATTACTTTCGTAGCAGCTCCTAAGACTGGAGATAAAATAAGAGTATCTTATAGATATTAATACGAGGTAAATCATGGGTGGAACACAAATTAGAGGAGAACAGATATTAGATTCATCTATTACATCTGTAGATCTTCAAGATGGATCTATTATTCAATCAAAAATAGATACATTGAGACCTGTTTCAAATAATAACAATACTATTAAAATAAAAGCTGGAATACTTAAGAAAAAAGATGGAACAGGAGCGATAAAATTCTCTGAAACAAATACTTCAGCTTTTGATCCTGTTATTATAAGCGGTAATACAAGATATGATTTGGTAGGAATAGATACAACAGGAACTTTATCAATAATTAAAGGAACAGAAGGAAATCCAGGAAGTGTTCCACCCTATCCTCAAGATAAATTCATAGTAGCAGAAGTAAAAATAGATGAAACTAGTAATGTTATAATTTCTGATTCAGATATTACAGATGTAAGAGCTTCTTTTGAAATAGACAATCCAAATTTTATCATACAAGGTGATACTTATATAAATATAAACGATACTGGGGATGGATATATAAGTTTAGTTGAGGATGGAACTGAAGTTGTTAGAATAAACAATGGCAACGTCGGCATCGGGACGACGAGCCCGAATCAGAAATTAGATGTAGCTGGTTCTATGAATCTTGGTGGTCATTTAATAATGCCAATAGGTGGATATAATATAAAATTAATTGGTAATAACAGTGGTTTGACTATTATAGGTGGCAATGCGTCACATACAGGAAGCAATATTGGTTTATACGGCTATCAACATGCATCTAATCCTAATATAATTACTTTTAATAGGGGAAATGGCTCAATATCAATTGAAGAAGCAAGATTTGATGCAAATGGGAATTTAGGAATTGGCACTGCTTCTCCTGGTGCTAAACTGGATGTAAATGGTAGCGGTTCTTTTAGCGGACAGATATACTCAAGCGGAACGGCAGGAAATTACTTTGCTGGTAATGTCGGCATCGGGACGACAAATCCTGCATATAAATTAGATGTTGTTGGTGATAGTAGGATAAGTGGACAAGCAATAATAACAGGGACAGCGACAGTTCAAGGGAATGCTTTTTCCGTTGGTGGTTCTAACTTTGTTGTTAATGCCGGCAATGTCGGCATCGGGACGACAAATCCTGCATATAAATTAGATGTTGTTGATAGTGTGAGAATTGGTAGTGGAGTTAGTGGAATTTATTTAACTAATGGACGTATTTGGAGTGAAAATAATGCAATACAACTTGTAGGCAATAATGCTCCTGTATGGTTAGGAAATTCAGTAAATTCTCCTATTTTATCTATTGTATCTAATAACGTTGGGATTGGAACAACTACCCCATCAGAAAAACTTGTTGTTGTAGGTAATATTAAATTAAGTGGTAATCTACTTTTAGGTGATGGTACCTCAGGTGATAAAATCTTAATAGCTAACAATGCAGATACTAATAAACCTGCATTCAAATATAATGATACAACTAAAAAATGGCAGTATTCCAACGATGGTTCTACTTGGAATGACATAGGTTCAGGGAGTGGAGGTACTCCTGGAGGATCTAACGGACAAATTCAATATAACAACAATGGAGTATTTGGTGGTGCGTCTGCTCTTTACTACGATAGTGTTAATAATAGATTAGGTTTAGGTTTATCTAATCCAACTCATAAGTTTCATTTGACTTCAAGTGGAGATAATAAGGATATATTATTTATTCAAGAAACTACGGGTGGAGCTGGTAATACAGCTAATATTGCTTTCAAGACTAACCCTGGGACTGGAGATACGGATGCAGTAATGGGAAGAATAAAAGTCATAGATCAAGGTAGTTTTAATGCAGATATGGCTTTTGAGGTAAAGGGAAATTCAACTAATGATCAAACTACAACTGAGGTTATGCGAATTACAAATGTGGGTCGTGTTGGTATAAAAACTGCAAGTCCTTCATATGATTTGCATGTAGCTGGTTCAGGTTATTTTAGTTCACTGTCTGCTAATAGTTTAGGAGCAACAAATTTAAATTTAACAAATCTGAGTTCAACTTGGTTTTATTTATCAAATAATACATTGACTTTAAGACCCACAAATCAATTTGTCAATAATTATTTAGTACTGGCAGCTGAATCTTCTTCAGCTACAGCGGTTTTAAAGTTAACACAGAGTGCTTTTACGCGTGGTAATGATGCATATATAAGTTTGGACTCAGTTCTCACAATAAAAACTTCTCATTGGGGAGATGTTGGTGCTCCTCCAGCCATGAGTTTTAATTTAGATACAACTTCATTTATTTACTTACGTAATGATCTGTATAGGGTTGGTATTTTTAATACTTCCCCAGTAGAAGCTTTGGATGTGATAGGAAATATTAAAACTGATTCTTCAGTTATTATTAACCCTACTCCAAATAATACAACAGCTTCAGGAACTCTTATAAATGCCACTGCGGGTGAAAATCTAAGTGCTGGTGATATTTGTTATCTTAAATCAGATGGAAAGTATTGGAAAGCAAATGCCACTTCAAGTTCTACAATGCCTGCCTGTGTGATGGCTACACAAGCAATAAGTGCTAATACTACAGGTAAATTTTTAATTCAAGGTTATTGGAAAAATACCTCTTTAAGTTTAACGATAGGTGGTTTGATTTATATGTCAACAACTTCAGGTGGTATTACTCAGACTGCTCCAAATGCTACAGGAAATCAAATTCAAGTATTAGGATATGCTACTGCTTCAGATACTATTTATTTTAATCCGAACTTAATGTTGTTGGAGGTAGCATAATGGCTATCTCTAAAATTGGTGGGGTATCTTTAAGTTCACTTTCTAAATTATTGGGTGTTCCATTATCAAGTATTACCAAAATTGGTGGATTTGATAAACAACCTTCTGTTTCTTATGAATGGGTAACTTATAACTGGGGAGGGAATTTAGGACAATTTTGGGCTTGTTTTGAGCCTAACAGTAGGTATTTTTGGTGTTGTTCCCCAGGGACTACAGCTCTTAAAAAAGTAAATTATGATACTTTTCAAACGGTATTAACTTATAATTTACCTTATACTGCAGAAATGGTATATGCGGGAGATTCAACTTATATATACGCAAAAAATTATAGTAATAATGTTTTTTTCAGAATTAATAAATCAACAGGAGCAGTAACTACATTCAGTCAAGGAACTCCAGCTTATTTTTTAGTTGATAATTCATTAACATATATTTATTTAGATAGTAATATTACAGATAAAACAATAAAAGTTATATCAAAAGATACATTTTCTTTAGTTACTACAATAAATTTGAATGATTGGTACGGAGGATCTTTTGTATATGCTGGAGGATATATATGGGTTACAGGAGGGTCATCCCCTTCATATTTACGAAAAATAGATCCTTCAACTAATACTTTGGTAGCAACTTATACGATGCCATCGTCGTCATATTCATCTACTATAAATAGAAGGAATGGATATTTGTATATACTTGGTTGGGGAGTTTCTGGAGTATATAAATTTGATATACAAAATTCCTCTGGGTCTGTAGAAGCAACAGGACCTTATAATTGGTTAGGTGGAACATTTTGGGAATTTGGAAATGATACTAATCCTATATTATGGTGTAGTAGAGCAAATACTTCAGCTAGTGTAATAGATTATTATGATTCTAATTCACATACTTTTGGGACTGTAACAACAGGAATAACAAGTAATCGTGTACAAGTTCAAAGTGTAAATAGCGATGGAGAAGTATTAGCATCTACAGATACAGGATATATTATTTTAAAAAGAAAAGTAATATAAATATATTGTAAGGAGAAAAGTTATATGAAAATAAGAGTTGATTCAAATGGAAATATTTTAGTAGTAGCAAGAGATAGTGAGACAGTAAGTGATTCTATAGCAATTCAAGATAATGAGGATTTATTACAGAATCCAGCTAAATATCAATATATAAATGGAACTTTGGTAAAAAGAAATTATGTTTCATTATCCACAAATAAAACAGATACTAATAACAACGGTATTCCTGATTGTTCAACAGGATTAAATCATACTATTACTGCTACTTTTTATAATAGTGATGATACAATAGATACTACTGTTAATGGAACATTTAGTTTAATATTTTTAAACCAAGGCGGGCAGAGTAAAACTTACAGTATAACAATAACAAATGGAGTAGGAAGTATTGATTTGACTTCTGATTGGAGTGGAATTTATAGTATAATAGTTAATGATTCAACGAGGTATTGTGGTGTGTTGTTTATAGAATTTATCTAATAAAATTAAGGAGGTAAAATGATACAATATTCATTTTCAAGAGTCGAGTTATTAAAAGATAGAACAACTAACAATGTAGTGGGTTTAATTACAGGAATGTCAGCTAATGATAGTGTTACGAATATGTCTTCCTATATAGATACCTCTTATAGTTTACCTACTCCTGTTGCATCATTAACGGATGATGAAATACGAAATATATGTTTGCAAATAGCTCAAGATAGTGGTTGGTATTCCATTTTGTATAATCAAATCCAATCTCTAAATAATCAACCAGTATCGACTTCAGTAACTGGAATATAAGGAGAAGAAAAATGATAATAACTATAACTTTTACAGATAGTAAAGATGTTAATAATAAAATAACCGGATTTACAGCTAATTTTTCAGCTACAGAAGACAGTTATACCTCAACTTCTTCTGTTAGTGTAACACTTAGCGCTCCTGTTGACTCATTGTCTACCGATGAAAGAATAAAGGAATTGGATATGAATACAGTCATTAAATCGTTAAAAGACGATTTAGTAGTTAAAGGTGCAACCATAACTAAAATGACAATTTCTATATAAATAGAATAAGAATTAAGTAATATTATGGAAAACAAAGAATTAAAAGATTTGTTAAAAGAAGCAAATAGTCAACTTCAATTAAAAGCTCGATTCTCATATAATATTAATGTATATATAAATTCAACTGGAAATGATGTAATAGAAATAAAAGAAGACATTTTTCCTACATGGTATTTTATTAGAGGAGATAAAAAGTATTGTAAAGAATTTTTAGAAGATATAGCAAAATTATGTGGTGTAGAAATTGAAATAAAATAAGGAGAATATTATGATAAAAAAGTTAGAAATGAAACTAATAGAAATACTTATAAAAGCTAAAATTGGAGAATGGATAGCTAAATTATTTTCTAAGCTCAAAGGAAACAAAACTGAAATAGCTCTTGTCTTGTTTGTAATAATAAAGTTTTGTATCTATAGTAGTATAATTCCATCCCAATTTATTCCAGTTGCTAATAAAGTAGCAGAGTCACTTTATCCAATTATAGCAATATCTTTTGGTGATAAAGTAAGAAGATATTGGGAATCTCTAAAAAAAGTCGGAGATGAAATAATAAACAAGTAATTTAAAATTGCTTTTTTATTGAAAGTATTGGAGACAGAAATGTCAAAATTTAATGAAACGATTAGAGGAATCGAGGATAGATTAGATCTTCTACAGGATAATATTCAAGCAATCAAAGATGATCTTAAGATACTCGATTCGATTTCTACAAAAATAGACGTTTTGACAGAACAAGTGAAAAGTCACGATATAATCTTAAATGGGAATGGGTCTGAAGGTTTAAAGTCAAAAATTTCAAGGTTTGAAGAAATAATAAGCGTTTTGAAAGAAAAGATAGACAATATTGTCACTTTATTATTTGGAGACCTAAATAACGAAGGTATCAAATCAAAAATTAATCTTATAGATTTTAAGATAGGTCTCATATCTGCTATCGGCGGTGTAGCCGGTGCAGTAGCAGTCACGATAATGTCTGACACTATAGTTAATTTAATTAAAAAAATATTTTAATTTTAGGAAATACAATGGGATATCCTTTTTATGGAGTATACCTATACAATACTCCATATGTATATTATGGGCCAGATGGAATAATAACATCATTAACTCAGAATCTTTATTATCATATTAATGCTGATCCAACTATTTATACTTTTTATTGGGTTATTCCAGAGGATTTGATAGATCTATCTGTGGAAAATATAGAATGGAAGATATGGATTTCAGAAACCCCCTTTTTTCAAATCTACGATGAATATACAAAGGATACTCCTGGGGTTGTATATCACAATCAGGGGCCGGTTAGAGGATTTGATATCGGTTTATTAAACGGGAATAGAGAGTATGAAGACAGAGTATTTTATGTTAAAATGTTAAATAGTATAGGGTTTGAAAGTGCAGCATTACAAGTGATCGTTCCCAAAGACTATACTGAAGAATTTGCTGAAAGATTATTACTGAATACCCCAGTTTCGAATATATATGATCGAGACTTATTAAAACTGTCGATAGAACAAAGAACAAAAAAGTATTATGCAGTATTATTTAGAATGCTTGGAGAAAATTTCGATATTTTAAATATGGCGATTAGAAAAGCTATCTATGATACTTCTCTATACTTATGCACAGATGAAGTTTTATATGAAAATTTTGGAGCCCCTTTTGGATGGGAAAAACCAGAAGGAATGGATTTTTTATTGTATAGACATATAATTCAAGGAGTGTATGAAAGTGTTCAGTATCAAGGAACTCCTCAATCGATTATAGAAATAATAAAAAGATTTACAGGGGTATCTCCCGATATAATTCCATATAGCAATCTAATAAATTTTATTTGTGTAGATAATCAGAGTGACGAAAAAGTTTCTTTTGTAAAAGATTCTATAGGAGATTTATATATTATATCAAGAGCAGCAGCAGGATTTGGTATTAAAATAAAAGTTAATAATGATGGAAATTTCGTGATTGATATTCCTAGTTTAAAATATTTGTTAAATAAATTTATTCCTTGTCATATTTATTCAACGGTGAGAACATGAAAAAAGAAAATTGGCAAAACGGACAACCTATTATTACAAATGATCTAGTATGGGCTTCAGAATCAAAAGAAGAAGCTATAAAAGAAAGATTAACAGATTTTGTGTCTAAAGGGGTAGTAGACAACAGCCAACTAAATGGAGAATCTATTCCTTTTGAAATCTATAAAGACGACGATATCCACTTTACAGTTAAAACTGGGGTAGGATTTTCTTTAACTGGAGAAAGAATCTTAATAAATCAAAATACTCCATATAATGAAAATAATCCAAATCATACATCAGATGATGGACATGGAAATCAGATTTCTACTCCTCAATCAACAGGAAATCAATATATTCCTATTTTAAATCAACCTACAATATATGTATGGATAACATATTTAGAAACAACAAATTTAGAATCCCAGTGGATACGAGTAGCAGATGATGGACAAACTTTATTATATGTAAAAAAAGAGGATGGATATAAAATAGAACAAACAACTACTTCCACTCCTCCAGACAATAATAATTCTATTTTATTAGGAACGATAACAACAGATTCTCAAGGAAAAATAAGTACAATAGATTATTCATTGAGAGAAAAAGCTACTATAAATGCTAGAAAAGTATCTGGAAATATCGGAACAATCAATGATCGTCCTTCAACATATCAGGGAAATGTCAATATACAGGATCATCTATACTCTATAGGTTCTGGAATTGTTACCCCTTTCAACCCACATGGGTTGTCAGCCCAAGACTTAGGAATTGAATTACCAGAAGGGAAAGAACATCAATCTAAATTTCACACATCTGGGATTTTTTCGAATGATCCCAATTCAACTTCATTTGCTTTATACGGAATAGCTACTGTAGAAAGTGCAACAAATAAAGATATATTTAGAATAAAAGCATTGAGTAGTTATAAAAATGAAGGGGTTTTAATAAACGGAATTTATATAGATCCTAGTATATTATATAATGATACTACTTTTACTTTTGATACCCAAAATGCTGGATTATATTTATTTGTTTTAGATTCTACTCAGAAAAAAATTATTATGCTTGGACCTTATACTGGTGAAAATGATCCAAATTATTCAAATTCATTAAATAATATAAATTACTTACCTTTATGGCAAGTATGGTGGGTATCAAATCCAAATCCAGAAGATCAAAATAATTTTGATTTAGTGAATACTAAAGATTTAAGAGTATTTGGGAATACTTCTGAATATAATATCCAGGGGCATATAATCAATGGGTTATTAGAAGGAGCATCTTTTACTAATAGAAATACGACAATATATTATGCCAGAGTTATTGGAACCCAATCTAATAATCTATTCAATGTCGTCGGACAAGATATATCGATAAAGATCGACAATGGTGGACAACAAAATTGGACTTTTGTTGGAAAAGGATCATTATCTATTGACGGAGTTATTTATCAGCTGAATTCAAATATAACTGGATTATTAGCAGAAAAAACAAAAGACAACAAAATTAAATTATTAGCAAAAACTAAAATAGAAATAGTAGAAGGAAGTGCTTTACAAAATCTTGGATTTACTTCAGGAACGATAGATAGCGGAGATCCGAAAGAAATAAAAAGTATCGGTGATTTAATACCTTCTAGTTTAGAAATATATTATAATCAATCTGATCCAGATAAATTAGATTATTTAATTTTTTCGTCTAATAACAAAAGGTTTAAAGAACAAATAATATATGATTCTGAAGATAATATAATTGGAGTAACTAGTACACAAATATGATTTTAAAGGTATTATATGTTATTTTAAAGAAAGCATTAACTAAGATAAATTGGATAATTGACAATCTTATAAATTATCATAGTATAACTATTACTAGTAGTCAATCTTTTACTGTACCTGATGGTGTGGATACTCTCTATATAACTGCATGCGCTGGAGGGGCTGGGGGAACGGATGGAAATCCAAGTCCAGGAAATAAATTGGATGGAGGTGGTAGTGGAGCTTTTTGTGTAGATTATCCTATACAGGTATATCCAAATATGACATTAAATATTGTGATTGGTAATGGTGGTAGTGTTGGGGTGATAGGAGAACCTACATATATAAGATATGGAGATTCATCATCAACCAGTTATCTTTTATATTTAGGAGGAGGAGGAAATCCATCCTCAGGAGTTAAAACATACGGAGGAACTTTTTTAGGAGTAATAATACTTCCATCAAGTAATGGGGGGACTTATATTACTATGTCTTACCCAGATGATTCTATATTATATCAGTATGGATTTCCTGGCGCAGGAGGAGGATCAGCAGGAGCAATTGGTACAAATTCTCCTGGAAAGTGTGGTAATCCTAATATTCCTAATTATGGAGATATGATTGGAGGATACCCATTTTTTTCGGATTTATCAGGGGCAGGAGGAATGGGAGCACTTAAAGAAGCAAATGGAACAACACACCCAGCACAACCTGGTAAAAATGGATTTATGAAAATAAAATATTTTACTAAGAAAAAAGCAAAGTTATTAGAAAAAATAATATGAACTATTTTCTTATCAATTTAAGTCAAAAAATTTTAAAAATAATCAAATTTTTAATTTCATTATTTTTTACTTCAACAACTAAACATGAATTGATTTTTTATCAAAGTGGATTTTTTAGAGTGCCTGATAATGTAGATACAATATATATAACTGCTTGTGCTGGAGGAGGTTCTGGGGGTAGTTTATATAATGTAGCAGGAGGGTTGAGAGCATGTGGAGGAGGAGGTAGTGGAGCCTATTGCGTAAATTATCCACTTAAAGTTATTCCAGGTTCTGAAATAAGCATAATAGTCGGAGCAGGAGGAATAGCTCCTACTACAAGTAATGGAGGAAGTAATGGAGGAAATACATATATTGAAAATATCGCATTAAGAGGAGGAAGAGGCGGAAAATCAGATTCAGATGGTAGAGGAGGAGGAAATGGGGGATTTGTTTGGAATTTCCCAGAAAGTCCAGGAGGGACAGCTGGGCATGACGGATCTGACGGAGGATTTTTATTTAATAAATCAACTTATTATCATTATAACTATTTGAAATATTTAAGAGATACTTTATTTTTTACTTATTGTTTTCCTGGTGCTGGAGGAGGTGGAGGAGATTCATACGTAACTACTCAAGGAAAAGGAGGTAGGTGTGGAGATCCATCTTCTTATGATTTACCTTCTACTCCTACTTCTGGAGATTATCCTGGAGGAGAAATATGGCAGTATGCTATGTCAGGAGGTGGAGGAGCAAGTTCACCTTGGGGGAAAGGAGGAAAAGGAAGTGGTTTTAATTCAAATGGAAATTTAGTACCTCCTGAAAACGGTTCAGGATACGGTTCTGGAGGTGGAGGAGCCGCTATACCTGCCGGTTCAACATGGGGATATTCACAAAAAGGAGGTAATGGAGCTCCAGGATTTGTATATATCAAATATTATCAACCGATTTAGATTATGAATTATTTTATATTAAGACTTAGTAGAAGGTTGTTAGAACTTTTAGAATCTATAACTTCATTATTTTTTACTTCGACAATCAAACATGAATTGATTTTTTATCAAAGTGGATTTTTTAGGGTACCTGACAATGTAGATATAATATACGTAACGGCGATAGCAGGAGGAGGATCTGGATGTACTTTTATTATGAGTGGCTACCATGGTGGTGGCGGAGGAGGAGGTAGTGGAGCGTATTGTGTAAATTATCCACTTAAAGTTATTCCAGGTTCTGAAATAAGTATAATAGTCGGGGCGGGAGGAACAGCTCCTGGAAGTACAGGAGGAAGTAATGGAGGTAATACCCAATGTGCAGGATTAATTCTTTTAGGAGGACAAGGAGGGCAACTAAGTACTAATCCAGAAGGAGGAAATGGAGGTTCAGTTTGGGATTTTCCAGGAGCTTCTGGAGGAAATTCAGGAAAAGATGGAGTTAATGGCGGATTTCTTTTTAATAAAACGTATACAGATAGTCACTATTATTCATTGTATCATTTAAAAGAATTTGAAGATCTTAATTTTTTTACTTATAGCTTTCCTGGTGCTGGAGGAGGTGGAGGATGGCCAGGTCCTGGAGGTTCATCTGGTTCAGGTGGTAAATGTGGAGATCCATCTTCTTATGATTTACCTTCTACTCCTACTTTTGGAGATTACTCTGGAGGAATAGGTGGATCAGGAGGATATTCAGGAGGCGGAGGAGCAAGTTCTCCTTGGGGGCAAGGAGGAAAAGGTGGAGTTAATTATAACGAACCTGGAGGTTATCCTCCTGAAAATGGTTCAGGATATGGTTCTGGAGGGGGTGGGGCAGGAGTAGATAATTGGGGTACAACAGGAGGTAATGGAACTTCAGGATTTGTATATATTAAGTATTATCAACCTAATTAAGGAGTTAATATGTCAAATTATGCAATAATAAAAGATAATAGAGTAATAAACGTAATAGTAGCAGATCAATTATTTATCAATAAATGGCTTCCTATGAGTGGTTTTGATTTAGCGATATTACAGGATAAAGAAAAAGGACATATTGGACAATTATATAAAGATAATAAATTTTATGAATTATACACAGTAAAAGAAGATTTTTCAAGTCAAATAGATGGAAATAAAAATATCTTCACTCTTTCAAAAATACCAATGAAAGATTATGAAATTCCAGGAGGTAAAGAAGATATAAATGTAATACTAAATGATAAAAATATAGACTTTAATTACGAAAATAATAGTATTATTTTATCTACTACCCCACAAAAAGAAGATATATTAATAGTTTTTTATAAGACAGTACGAGAAATAATATGAAAAAAGAAAATTGGCAAAATGAACAACCAGTTTTAACTAACGATTTAACATGGGCTTCAGAGTCTAAAGAAGAGGCTATTAAAGAAAGAACTATTGACTTTTTTCAGAGTGGAGTAATTAAAAATTATTTAAATGAATTCGTATTTGGAGTAAATTCAGAAGATCCAACTTCATTAGATGTAAAGACCGGAGTAGCATACAACAAGGACGGAGAAAGAATAATAATAGATACTCTTATACAATATAATCCAGACGCTCCTAATACATATTCTCCTGATGGACTTGGAGGATTTGTATTAACACCTCAATCAACTGGATCATTAAAAATACCGATAACAGCAAATAAATATACTTATATATTTATCTCTTATTTAGAAACAACAGATCCTAGTGTATATGTACTTCAATACGAAACGTCGAAAAGATTGTATACTAAACATTTAGACGGGTATATAATAACTAAAGTAGAAAGTGATACAATTGTTCAAGATCCTTATTCTTCACTAGGAATAGGTGATAGTTATATCTGTTTAGGTTATGTTTATCGAGAAACAGGACAAAATTTAATTCCTACTAATTTCAACTATCAAAATAAAAAATATTTAATTCCTCAATCTGGATTAATTTCATTAAATAACGTTAAAAGCGATAAAAGTGATAGAACTACTACATATGATTATAGTCAAACAATTTCTATAAATGATCATGTTAAAGCAGTCGGTTCTGGAACTATAACTCCTAATAATCCTCATGGACTGACTTTAAATGACATCGGATTAGAGGTTGAAGTGCTTTCTAATCATGAGCAAGTATTTCATCAAACACAATTTTATAACGCATTAGGAATACCGACGGATAGTTTAGAAGTTTATGTTAATTACGTTAGTACTAGAACTGATGAGCTATATGTTAGAGAAATAGAAAAGGGGGATTATGTCTCAATAAATGGAAATCGAATAAGTAATCAGGATATTGATTCTGAAACACAAATATTATTATATAATGGTAGTGTATTACTATCATCTGGAAAATACATTGTTTATTTAGATTCAATAGATAAAAAAATTAAATTAGCGAGTGATGCAGATAATACAAATAAAAATTATATAGTAATATACAAAGAGATAACTACTCTTTTAAATGTTTCTCCATTAAATGTCTTAGATGATCCTAATAACTTAAAATTGTATGAAGTTTATTTTTCTCAGACTAAAGACTATTCTAATATCGACGAAGTGCAAGGTTCTCCGGCAAATGGTTTATCCAACTTTTTATATAAAATAGATTTTAGAAAATTCAAGTTGACAAATTATTTTTCTTCTCCAACCTGGCTTAAATTTACTAAAACATTTATTGATTTCAAAACTCAAACACAATTATATACTACTAAATCAAAATTAATGACACTTCCTCCTGGAACTTTTCTTCATTCAATTAAAATAAAACCAAGGGTTCCAATGATTACATCACCTAATCAGTCTGGGAATCCTTCTAATTTATCAATTGGAACAGATACTTCAAAAAATGAATTTACAATAGACTATGATATAAATGTTGCAGAATCAGATTCTAATTATCAACTTACAAATTTAAATCGTATTTACTCTAATAATTCATTCGATATTTATGCACATTTAACTGTATTAAATCCTCCAAGTCAAGGATTAAATACTCTCTTTCGAGGTGAGGTAGATATATGGATTTTAGTCAGTTCAACTTTATAAATCGATTAAAATCAATTTATTATAAACTTTTTCCTTCTAAAATAAAACTTTATCCTTCATCCTATCATATTTTATCTAATTATTATGATTCCTTTAATCTACAGATAAAAGAAGCATGGAAATACACCAGAGGGACTGGAGTTAAAGTCGCGATTCTTGATACTGGAATAGATTTTAATCATTCAGATTTAAAAAGTGGAGTAATAAAAGTACAGGATATAACAACAGATAGAAATCCATTAGATCGTGTAGGGCATGGAACTCACGTTGCAGGAATAATAGGAGCCAGAGGAAAGATGACTGGAGTTGCTCCAGATTGTGAATTATATTCGATTAAGGTGTTAAATGATCAAGGGTCGGGTACAGATGAGTGGTTATATCAAGGAATTCTATCAGCTATAGATTTGAAAGTTAATATTATAAACATGTCACTGGGAAGTACAATATACAATCCTAGGGTTGAAAGTGCAATAAAAAAAGCATACGACCAAGGAATAATACTTATTGCAGCAGCAGGTAATGACGGATATGTAGGAAATGGGGTTGATACTATAGGATACCCAGCTAAGTTCGACGAAGTAATAGCAGTAGGAGCAATTGATCCAAATGGGAACAGAGCGTCTTTCTCTTCAGTCGGGAAAGAACTAGATATTTGTACTTTTGGAACCAATATCACAAGTACCTGGCCGAACAATTTATATGTTAAACTTTCAGGAACCTCGATGGCCTGTCCTTTTATAACTGGGGTTGCAGCACTAATCTATTCTTCTCACAACATTCTACGTATATCGAAACATGAAATTCAGAATACTCACGAAATGCTAGACCACTTAAAACGTCATTGTATCGACCTCGGCCCTCAAGGGATAGATGAATTATACGGAAATGGAGCACTCAATCTAGCAGATCCAGATTCCTTCTTTAAAGACTGATCATAATATTCTTTTTACATACTCCTAGGATTAACCCGTCACACCCAGATTAATTTTTGTTTTAAATTAATATTCTTTTATTATTTTTAAGTTTTATCTTAACCGGACATAATTCTTCAAATTGAGGACTAATCGCGCGTCGCCCGAAAAATCGCGGGGTTCAAAAGTGTCAAAAGGCCGTACACTCACAACCTTAGTTGGTTGTGAGTGGGAGGCTCGAATAGGAAGTGCCTTTTTTTTAAGGCAGTATCCAGGCTAAAGTAGGGGTATTTTAGTTAGATATATATTATATAATATAGATTAGATATTTATTTATTATTACTATTATTATTGATATATTTTTTTATATCAGTAGTATTTATATATTTATCTATATTAATAATAGAAATACTTTTTTTATTATGTTTATCTTTAATATTTCTATTAACGCGTACACGCGTATAATATATATTAGGGAGGTTTCCGAGTGAAAAACTCGGAGAAATGAAGACAGATGATTGGGTTTTCATGTAGTTCAGGTATCCTTTTGATCCAGCAAGTTGATTTATGTTTGTTTTGATCGAGTATTTTCTGTTCATTTCAGTTCTCTACTTTTGATTTTTTTGAGAAGATTGTATTGGGTCTCCGATTACTAGACTGGGGGTCAAGATTCCAGATCTTGGCTAGTCGTCTAGGAAGAATCATAGGGGTATTAACTTTGATTCGTTTAACTTCACGCAATAAGCGCTCTTCGAGATAACCGTAATCCTCGGCCACGGAATAAAACCACGCTTCCTGGGTATTAGCCGTTATCATGAAATGCAATCTATCTGGGTTTTACACCTTTATCCTGCTTTTTGAGCAGTTGCCCAACAACTCGGGTTTTGGATTATAATTGGGAGAGTTCAGCATCCTAACTTCTTGATACCTATCCTCCTACAATTTTCTCAAAATTCTCTTTTCTGTACTTCCGGCGGAGAGAATTGAACCGTCTTAATTTTATAAGCAATATTATATTAAGATTTTAAAATTTATTCAACGACATTTTAAAATAGTCCCAGGATTAACCGGGCACTGCAGGCTTAACTTTTTTATGTTCTATATATAAATTCATTAAATTGCTATTTTTCGCTTAGATTGAATGATTTTAAATTCTTTTATATAATAAACAAAAATGAGCAAGTATTTCGGCTTAATAAATCCAAAAAGATATTATCATCTTCTGGGTCTCAAGACTGGTCTTTCTGAAGAAAAGATACAGGAGATCTTCGAGGCTCTGGTTGATCTGATTGATCAGGAATTCAATACTTCAGGATATGCATACATTCCAAAGATCGCATTGCTTCGAAGGAAGGTACGACACAAAAGAGTCATGAAGGCTGGGTATTACCCGAGTTTTAACGAGCCAGAGGTAGATCCCGAGACCGGCGCACTTAGACCGAAAATGAAATATTTTGAGGAACGGGTATACCCAGAGCGGGTTAGAGTCTGGGTAAGATGGAGCAACCCTTTTATTGCTAGGTTGGTTCCGAAGCCTAAAGGATATAAACATAATGCAAAACGACATCAAAATTGTTAAAATGTCAATTAAGGACAAGGTATATATTGATATCCGGGAGAACCGTGAATTGTACAACACTCTTAGTGTTCTCGGGATCTCTCCTAACCCTCTTTTCTATCTACGAAAAAAAATAGCTTCGCTAGCTAATGAACCTCAATACCTTTTCTCAGTAATGTCGAACCCTGAACAAACTTTTTTGGCTTTCTATCGAGGATTGCTTCCTAGAATAATAGAAACTCTGCAAGAAAGAAATATTCCGTTTGAAATACTGGATTACCGGGTAAAAGGAGAGTCTATCAACATCTTTATTAAACCTTCTGTCAATCTTTTCGACTATCAAAGCAGAGCATTAGAGAAACTATCTAAATTAGAAAATGCAATTCTTGTATCTGAATGCGGTTCAGGAAAAACAGTAATGGGAGTAGCTTTAATAAGCACATTTAAAGTATCAACCTTAATTATTGTGCCAACTCTTCAAATTCAACAACAATGGAAAACTTCGCTGATAAAAATGACGGATATAAAAAGAAAAGATATAGGGATGATAGGACAGGGGATATCTAATCTTTCTAAAATAACTATTTCTACTTATCAAAGTTTGGAAAGGATGGAACCGAAGCAATTAGAAGAATTAAATGCTAAATTTGGATGCTTGATTGTAGACGAGGCCCATCGGGTATCTGCCAGGATTCTTTGTGAAGTAGCTAACAAATCTCCTGCTTTCTATCGTTTTGGATTTACTGCAACGCCACAAAGAAAAGATCAAAAAGACATACTTATATTTAATTCAATCAGCCATAATATTATCGACGTTAAATCTGAAGAACTACAAAAAGCAGGACGTCTAATTATTCCTTCTGTCAGATTTGTTAAAATAAATACAGGAATCCAGATTACTGAGTGTTATCGTTGGAATGGAGCTGAGAAGGTTGTTGAGAAAGATTGGACTACTTTATTTACTAGACTGACCGAGTCTACAACTAGAACAAACATTATTTTGGACAATATAGAAAAAACAGTTTTAGAAAATCACATATGTTTAGTATTAACGAATCGTAAAGCTTATTGCGAATATTTATCTAGAAAGTTAAATGAAAGAGGAATATCTTCAAATTACATAAATGGGCACATTGCAAAAAGCGATCGAGAAGCAATTTTAAAGAATATGGGATCTAAAATAAAAGTTTTATTTTCTACATACCAATTGGCGAGTGAAGGGCTGGATGTTCCAATTCTTTCTTGCCTGCATCTTATTTCGCCAACTTCCAACGAGAACTTAGTCAAACAGGCATCAGGGAGAGTTCGTAGAGCAATCGAAGGCAAGAAAGCTTTAATAATAGATTATGTAGATGAGGATAGCAAAGAATTATTTAATATGTATAAGCTCAGACGACGTTATTACAAAAAATTTGGATTTGTCATTGAAAATTAATTGAAATTCATATATAATATCAAAGATAGTAGGAGGTTCAATGGATGTAACGATAATAAAACATGGGGTTCCAATAAAAATAGAAGTAACGGAGAAAGAGTATCTAGACATATTGAGAAAGTGGATCAGTCTTGTGATATACAATATCAATAATATTCTAAGTCTTATCCCTGTGGATTGGTCTCCTGAACTAAGATCAGAAATAATAAGTAAAGCTATTAAACCGTTTCACTATTTTTTACAAGAGGAATTAGAGAGACAATATGACGTCAACAAAACACTTCTTTGATTTACGTTCAGTCAGAAAAATCAACGTCAATGAAAAAGTCATTGAATGTGAAGTTGAATGTGAAAAATGCCAGTATTTAAAATTATGCAATGAAATTTCTACTGAAAAATTTCAATATAAATTATTTTCTAAAACATTTGGAAGTTACTTGATTAAAAATAACGTCATATTTCCTGTTATTAAAGAAGATCAGAAAACAACTGAATTGATGTATAAAATGTTATTAAAAATTTACATTTCAACTAATTATAATGAAAATGTTAATTCTTATACTCTTTCTAAGTTCTTGGAAATTTCTGTTTATTCTGTTAGACAATTGATAGAGAAGTTGAATAAATATATGGATACATCTAAAAATCGTTTTATTTACTCTTTTAATAAAGAGTGCGGCACTTTTGTGAAGCTTTATATCACTGAATTCAATAAACGGTTTAGTCATCCTCCTTTAGTTTCTGCGGTCGACGCTAATTTATTTATTCCATTAGTTAAAGATTATTCTCCTTTATTGTTAGAAAAGATAATCCAGGCCTTCTTTAATTCTACTGATCCTTTTGTGATTAATAGCGGTTTTTCTTTGAAGTCGTTATATTATAGGTTTAATTATTATCTTATTAAAGCCAACGCAGAAGTTTTATCTAAAATGTCTCCAGAAAAAATAAATGAATATTTAGAAGGCAAACGAAATGGAAGATGGACTGGCACCGAAGAATGGGCTAAACCTTACGAAGAAGCGCTTAAAAAGATGCTATGAATAAAAAAGATTTTTTTGAAACTCTTAAAAAAGAGTTATTAAATTCGTGCACAACATGTGGGCATACTGGGTGGATAAATCAATCAACGATGTGTCAGTGTTTGAAAAAATTAGATCGATATTGCACACTCGACGAGTCTGGGATAGCACGAGAATTCTGGGATATTGATATTGAGAAATGGAACGGTTCTCCTTTAGTCAAAGATTCTTTTATCAGCATTTACAATAACATTCATAGTATGTATGACAACAATCGTAGTTTTCTTATGATTGGAGATCCTTCTATTGATAAAACCTTTCTCGGAATGTGTTTACTCATCAAACTTTTTGATTTAAATCATTCAATATTTTATAGTTCCATGATGGATTTTTCTAAGATCATTAAAGATCGAATATCAAGTACTATAACAGGAGAAAGTTTTAGTGAAAATTATCTTTTTAAAGATGTTTTATGTATAGATGAGATAGGTCGAGAATATACTCCTCCAACTGGAAATAATTTTTTAATTGCAGAATTTGGTTCGTTGCTGTCCAATAGATATAAAAATAGAAGGCCGACTATTTTAATTAGTGATTTTGATGAGAGTTTTTTAAATCAAAAATATAACAATATTATTCCAGTTTCTCTTAGAACGTCATTGACTATAATTAATTTATGATTGAAGCTATTGAAAAAAAATTTTTATTATGTATATGTAGAGATCCTGAAAAAATACTCAAGGCGTATGCAGAGGTTCCTTTTAATACTTTACCTACTTCTGAGGGTCGATTTTTTTATGAAAAAATAATAGATCATTTTAATCAATATAAGACTCTTCCGACGAAAACAGTATTTAAAGTTTGGATTTCTAAGCTTGAGGATGTGGAATTTAAAAGTTCTTTGATCGCATATTTTGAATCTTTTTCTACGACTACAATTCAGGATGGTGAATTTCAATTTTATGTGGACTCTCTTAAAAAAAATAAAATATATAATGACGCTTTAGATACTATAGAAAGATTTTCTAATACGATAGAAAAAGATAAAATTGTAGATCAGATTAATGATCTTCAAAATGAATTATCTAGAATAGGATCATCTTCAAATAAAAAAGTAGATTATTACAATTTATCTGAGAACGTTAATGATCAAATACGATCTTTTCATTGCTCGACTGAAACAAATAAAGGAATCCCAACTCCTATTGAAGCACTAAATAATGCAATCGGAGGATTAAAACCTGCTCAACTTAATATTATTGCAGGGGTATCTGGTTCTGGAAAGTCCATCTTTCTATTAAATTTTTCTGAGTATGCATATCGTTTGGGTTATAATGTTGCATATTTTACTATTGAAATGTCATATCAGGATTGTTTGAATCGCTATCATTCTTTGATAACACAGTTTCCAGCTAATTCAATTTTGCACTCAACTCTTTCAGATGAGGATAAGAGATTATTTTATCACAAATTATACGATTATCATATAATAGATAAAGGATCTAAAAAGAAGTTAAATGAAATTTTTAAAAAAGATTTGACAGAACTTGGGATTTCTCCTACTGAGGAAGAAATTAAGATATATGGAAATGAGGCTAAAAAGTATTCAATAAATAGATTATTTGAGCATGTTAAAGATTTAACTTTTAGACCTAACAAATTTTTTATAATCGATGCTATGTTTGGTTTGTCTGCATATCATTTAAAAAGTCATATAAATAATTTATCTAGAAAAGGGAATGTTGATTTAATAGTAGTAGATTATTTGAATCTGATGAATTCTGGATTGAGAGGACTGCAGGATTGGGAAGATGCTAAACATGTTTCTAGAGCTTTAAAAACTATAGCTAGAGAATTTAATCTTCCTGTTTTAACTGCAGTTCAATTGAATAATGCAACAAAAGGCGAAAAGATAACTCAGAATGATGTTAGATATAGCAAAGCAATTAATGAAAACGCAGATAATGTTATAGCCTTTAAGAGAAACGACAAGGATGAACTTCTCAATATAATAAGATTAGAATTGATTAAGCATAGACATGGTAAGTCTGAAATTATTACAGTCAAAGAAGATTTTAATAGGATATCAATACAGGACGTTAAAATCAATGGACATTAAAGGAATATTAAAATCATATAATATCGAGATAAGCGGAGAAAGAGAATTTGACTATGATTGTTTTTGTCCATTTCATCCAGATGATCATAGTTCTTTTTCAATACATAAAACAAAAGGCATTTGGTTGTGTAGAGCTGGGTGTGGTAGTGGAAATATTCGTCAATTTATAATGAGAATGGATAAATGTTCCAAGGAGGAAGCAGATAAAAAGATAGAAAAATTTTCAAATAAAGTAGATAATATAGTAGAAAGAATTCGATCAAAAAGACAATTAACTTTTATTCCAACCGTTTTCGATCATCCTGTTGTGAAATTGCCAGATGAATTTATTCCATTTGAAAATATTCTAGAACCTACTCCATATCATAATTATATAAATGCTAGGATTGGTTTAGATACTGCAGTTAGATTTGGTTTAGGATATTGCCCTACTGGATTTTTTAAACATAGAATAATAATTCCAATAACTTTTGATAAAAAGATAATAGGTTTCAGTGGAAGAAGTTTATATCATACTGGTGTTCGATATATGTTGTCTTATAGATTTCCTTCTAATTCTAGTTTATTTTGTTATGATGAACCCACAGATGGCACTGCTTATTTATCTGAATCAATATTTGATACCCTTACTTTATATCGTTGGGGTTTTTCTTCTGTATATGCAACATTTGGAGCTCGTATTTCTTATAATCACATTTTGTTATTGATACGAAAAGGAGTCAAACATTTAAAAATATTGTTTCACAATGATAAAGCTGGAATTGCTGGGGTTCAAAATGCTCTTCCTCTTTTAAAAGTTCATTTTTTAGTGGAGATAGGGATTCTTCCTTTGGATAGAGATATAAATGAAATGACATCTGATGAATTTAGTAGCATACAGTGGAAGAAAGTTAACGATAAAGTAAATAAGGTCAAAAGGAGATTGCAATGGAAACGAAACCAAAGCTGAGAATTTCAGCTAGTGCGATTAATGATTTTAAGAGATGTCCATATTCGTTTAAATTAGGTTATATCGATAAAGTCAGACCTGTTTTTACTGATAATGTTTATACTGCATTTGGAAAAGCGATTCATTCTACCATCCAAGAATTCGTGGATACAACTGACAAGGATTTTAAAGTGTTGGAAGAGTTATATAAGAAAAATTTTGAAAACAATAGAAAATTATTAAAACGTACTTCTGACATTGACAAATACGGAGAGTTTTTTGAAAAAGGATTAAAACATTTAAATACATATTATGAATATGAAGTGTTAAGTAACCGATATAAATATTTGTCTTTAAATGAAAAGAAGTTGACTGTTGATTTTCAAGATTTCATAGTTGTTGGTGTTATAGATCGTCTATATAGAAAAAATAACCAAATTGTTTTATTGGATTTTAAGACTGGGGCCAAATTTCCTACTCAAGAGGATTTAGATTCCAATGTTCAATTAACTATGTATTCTTTTCTGTTACACAAAAATTATGATTATATTCCTACAGAATCTCGATTATTTTTTCTGGAGTCTAATTTAGTTATGAAGACGGTCCGGACTTTTGAAGATCTTTTAAAATTTGAGAAATATCTGATTGATTTTTATAATACTGTGATCAATATGAAAGAGTGGGCATTTGATTCTACTAAATGTTTTTGGTGTGCTTTTTCTAAGAATTGTGATAAATGTGTAGAAAAAATTAAAATTTTGTAATATCGATTGAACGAATTGTGGATTTTTTATATAATAATAAACAGAACTATGTTGAAAAGTTTTTAGACGCAAATTGTAGTTTAGTAAAAGAAAGGAGGAAATAGATGAGAGTAAAAGAGGACTTAAGGCCCCAGAAGTTATATCCTGAAGAGGGGAAAACACATTATGGGGTCATAACAGAGTATAAGTATCAAACCTTTTCATCTAGAGCTACTGGAAAACCTTTAAAAGGTTTACGTATTATGATCAGACCAAATGATCCTAAATATACTTCAGTTACTGCTTTTGGATGGATAGGAGAAGACGAACAAGGTCTTTATATATACAAGGGGTCTAGATTAGAAGAATGGATAAAAAGAATTTTAAATGTTCCAGATCTATCTAATATTCGTTTAGATTCTATTATTGGAGCACCTTGTTTATTTACAGTTAAGTTTACCCAAGGCGAAAACCCTGAAACTCATGCAGTGAGGCAATTTTGCAACGTCAGTGATATAATGTCATTACCTAACAACATTCCAGTTATGCCTACTATACCAACAGGAGTTAATCAGTCTTCTACTCCTGACATGAATGTATATTATCCAGGAACACCAGCTCATCAGAACGTTGTTAATCCTGCTGTGCATACGGGTTCTCCGGTTAAACCTAATATTCCTGTTGCTCAAGTACCTCAGACCCCCCAAGTTCAGAGTCCTGTCCCAACTGGAATTCCTGTAAAAAATAAGGTTTCTGATGCTTTAAATGATGGAGATTTATTATGACAGCTGAAGAACGAAAAGATAGATTAAACGAAATCTCTAAGTATACGGTTTCCATACCTTCAAATCCAGATACACAAGGTTACACTGCTTTGTTTCAAATACTAAGTGCCTTGTCGAGTTATTATGATAGGGTTTGTAGTATCCTTAGAGAAGGGATAGAGGATAAATTCAGAGTTGAGAAACAAATAGCATTGGCCAGAGAAGAGTATGAGAATGAAAAAAATGCAATGTTATTAAAAGATGAAATTAGAATACTAAAATCATCTGAACTTCGTGTTGCTGCTGTAGACGTTCAACTTGTTAATAAAAGGAAGAAAATAACTCAACATGAAATAGATCTGCAGGAAGTACAGACCTTTATTAACGAGGTTAGTCTCGTTTTTGAAGGGATAAAAGATAAGATACGAACGATAAAAAGACAGATCGAAATTGGAGTTCTGATGAACGGCATCGGAGAAATAGGAAAAAGTGATATAGATAAAAAAATAAGAATATAGTCCCCCTATTCGGGGGTCTTAATTGGCCCCCGAATCAACAAGAGATCAATATGGAAAAACACGACTTGAAAAAGTTATCTGAATATATAAAAGAAAAATACGGCGAAGATACATTAATTTTACCAGGAACTAAGCATGAATTCTATTCAACTGGATCAATTGGTTTAGATATTGCGATAGGTGGTGGTCTTCCAAAAGGTAGAATATGTGATTATTATGGACTTCCTAGTGCAGGTAAAAGTATGCTTTCTTTATCTGCGATTGCTCAGGTTCAAAAGAATAATGGTGTTTGTGCTTATATCGATGCTGAAAATGCTTTTGATGAACGTTGGGCGAAAGTTTTGGGTGTAGATTTAAGTCCAGAAAGATTAATACGTATAAATCCATCACACGGAGAGCAAGTATTTGATTTGACAGAAGAGTTTATAAAATGCGGAATAGACTTAATTGTCATTGATTCGACTGCTGCTTTGATTCCTTTGGAATTAGTTGAAAGGTCAATGGAAGATGCTTCATTAATAGGATTACAAGCTAGGTTAATTTCAAAAGGGCTTCAAAAAATAACTCCTTTGGTTTCTAAAGCTAAATCGATAGTCTTGTTCGTTAACCAGGTGAGAAAAAACATCGGTGGGAATCCTTATTTGAGAGAAGAGGAAAGTCCCACCGGTGGTTTAGCTTTGGGATTTTATTCTTCAGTCAGAATTAAAATCACTAGAAAAGAACCGATAAAAGAGAAAGATATTTTATTGGGACATCGAATACACTGTCTGGTCAAGAAGAATAAAATTTCTCCTCCTTTAAAGGAAGCTACTTTTGATCTTTATTATGATAAAGGAATCGACAATATTTCAGAACTTTTTGATGCTGCAATCAATCTAGGTATTATTGTTAGACCTCCCGATAGTATAAAATATCACTATGGGGATGTAGTTTTAAAGGGTCAGGAAAAAGTTAAAGAGTGGATAAAAGGCGATCCAAAAGTTCAGGAAGAATTAATTCAAAAAATAACATCTCTATTAAAATGAAAAAAGATACATGGTATGTTTTAGAATTCGAAGGTTATAATTACGACAATTTAGCTATAATATATAGAATTTTGTCTGAAAAATTCGGTTCGGAAAATATATTCTATAAAACAGTTGACGCAAAAGTGTTAAATAATAAGAAAAGAACTTTTGTTACTAAGAAAATTCCAATCATTTCTAATTATATGTTTATTCGTAGTGATAATCCTATTCAGATATTCGATAAAGTAAAAAAGTTATTTGCTAGAGTTAATATGTTAAAGAAAGTAGGAAGTGAAGAATATCAGGAAATATCGGATGAAGAAATTAATAACATGAAATGTGATTTTAAAGAGGAATCACGTATTTGGAAAAGAAATGATTTAGTTAAAATTATAACAGGTCCATATTCTGATTTTATAGGTACAATTATATCAGTTAAAAAAGATTCAATTAAAGTTAAACTTATTATATTTGACAAAGAATTTAAAATTGTTTTTCCTAAAACAGACGTTGAATTAATATGATAAAAGAAATTCATTTAACTAATTTTCAAAGCCATAAAGATACGATTTTAGAACTTCATGAAAATTTGAATGTTATAATTGGATCTTCAAATTCCGGAAAAAGTTCGATTGTTAGAGCTTTGAAATTTATCTTATTTGGAAAATGGGATCCTTCTTTTATTAAAGACGGTGAAAGTATTTCTAAAGTTTCAATTGTTTTAGATAATGGATATGCGATAGAAAGAGTAAAAGGAAATAAAAAGAATGAATTAAATATTATTTTTAATGGAACAACTAAGAAATATTCTGGATTCGGATCTACTGTTCCTCCTGAAGTAATAAAGATTATAGGTATAGTTCCATTGAATCTGTTAGATAAGGAAGAATTTTTAAATATTGCCGAACAGCACGATTCAATCTTTCTTTTAACTGAAGGTGGTTCTTTTAGAGCCAAGATATTGAGTAGTATATCTGGATTACATATATTAGATATGATTATAAAAGATTTAAATTCGGAGATACGAAATATATCTACTGAGATAAATCGTTTAAAAGATGAAATAGATAAATTTCAAAAAAGGATAGATGATATAAAAGCAAAAGAATTGTTTTTTAATGATATTCCTTTATTAAAAAAGCGGATAGATGAACAAAATGAGTTTAGAAGAAATAAAGATATATTTGTTAATCTTAAATATAAGGTTGATGAATATAATTCGAGAGTGAACGCTAGAAATAATTTATCTAATGAATTAGAAAAATTTAATATAGAAGCGTTGGAAAAGGAATTAGATAAAGCATTATTAGAAATACAAGTATGCCCAACCTGTGGAAATAATATAAAGGAGGAAAATCTAAAATTCATAAAAAAATCATGAAAAGCCATAATATTACAATTAAATACCCGATACATGAAGTAATAGAAAGTTTTGTGGTTGATCGACGAAAGAATACTCTTATTCTATCGTTTCCATGTCAAAAGGTAAAAGAAATATATGTTAATAATAGGATAACAAATTCATATGGATTTGTTTCGCCTAATAAAATCATTTTGCCTTTGAAAAGTAAAATTAATTCAGTAGTCATTGTGAAATACCAAATTAAACATGTATAATTTTCTTTATTTTACAGATTTGCACGCAGATGACGGCAATAACATATTTAATCGAATTGATGATTTCGGTGCTACTACTCTTGCTAAATTAGAAGAGTTGACTTTTAAAGCTAATGAATTAAATTGTGACATATACTGCGGTGGGGATTTAATTAATAATCCATATTTAAGTCATAGCTATATTAATAAAATAATAAAAATTCTTTCCAATTTTGATAATACTTTTTATTTAGTTCCAGGAAATCATGATATTTTAGGTAGGAATATTGATTCAGTGAATGAAACAACCATTGGTATTTTTGAAAAGTCTACAAGTTTTAGATTTAAATTATTAAGGATCGGTTATTTCGAAAGAGAAGGTTTCTATCTTATGAGTAATCCTTATAATGAAGATATTAAAGTTGGTGATTTTTCTGACATTTCAAATTTTAAATTTCCAGTCATTTTAGTAGATCATAATATGATAATTCCAGTCGATATGCCCTTTGAAGGGTTAAAGACAGATTTATTATCTGGATATTTTAGAAGAGGGAGTTTAGTTTTATGTGGTCATTGGCATAGCCCTTTTCATAAGAAATATGATAATGTTGAATTTGTCAATATCGGTTCTGCGGGAAGATTAAATAGAAAATTAGATCAAAGAAATCCTCAATATATGATTGTAACTCTAGATTCTGGCAAATATAGTTATGATATTGTAAATTTTTCATGTGCTAAGTTATACAACGAAGTATTCAGACAAGACGATTCAGTACATATTAAATTAGAAGAATTGAATTTAAATAAGTATATTTCTGAGAATATTAATACATCTGATTTAATATCCATAGTAAAAACAGTGGGTGAGGATAAAAAGATAGATAATGATATTATCGAAGAATTAATTAAAAAAATAGAGTTTTTTCAGTCGAAATGCAAAGTTTAAATACTATGAAAACAAAGACAAATGATATTGAAACATTGTTAGAGTCTTTTAAGAAAAGTGTAACTAAATATAATGATTTAAAATCAAAAATAGAATTGCTGAACGATTTTATTTCTAAAGAAAAAGTAAAGATAAAAGAAGAGTTATCAAAATTAGGTATAGAAGATAGTAAAAAACTAGAATTAAAAATCAATGAATTAAATGAAAAAATACTGAATGATGTCGATTTTTTATCTCTTAGGGCTAAATATGATGATTTGATTAGGGAACAAAATAAATTATTTGGTGAAATGAATACTTATAATACTTTAAAAAAAGAAAAAGAAAATAAAACAATAGAATTGAAAAAAAGATTAGAAAAAGTTGAAAAGATGATAGCTTTTGTTATAAATTTAAATGAAGTTATAAAAGTTAAATTAATAGGTTATATTGAAGAAGTTGTGACTAGATCACTTAATCAGATCTTTAAAGTTGATCATTTTAAATTTAGAATTTCATTCGATACCCATGGTTCTACTCCTATTTCTAATTTTTATTTGATAGAAAATGGGATAGAAAAAGATGTTATTAATTCTTTTGGTGGAGGGGTAGCAGACATTGTCGGAATTGTTCTTAGGCTTGTTCTTTTGGAATTACAATATCCTAAAAATACAGCGCCGATTGTTTTAGATGAAACTGGCAAATTTATTTCTAACGATTATCAAGCTAGTTTTTCTGACTTTTTAAAGAATTGGTCTATGACTTTTAAACGACAAATTATTATTATATCACATAAAACTGAAGTTATAGGATTTAGTGATAGAATTATTGAAATAAAGAAAGAGAAACATTCGTTTCCTATAATAAAAAAATGATATAACATACCTTTTAAATTAGATGAAAAAGTTAAGAGCTCGTCATCTTGCTATCTTTGATCTTCATATTCCTCATCATGTTCATTTAGAAGAAGTTTATAAATTTATAAGATGGTATAAACCAACAGATTTGATAATAGGTGGGGATTTTTTAAATTTAGAATGGGCAAGTCATTGGAATGCTCCTGATTTTCCTATTATTGGATTAAGTAAATTATCTAATTGGTTAAAAGAAGAGTTCGAGACTGGAAAAGAAATTTTAAATACACTTAGAAAAGTATCGAATAAAGATGTTGTTATCTATTATATTCCTGGAAACCATGAAAATTGGTTAAGACAGATGGTAACAAAATATCCAAGTCTTTTGGATAATGTTCACTTAATGAATGTAGATGATATTAATTCAGAAACTGATTTTTCTAGCTATTCTAAGCAGTTTTTAGCTTTGCTATTAAATTCAGTCCTAGAATTATATAAATTTAAGATAAAAGTGCTTCCTCTTGACGTTCCACTTTATCTTAATAGAATATATTACATTCACGGTCATCAAGTTAGGGGAATGAATCCGGCTAAAAATGCAGTTGAAAAATTTAAAAAAACAATCGTTTTTGGACACTTTCATACTCATTCTATTTATACTTCTACAAGTTTGATAGATAGCAAAGAGATACATCAGGGGATTTGTGTCCCGTGTTTATCAAATTTAGATCCAGGATACATCAGTTCTTTAGCTAACAACTGGCTAAATGGATTTTATATTGCTAATTGTTATGATGACTATTTTGTTTCAAATGTTATTCCTATTATTAATGGAAAAGTAAGTTTATTAAATGGAAACTTATTAAGTTAAGGAGTTTTGTATGAATATTGAAGAAATCATAAAAAAGATGATACAGGATGAATTTTCAGAAATCGATTGGACTGAATCAACTGAGAAAATAGAAAAAGATCTCATAGATTCAGTTTCTAAAAAAATTGAGATGTATCCAGAAATGAAGAATACTAATATTAAAGAAATAGTTCAAAGATATGTCAAACAAATTGTATCTGAATTGGAGAAAATGGATCAATCTACAATCTTAAGATTGTTTAACAATTTTGTATACGATATTCAGAATTACGAACATTTGCCTTATTCATTAGATCCTAATGAACAATTTGAATCTCTTTTTGATTTATTTTACAAACAATTTAATAATAATAAAATTTTAGAATACAAAGATGAGTTGAAAAAATATTATCTAAATTTAATGGAAGAATCTCCTGTAGTATCTGAAGTTAAAAATATACTAAAGGATACAGAAGATCTCAAAGATTTCTTAATTTCATCATTACATGACGAATTAGCTAATGATACAGAGGCTTTAGATATAAAATACGACGATGATAAAGATGTAGTAATAAATAAATTATATAAATATTTAAAAACGACAGAATTTTACAAAACATTAATTTCTAATTTTGGAATAACTGATGAATATCTCTATGAGTTTTTAGATTTAATATATCTTGATGTATTGAAACGATTAGGAATTCCTAACGAAAATGTACAAAAAACACTTTCTAAGAAAGATGTTAGAGATAGAGCAGCAAAATTATTTCAAAGATATATGGAAATGATTCAAGATCCAACTGCAGATAAAAAAGAATTGAATAAGCTTTTAACTCAATATAAATCTCTTATTTCAGAAGCTTCATTTAAATGTTTACTTGTTATGAAAGCAATTATTGATGATGATTTAGATCATTCTTTTTTTAAACTTTCAAAAGAAGGTCAGATCGAAGTTATGTATTTAATTAAAAAAGCATTTCTACAATAAATATATTTTCATTGAATAATTCTAAGAATTTATATATAATATATTAGATGACAAAGTATAAAGTTATTTTAGCAGATCCACCTTGGCTATATAACGATAAAGGAAGTAACAAGCATCCTGGAGCCCCTAGAAAATATGATTGTTTGAATATAAATGAACTTCAATCTTTGTCGATGGATTTAATAGCTGATGACAATTGTGTCTTATTTTTATGGTCAACGATGCCTATGCTCCCCAATGCTATAAGAGTAGTAGAATCCTGGGGTTTTAAGTATAAAACTATCGGTTTTGTTTGGGTTAAACGTAATAAGAAGAAAAAAGATGGGTGGTTTTATGGGATGGGTAATTGGACGAGATCTAATCCGGAAGTTGTAATTTTGGCAGTTAAAGGTAAGCCTAAAAGAGTTTCAGCTGCTGTTCATAGTATTATAGAAGCCCCAGTAAGAATTCATAGTCAAAAGCCAGATGAGTTATATGAACGTATAGAGAAGTTATGTGGGGATGTTCCTAGAATTGAATTGTTTGCTAGAAAAAGACGGGAAGGATGGGATAGCATGGGGTATGAAATAGACGGGAAAGATATTAGAGAAATTCTAAAGTAAGGAGAATTAACATGGAAAATCAAGAAATTCTTTATTCATCTGTTACTTCTGATGATGAAAAATTAATAGATACGTTATTTTCTACTTTTAATAGATTTAGATTCATCGAAAAGGAGCATCTTTTTATTGTATATAGTCATAAATCGTTTAAAGATCATATAAAAATAGTTAAAATTCCTTCATATCTTAGTCTTTTTTTACCTAAAAAGATTGCTATTATAATAGATAAAGAAAATTGGGGCTATTTAGATAAGAATGCTAAACTAGCTCTTTTATTTTCTGTCTTTCTTAGAATAACTCCAGGCAAAAAAGAGCAATATAAATTAATTCCTCCAGATTTAAAAGGTTTTAAAGAAGCTCTTAAACTTTTCGGTATAGATAATGAGAAAGCGAATGAAGTGTTTAAAACGATATGAAAAAAGTGTTGGATGGCTATTTTGATTCAGACTACGTATATTTAATTCAAAAGGATATAGTTGGTAAGTATGAAGAAAAGATTCCTTTTGATTGGTATTTTTATTCAGACTATTCTTTTATTGAATACATATTGAAAAATTCAAGTGTAGATTCTTTTAAAAAAGCTTTTAATATATCTAAAATCATTGTAAAAAAGCCATATTGTCAAATTTTTATTCCATACGAAAATTCCAAAAGTTTAATATCTACAATTGAAAGATATGGATTTAAAACATATGAGGGAGAAGTTGATCCAATTAAACGTTATATTATCGATTCAGAAGATTGTCAAATATCTGATGAATATAAAATATTATATTTTGATATAGAAACAGATGATAGACCAAATGCAGATAATAGTACCGATATTATTGTAGGTTCTAAATCAATTCTTAGTATTTCTGGATATTGTTCGGAAACGGATTATTTTACTATTTGTGAGGATAGCGAAATAGAAGTTCTTAGAAAAGCATTGGAAAAATTTAAAGAGTATGATATTATCGTTGGTTGGAATTCTAAGAGTTTTGACTTACCTTATATTATTAATAGATTGAATTTTTATAAATCAAAAGGATTAGATATTGTTAAAGAAGTTAAGTTTGATTGGCATAGAATTATACATGTAGACTTAATGTGGAGATTTAAACATGTATATCAGCATAATTCAGTTCTTACTTCTTTTAGTTTAAAGAGGGTTTCTGAATATTTTAAAGTAGGAGCAAAATTAGATTTAAATAATAGAAAGATTTATGATCTATTTATTAATGATAGAGAACTTTTAATGAAGTACAATCTTCAGGATTGTCGTTTGTTGTATGAACTTGAAAGTAAGTTAGGCATTATTCAGCATATGATTAGCATGGCTATTTTTTGTAAAACTTTTTTATCTGATTTTTATATCACTGAGTTATTGAATAACATTTCATTAATATATTCAAACAAATATAATATTAGATTGGAAACTAAAAAATTTATTAATGAAAAGAAGGAAGAGTATGTAGGAGGGTATGTTTTAGATCCAGTTTCCGGTCTTCATCGAAATGTCTATATCTTTGATTTTCAATCTCTTTATCCGAATATCATACGAACTTGGAATGTTTCTCCTGACACGCTTTTGAATGAATCGAATGGAGATTGTATAAAAAGTTGTTTAGATGGGGTATTTTTCAAGAAAGATAAAATGGGATTACTCCCGTCGATAGAAACATATCTTTTGAATTTGAGAAATGAATATAAAGAAAAGAAAAAAGCACTTAAAAAAGAAGGCAAGGAAAATTCAGTTGATTATTCTGTAGCAGATAGAAATGAAAAAATTATAAAAGAACTAGCAAATTCAGTGTATGGGGCTACAGCAAACAATAGATCTAGATTCTTTGATCTTAGATTAGCTGAATCAATTACATTAGCTGGTCAAACATTAATTAAATTTGCTAAAAAATTTTTTACAGATTTAGGATTCGTTGTTGTTTCTGGGGATACAGATTCTATTATGGTTTCTCTTAAAGATGGGTCAGACTATAAATTTTTATTAGATAAATTTCACGCTGAATTGGACAAATTTTTATTTTCAACTTATAATACTTTGAATCCTACCACTCGTTTTAAATATGAAAAACGATTTGATAAATTTATTGTTATTAAGAAAAAAAATTATGTGGGTAGAGTAATAGATGATGGATCTCCATGCGATACAATTTACGCTAAAGGGTTAGAGTTGATTAAGAAAGATACGATAAAATATACTAGAGAAAGATTGTCAGAATTGATAAAGAATTTATTATACACTGATAATCCATTAGATTTCTATGTTAAATATATAGAAGACGAATGGGAAAAGATAAATACGATTAATGTAAATCCAGAAGATATAGTAATAACTAAGAAGATTTCTAAAGATTTTTCTGAATATAAATCTCTTCCTATGCAGGTTAAAATTGCTAAAAAAGTCTGGAATTCTAACAATAAAGATTTTTTTATCGGAATGGACTTTCAATATGTGATTAAAGATTCTCTAGACAAAGAGAATAAAGCTATCTGGGTAGGTGAATTTGATGGTAAATTCGATAGAAATTATTATTGGGAACACCTTATTTATCCACCTTTTAGGAGAATTTTAGAGGTCGTATTTCCATCGTATCAATGGGATAAGTATGAACATGGTAAATATTGGATTAAACCGAGTCGTTCCAGAAAAAAGGCATTGAAAAAAAGTTAAAAACGTTATATAATATAAACATATGAGAGAGTGTATAAGATGTGGGAAAAGTATTCCTAGTATTCCTGGAGTAGATAAATGTATAAGTTGTTATAATAAATCGAGAGATTTTAAAAAATTAAAAATTTCTGAATACTTCGGTATGTTTCCTTTGGATTTTGGTTGGAGTTTTTATTTGACACCTGAGGAATATTCTTTAATTCCAGAAACGAGATCTCTAGGAATGTATTTTAAACCTTTTGTTTATGAGATATTAAATAAAATAGAAAAGAAAAATAAAATAGTAAAATTTTTTAAAGATATTGTTTTTAAATATAGTGAAATATCTACTTGTAATAGAAGAAAGGTTGGAGCAATTATTACCATTAATGATCGAATAATTTCAACTGGGACGAATGGTAGTGTATCAGGACTGCCTCATTGTGATGAAGATGGGTGTTTAATAGAGGACAATCATTGTGTTAGGACTGTTCATGCTGAAATTAATGCAATATTAAATTGTGCAAATCTTGGAATTTCATTAAAAGATTCAATATTATATTCTACTGATTTTCCTTGTTTTAGATGTATATCTGCTATTGGCAATTCAGTTATTAAGTCAGTTGTCTATTTTAGAGACTACAAGGATAAATATAATAAAAAGATTTTATCTGGAATATCACATAGGATAAATTTTTATTATTTCGATGGTAATCTCATTAGGAGGAATAATGGATAGATATAATATACCGAAAGGAAATAGTAATTTGAGTGAAATCCTTGGGTTGTTGAATACTAACGATTTCTATTTTCATATAACGTTAACGGCTCTCATTGAGCTATTAAAAGAAAAGAAAGGGCCGGACGGTAATCCTTTGATTACTGAGGAAGAAATAGAAATTAAAATCAAAGACGTTAGAGATAGAACAATGAATCAATTGAAAATAATTTCACCAGCAGCTGGAAAGATAATAACTGATAAGGAGATAAAATGAAAAAACTAATAGTAATAAGTATATTATTGATAGCATCTGCAGTAAAAGCAGAGATGTTTTCAAACCTGCAACCTGCATCATTTAGGGATGTTCAGCATGGAGTATGGTATTTTGGTGGTACTACTAATGTGTATAAATATAAAGTAGTATCACTTGATGTTGGTCTGATTAAAAATTCAGAGATCCAGGAGAATCTATTTCCAATTGGCGGTATCATGTTTTATGGAAGAGAATTTCTTGCAAATAATCCCAAATTAGCTAAATTGTCAGAAAGCATAGATTTTGACAAGAATCTACTTAAATATATTAACATTGGATTTTGGGGTGGAAAGAATTTTAACGTTAGTAAATGGATGTGGGGATTCTACTTTGGATTCAGAATTGAAATTAAATAATGGAGAATAATATGGATATAGATAATACTCAAGCTAAATTAAAGGAATGGAGATCAAAAAATTTTAAGGAAATAACAGATCAACAACAATTGATGGGAATAATGGAAGAAGTAGGAGAGTTATCACACGCTATGCTTAAGTGGAAACAAGGGATCAGAGGATATGATAAAAAAAGAGCATATGAAGAAATGCAGGATGCTATTGGAGATATGATTATATTTGCGATGGGATTGTGTGATGTTTATGGATGGAAGATGTCTGATATAATTAAAAAGACTTCTGATTATGTTTTGACTAGGGATTGGAATAAAAATAAAATAGACGGGCATAATAAATGACAATTATCGATACTATTATAATTGGGGCAGGGCCTACTGGATTGAGTGCCGCTTATCAACTAAATAAGTTAGGCAAAGATTTTGTTCTATTCGAAAGAACTAATAAAATTGGTGGATTATGCGGCACTTTTGGGGATAGTATTATATTTGATAAAACTTCTCATATATTTTTTTCTAAAGATCCTGAGATTCTAAAATTAGTTAATGTTTTTGATCTTAATATATATAATAGAAGAGCAGTTGTTAACGTTAATAAATATTTAATTCCTTTCCCTGTTCAAAATAATATTGGGTCCTTTCCAGATGAAATAAAAATTCAGATTTTAAAAGAAGTGTGTAGTTTAAAAAATAAGAAATCAAACAATTATAAAGATCATTTAATAAATACTTTTGGGAAAACTTTATTTTCAACTGTATTAAAAGATTATAATAGTAAAGTTTGGAACTATGATTTATCTAAAATGGGGACATACTGGTTTGACGGTAGAATATGTTTGTTGACGATGGAGCAAATATTAAATTCAATGATTAATAAGAAATCTTGGGGTCCTAATAGTATATTTTATTATCCAGTAGGATCTTTTTTTAATAGACTTTTTACTCCTCTTATAAAAGATATACCATCTGATCGAATATTATTTAATACAGTAATAACTAATATTGATCTCGTAAATAAGAAAGTAGTAGTTAATAATAAACATGAATTTAAATATAATAATTTAATATCTACGATGCCTTTAGTTTCTCTTTGTAAAATGTTAAAACTAAAATGTGATTTTCCTTATACTGATGTCATAAATGATGCTATTAGTGTAAAATTGGATTCCCCAGTCGATCATAAATTTCATTGGATGTACTATTCAAATCCTAAATTTCCTTATTATCGAATTTTTAATTTATCTTCAGTCAATACTTCAATATCTAACACTGAATTACGATTTTTATGTGAAATCTCTTTTAAAGACAATTCTGTTCCATCACATAATGTTGAGGCTTTGTTAGGTCAAATTTTATATGATTTTGGTATTATGCAACCTTATGAAGTTAAGATTGTTAATTCTTATCATGTTAAGTATGCTTATCCTATTCCAATAATAGGTTTAGAGAAAAGAGTTAAAAAGATTCTTGATTTTCTGGATTCTAAGAATATTTATTCAAGAGGAAGATTTGGTGCATGGAGTTATAAGTATGGCAACACTGACCATGCTATTAGATACGGTTTAGATGTTGCTAATAGAATCGCAGAAAACAAAAAGGAGTCATTAGTATGAGAGTGGGATATTCTTTTTGGGGAATATTTTCTGAAGTAAACGTTGATATGCCATCGACCATAAATTCATACGTTCCTTGGATTATTCTTGGATTGCTTGAAAAAAAGTGTAAAGTATATCCTCTTCAAATCAATTTAGATGAACACTTTAGTAGAAAATTTAATAAAAAGATAAATTTTACATATTTATATGATTCATACTCTATCGAAAAAGTATATAAGCATCTTTTTGAAAATTCTACAATCATTCCTGGAATATCACTTCCAGATTTAGATTTAGTGATAATAGATTGGAGATGGCCGATTCCAGGAAGAAATACTGAAAAAGATAGAAAATTTCCTGATTTTACTCCAGATTTAGTTCGGCAGAATGAGATTTTGGAACATTATTCAAAAAGAAATACACAAATAATAGTGCTAGATCTTGATCATAAAGTTACAATAGAAGATGAAAAGAAATGGGAGTTTCACATCATAGAACCTGCTATTCAGCCTAAAAATCAATATATAAAAAGGGTTTCATCTGTTTTGCCTTATAAATTTTTTAAAATATATTATCAGGGAATGAAAGATAGAAATTCTTTGATAACATATGTTGGAAACAATTATGAAAGAGAAAGAGCTATTAATGAATATATTTATCCAATATCGACAAAAGATAGATTTAAAAATAAAATAACTTTTTATGGAAATTGGATAAAATATGATAAAGTATATAAAGAGTTAATAACTAAATGGCCTTATTTTAATTATTTAGGTAAGGTAACAAAAGAAGATTATTTATATGTATATGGGAAAAGTTATACTACTCCATTGCTAGCTAAAGATAGTTATTATAAGTATGGTTTTATGACCCCTAGGCAGATTGAATCTGTATTGTATGGGTGTATTCCTGTTGGTTTTTCTGAGCATTTAGGTATTGATAAATTTATTCCAAAGAAATTTATTGTTAAAGATTATAATGAGTATATTAATCTTTTAAATGAGTTATTATCTGTAACGGAAAGAGACTATAATAATTATCTTCATTCTTTTGAAGACTTTTTTCATATGTATGATTATAAAAAGTTTGCAGATTTGTTACTAAAATTATGTGAGGAGGCTCCGTGCCTCTTATAATTTTTGATTCTTATGATTGTGCAGGGAAAACGACTTTACTTAATGAATTTATTAAAAAGACAAAGTACCCTATATCTGAATCGTTTTTAAATCAAAGACCGAAATTCAAGAACCCCGATGAGAATTATCTCTGGTCGAAAGCATGGCACTATGGTATTCTTGGAATTCTTAAATCCTGTGATATTAATTTAGTAGTCGATCGGTTTATAATGTCTGAATATTGTTATTCTATTGTTCTTAGAGGTTATAAAATTGATTACTTTGATGATTATATTAAAGAACTAAAAAAATGTAAAACCAGAGTGACCTGGGTTTACCCGACACTAAATAATAGTAATTGGTTAAAGGAGCTTAAAAGAAGATATACTGATAAAAAAGAGGATTATATAAGTTTTAATAAGTTATTATCAGTGAAGAAAATGTATGATTCATTATTTCGCAGTTTTTCTTTAACTAAAATTAAGATTAATACTATGGAATCTATAGATAAGTGTATTGATAGATTAACAGGAGAGTTGTCATGAAGATAATAAAGTTGGAAGAAATTGATATTAATAAATATACTAATTTTTCTTGGGATTTGCAAACTGATTTATTGAAATACGAGGATGACCTGATTTCTAAGGATGCTGCTTGCATAGAAATGAGTAAATATAAATTTTCAGATTCCCGAGTACTTAATTTTTTGACTCTTACTTCTTTGCCTTTTTATACTAGAGAAGATGATATTCATTCTTCTATTCTATCCCTTCTGTGGGGATTTACTAAATGTTCTAAATGTGACACTACTGTAAAAAGATACACAGGTATTACGGGGAATCTAAAACCGAAATTTCTATTTATAGGAGAGGCTCCAGGGGTAGGAGATGGGGAAAAATCTATAATGGATAGAACACTAGTATATGGTCCGACATCTCATTTAGTTCGTCAGACTCTATTAGAACTTGGACTTATACAGTATAGTGCATTTACGAATTTATTAAAATGTTCTTTACCTAACAACAGACCAGGATATGCGAATGAATATTCTAATTGTCTTTATTTTCTTCAAAATGAAATAAATGCGCTAAATCCGAAAGTAGTTATTCTTTTCGGATCTCGAGTAAATACTTATTTATCTAAACATTTAACAGTTCCTTTTATTAAAATAAATCATCCGACCTATTATATTTATGAACATAAAGAGCATTTATTTAAAGAAGAATTAAATGCTAAAATAATTAAATATCGTTAACATTTGGAGGAACAATGATTGAATATTTAAGTGTTGATAGAATTAATCATATAATACAAGGGTATAACATAAATGATGTTTTTTTAAAACTAGCAGAACATATACTTAGCAAAGGTAAAAAAGTTTCTCCTCGTGGTATAAATACATTAGAAGTTAGTCCTCTTATGACTATTATAGAAAAACCTTCTGATAATATTATTTTATTTAAAGAGAGAAAGTTGAATAGATTATTTTCAGCAATGGAATTATGTTGGATTTTAAGTGGGGATGAGGATCCATGGATTATTGAATATTTAAAAACTTTAAATAATTATACTGATGAATTTGAAGGAAAAAGGTATCTAATGGGAGCGTATGGTCCTAGGATAAGAAAGTATACAGCAATTGATCCTATTACCAAAAAAGTGGATACTATTGATCAGTTGAAATATGTTGTAGATAAACTGTCAACGGATAAAGATAGTAGACAGGCTATTATAGTTATTTGGAATCCCACAGCAGACACAAGGAAAAATAAGGATATTCCCTGTACAAATCTTATGAAATTTTCAATTAGGGATAACAAACTTAATATGACAGTATTTATGAGAAGCAATGATTTATATCGTGGAAGTTGTTATGATTTTTTTAATTTTACTTCTATTCAATGTCTTTTAGCAGGTATTTTAAATGTTCAAATCGGAACTTACTATCATATTGCCGATAGTCATCATATCTATGAGTCAGACATTTCAAAGATTGAAAATATTTTAAAAAATTCAGATACTATAAAAACAGATTTTCCTGAAATAATTAATTCTGAAAGATATATATCTATTGATGAATTAGATGCTGATCTAAAAGGTAGAAATGCTCCTTTGATACATAATAAATATATATCTAATCTTTATAGGTGGGTCGATGAAAATAAGAAAAAGAATTTGCTTTAACTGTGGGAAAGTTAAAAGTATTAAATATTTTACTTCTGATTTTAGAATTTGTAATACTTGTTTGAAAGAAAAACTTGAGTATTCAATCAATCAAGTCAAAGAAAAGAGTAATGACATCTTGAGATATAACATAGCTTTTTTTAAGAGGAAATTGAAATGAAAAAGCTTTTCGATTCAGCTAAAAAATATATAACCGAAAAAGATTTTGATTATTATCAAGACTATTTGCAACTTAGAAAAATGTTATATGAATTAATTGTTGAATTTAAGTATGAGTTGAAAAATCAAAATATTTCTTTAGTAGAAATTGCAGATATAAATACAATTTTAAAGGATTTTGATTCATACGTAGAAAGTATTGTTAAACACTCTCCAGATAATGAAAATGAGTTAGAAAATTATTTAGTTGAAAGATTAAAACATCTTTTTGGAGTAGAAAAATTTGATATTAATTTTGAAATAAAAAAATAACTGTGTACATAGTGTTGTAAAATTTGATATAATTTTAGAAAGATGATCATAAAAGACTGGGATAATCACCTCCAATATCTAGTTAGGAAATTTTTTGAGTCTCCTTTAGATGACGCAACACTTAAGGAATACCTATTTAAAAAACACCAAATCGACGATACTGAAGAAAAAGACGAAAAAGTTAGAAAGCTTAAAATCATTTTTCATCTTTTGCACAATAATTTTTTCGCTCCTCAAGAAACTAAAGTATTGTCGCTATATCTAGGATGGATGAATGATCGTTGGATCAAACCTAGAAAAATATCTGATATTGCTAAAATAATGGGTATTAGTCAGGCGGTTACTTACAACTATTTTATGAATGCAGTTAAGAAGTTAAGGAAGTATTTCTCGGTCGAAAATAATAGGGAGGACTATTATGGTAATAAAAGAAGCCGAAAAGGTTCCGTTTGAGACATTTCAGTTAGCTAAAAAGTATATAAAAGGAGATCCAGAAGGAAGTTACGAAAAATTTTTAGATATAAGATCTGCTATTTATGAAGCTACAAATGAAGCGATTTCTGATCTGATAAGTAATAAAGGAATATATGTAGATAGAAAAAAATTATCAGATTTTGATGAATTTTTAAGAGATTTTATTTCTAATTCTCCAAATGATCCATCACAACTCGATTCTTATATTGATGATAAAATTTTTAAATATTTGACTTCGACTATTGGTACTTCAAAAAGGAGAGTAACAAAAGAAAAGAAACCAGTTGTCGAAGAGGTTGAGAAAAAACCGGTTGAAGAAAAAGAAGTTGCCAAAAAAGTTAGAGAAAAAGGAATAGATCCTTATGAAGTGGAAACTCGAAAAATAATAAAAGATATAAGAGATGGAGTGAATTACGATGAAAACCTTTCCAAATTATTTGAAATGTATATAGATATGATTAAAAATATTGTATATAAGCATCCAGGCTTAGTTGAATTTTCAGCAAGAGAATCTGAAGGATATAAAAAAGAAAAGATACCTGGTTCTGTTTATATCGATCCTAAGATAGAAGACATTATTGCAGAAGCAATCGATCCATTTATGAAAGCGATTAAAGATTTTGATTTAGAAGGAGACACGAAATTTTCTACTTTTTTATATACCTATGTTGATCAATATTTTAAGAATTTGTATACTACTAAACAAATTTCAAAACTGCGCCAAGAAGGTGAGTTTGATTTTGTTTTAACTCGTGATACCGGAAAAATAGATAAATTAGAAGATTATAATTCAGCGAAATTAATAGGATTCAATATTGAGGAAAGTAAAATAATAGATAGCACTGGGAAAGAATATATTGAAAATAAGGATTATAAGTTTGATGGTACAGAGATAGAATGGATTGGAGATTCTCCTAAAGAAGGAAATGAATATCAAATTTTTATTGAAACATCTAAACCATACAAAGAGATTAGCTTATCTTCTCCTCTATCAGAGGATGAAGAATCTGAATCAACTTTAGAAGAAACTATTCCTGAATCTTCTGTAGATATTTTAAAATTATTAGAATCCGAAGCTGATAAGATAAGAGAACAATATGCTCAGTCTGTTGGGTATGATTTAAGTGAAGAAGATAAAGACATGGGAGATCTAATAAATAAAATATGGGTGGCGATACGCGCCGAAGAGGAAGACAAAAAAAGAAGATTAGAGGACAAAGAAATTAAGGATATAATTTTGAAAATGATAGAAAATTCTACTGGAATAGCAATTAGTGATCTTGATTTAGAAGATACAGAAGAAAAAATTTTATATGATAAATTAGTATCGGCTGTTGATGAAATTTATAACTATCTTGTAAAAGAAAAATTAACGATTACTGATGCTAAAAAGAAAATGACTTTTTTTGATTTAATACAAGATTACGATGAAGGAACAGCTAGAAGGATAATGATGGATAGGTTTGGAGTTATTCCTTCTACCCTGACAGAGTGGCTAAGTAGGCATGTGAATCCTAGTATCGCTAAAGTGCTAGGGATAGAATTTAATACCCCAGATGGTAAATTATCATCTGAACATTTATACCAATTAATAAAAACTCAAGCTAAATAAATATGGATCAGAAAATTAAAAATGAGATTTTTCTTTTACCTTCTGATGTTCAGTATGACATAAATGCTTGGATAGTTGAAGGACACAAACCTGCTAAGATAGACGAATTACTTCACAACAAATGGGAATCAAAGATTGGCACTTTCCCTTCGAAAAGTCAACTTTATAAATATATCGCATGGTTTAAAAATTCAGAGGAAGGCAAAAAAATAAAACAAGAATTCGAAGTATCCATTACAGATGAAGAATCGACCGAGATGTTAAAAAAATTGAAAAATGATACGATATCGATTGGAGATAAAAAGAAGATTCTTCAGTTATTAATACATAAATCAATGTTAAGAATTAAGAAAATAGAAACGATACAGGATCAATCTCTTATACCTGCCATGGAAAATTGTTTGATTAAACATCAATCTGAAATAAGAGAATTTATTGAGTTGTTAGCTGAGCTTGATAAAGAAATGGCCCCGGAGAAAGAAGTAATTGTAAATATAATAGATACTCGACTTCTTCCTATTATACATGCTTTTTATCGTGTAGTTCAAACTGTGGTTCCTGAAAAGTTAGAAACAATTAAAGTTAGATTAAAAGAAGAACTTCAAAAAATATTTTCATCCGACCGGAATTCAATAATCGAACAAAAACTTCTGGAGAATGATAATGTTAAAAAAGATTAAATTCTTTTTTCATATATTATCTTTTTTTAAAGATTTGCTTCCCATTTTAAAGGATAAATCTGAGGTCATCCTTAAGATTAAAGTAGATAATAGTATACATATTATAGACTATTCTATTAATCGAGAAAATGTTTTATCGTCTTTGAAATTTCTTCCGGGGTCTGAGTTGCCTAATAGTTTTAAAGTAGATTTTATTAAAACTTTTGGAAGAATTGCATCGAAATCAAATTTGAAATCTCAGTAATATAACATTACTTTTAATATTAGGAGGGCGGATGTATCATCTTGTTGATGTTTTAGGCAGTTTTGGAGATAGTAAATCTCATTATATTGAGGAAGCATACGAAGTTATCAGATTAGCATATCCTTATAAAAAATTTACAGTTAAGAAGATACACCAAATAGTTAAAAAATATTTAGATTACGGATTGCTGAAAAAAGAAAAGGATGATTTATTTAAAGGTTATTTTAAAGTGACAATTACAAAGAAAGGATTAGAAGCGCTAGAATATTATAGAAACGGGCAAGGTTATAAGAAATTAGAAGAGGGAGTTCTTAAAAATCCTATTGGAGGATAACGATGGATCTATTATCAAGTCTTTTTAACGACGAAATAAATAACGAAGTTAGCAATGAAACGGTGATTGAGAAATATGCTAAAAGGCATTCTTCAAATATAGAAAAAGAGGAACCTGGGACTATTCAAGATTTGCTTATACAAATGAAAGAAGAATTTTTAAATGGTCTTTCTAATGACAATCTTGCCCAACTTTATACTGAAATTAAATTAAGTAAAGAGGATAAAAGCGTTTCATTGAATTTTAAAGAAGAATATGATAAAGCAATAGAAGAGACAAATAAGAATAGAGCCAAAATTATAGACTATATTGTTAAAAACATGCCAGAAGAAAGACTCGGGAAAACTGCTTCTATATCTCCTTTGTGGACAGTTTCTAGGGTTAACGGTCAAGATGTTATAGTTCGACTTTATGGAGATCCTTTTGAGACGGTTGAGGATCCAAATGATTATTCAATGAAATTATTGACTAATCTGGGGATTCTTAATCAAGGGGATATGGTTGAAACTGCTAGCTTAAATGGAGAATTTGTAGGAATTTGTAATTCTTTTAGTCCTTATATACTAGTTAAGTCTTCAACTCAATTCGAGAGAATTAGACCTTCTGAAATAATTAGGATTTATGGAAAAGCTGATTAAACTTTTCAACAATTTTAGAAGTGCTTTAATAGAAGATCTTCGAGATTCTTATAATAATTCTGAAGCTAATTTTGATAAATCTGAAGAAGCTCTTAAAGAGTTACAAGCATTAACTATTTCATCTAGGCGTCCTAAACTTTACGATGAAGTTATAGATGCATTAGTTGAGTCTATTAAGGGTGAATTCAATGAATTGAAGGGAGACGTTATAAAATATTTAGGTAGAGAGAACAGAAATAAAGAAGGTTATGTAAACGGAATAAATTCTTCGTTAGATAAGATGTATAACGTATTTAAAGACTTTATTAAAGGAGCAGAACCCGGACGTATTTTATTAGACTATTTTTCTCTTATAGATCCTATCGAAAGAAAAGATGAGTCTTCTTTGGCTGAGTTTTGTAATTTTGTATATAAAGTAGACAACGAACTAGCAGAAATAGAAAAGAGTATTCTTGAATTTTCGAAAGAAACAGTAGATGTGGATTTTCTTAATTTAATAGGAAAAAAAATAGAAGGAGTTGAATTAGATATTGAGAATGAAATAAAATATTCTCATATTCCTAATTTTTCTATTATGTTAGAAGAACGTAGAAGAGGAGGTTTTAATCCTACGGAGTATCTGATAAATGCTTTATCGATAGTTAGGAGAATTGTAGGTACTTTCTTTTCGACTAATCTAATAGATAGTTTGGAAACGTCTGAGGATGTTGAGAAATTTTTAAATCTTTTTTTAAATGATCTTTTAAAAATTCAAAAAATTTTTAATGAATTAACTAAGTATTGTAAACCTATAGATTTAACAGCTGATAATAAAATTAATATGATAAAAAAATCTTTACACAATTTAAGCGAGTATTTTAAAACTAAAGAACATTTTAAAGGAAATTCTTCGATAGATGAACTTAAAAAGTCTTTAGAAAAAATAAATAATTATTTGACATTTGATAAAAAATCAGAATTAACAACAGATCCTTTTATAGAAGCACGCAACGCTTTGGAAGACGTCATTTCTAAACTTAAATATTCCGATGACTTCATTGACAAAAGTCTATTTTCGACTTTATCTATACTAAACGATTTAGTTAAAGAAAAGTCTAGTAAAACTTCTCAGAATTTGGATTCACCCCAACACCAGATTCCAGCAGTATATCGTACGCCAGATCAAGATTTCACTAAGAATACAAAAGATTTTGGAGAGATTCAAAACTATACTGCAACGTATCCAGAGAAGATAAGTAAATTAAAATCTAATTTGAGTTGTACTAAATTAGGAAACAATACTTTTTATTATAAAGATACTGGAAATAATAGGAAATTAGTTAGACTACTAGCTGATACTTCTTTTGAAAAGCCGACAAATATATATCTAGTTAATAAAGATGATGAAATTGAAGAGACAAATATACTAATAGAGAAGCCTGAAGAAAATGAATATATAGTTAACGTTGATAAGATTGATGAATACTTAGATAATCCATATTGTTTAAATGTTGTACTTAAACCGATTAGAATTATAAACGCTAAGCAATTATATTTTAATGATGTAAATGTTCAGGAATATAATAAGAGAAAAGTACTTTCTAATCATGGAGAAGTTATTAGTGAATCTCCGGATGGTTATTATGTAAGAACGCCTGAAGCAGATTATAATATTTATGTTCACAAAGTGGATGTAATCAAAGAGGAATGATAGGAGAGATTATGTATAAATTAAATGATTTTTTAAATTCTTTATCAATTGAAAAAGTATCTAAATATTTCAATGTTAATTACTCTAATGGAAAAATAGAGAAAATAGGTATTGGTAGAAGGGATGGGGAAGCCTGGGTAGTACAAGAATTTGATGTATATGAATTTGAATTAGACCCAAAAGTTAAAAAAATTTTGGAAGATGAAAAAATAGATGTCGATGAAAAACTTAAAAAGATAAAGAATAGAATAATTGAATTATATGATGATAAAAAAGAGATGGATATAAAGGAAGTTGATTGGGATAAACCTAAATGGGACGAAAAGGAAATATCTGAATGGGTTGATGAGCAACTTGAAGAATTAAAAGAAGGAAAAGAAATACAGGGAGATATTGAACTTAAAGAATTATTTGCTAAACCAAAAATATCTATTAAATCTTTTCTTGATCCTAAGAAAATAGAAGATCTAAAAAAAGAGATAAAAGAATTTAATGATTATCATATTTTAAAAACAATTAATAATTTTTCAGAAGAGGATAAATCTGAGTTAAGAAATTCTTTTACAGATGATGAAAAGAAAAAAGCTATTGAAAATGCTTTGAATAATGGTAGTATATATGAAGCTTCTGATTTAGCTGATTTTTTTGGAATGGATCAAAAAGAAGCAGGAGATATAATATCAGATGCTTTAGTTTCTAATTTTGATTGGTATAATGAAGAACCTATATATATTGTATGGATGTATAATAGAAATCCATATATCTTTAGAGGTATACTTAAAAAAATTCCTATTGATAAAAAAGACTTAGAAGAAATTTTATACAATGGTTATGAACAAGCTATTCATGATAATAATTTTGTATCTGATGCTGAAAAATTAGCTAAAGAAATGGGATTACTTGATATCTTTAAAAAGAAATTTATAGAAAAGAATTCTAGTCAAAAAATATCTATTAAATCTGAAACACTTTATGTTTCAGAAGATAATACTGAGGTCAAAAAACCAATAGACTTTAATATTACAGACGATGTTAATTCTCCTGAAGAGATTAAAACAAAAGAAGGGAAGATATATAAGAAAGTTAAAAAAGAAGCTAATTTAGATTCAGATTTAACTATAAAGAGAATAGAATTGCAGAGTATTGAAAATTCATCTTCCTATATCGATAAAATTATAAAAGAGTATGATAATAAAAACATAAGAGAAAGAATAAAAATTATTCAAGAAATAGGAAAGTTGTTAGATACACCTAAAAGAATTCCAGAATTGGAATCAAAGCTTAATAGAATAGAAGAAAAAGCAGAGTATGCAGTAAGAGTAGCAAATCAAAGATTTCCTGAATGGGAAAAAGAATTTAAAGAAAATAACCTTGTATTCTCTTTGCCTTATTCTGAATACTTTGGATTGAAAGATGAATGGATAAATGAAAGATTACAAAATTATATTAATAACAAAAATATCGAAGGTATATTACATCTTATATCTGTATTTAGATTGAATATAGATATTGATGAATTTAATGACTTAATACAAAAAAATATAGAAAATCCAGCTACTGCTTATTTTTATGCTAAATTGTTAATAACACAGAAAAATAAAGATATTAAAGATATTTCTGATAATGTAATAAAAGCAATAGCACAAGATTTAGGAGCTGCGTATTCTTTTGCTACATTTATAATAGAATCGTTAAAAAGGTCAGTTGAAGAAATTCCGCAAGATTTAATAAAAGCAATAGCACAGGATTCGAAATTCGCTTATTCGTTTTCAGTTGTTTTAATTGAAAATCCAAATATATCAATTAAAGATATTCCAGAAGATATAGTAAAGGTAGTAGCTCAGGATCCAGAATCTTCTTATAAATTTGCAGTGTTTTCAAAATATAATAAGAAAGACGTTCCAGAAATTATTATCAAAACCGTGTTGAATTCAGAATATAAAGATAAATATTTGAATTTTTTAAAGCAACACAATCTACCTTTACCTGAAATGAGTGAAAAAAAAGATGGAAAATAATATTGTTTTTATCGATACTTCTGATTCACTTAAAACGATTATTCTTAATTTTTTAAATGATAAATCTGTCCTTGAGCTTTTTGAGAAATATGAAGTTGATCATAGTATAATTAGTCATTTAATTGTTGTTGAAAAAGCAAAGAATAATCTATATGCAGAAACAGACTTTAAAAGAGGAATAATTTATTTTAATCCTAAGTTCGTTGTAAATGCAACGGCTTCTTTAATTGAAGAAGTTTTCTTTCATGAGTTAGTCCATTATATAAGATATATTACTGGAAATTCAGAGATAAAAGACAATGATAGTCGGTTCGGCAAAGAAGAGTTAGAAGTACTGAAAGAGGATGTTAATAGACTTAGAAATAATGGATATGATAACGATGCAATAATAAAATATCTTAAGGAAAGATACAACTTCGCTATTCCTGATGAGGTTATACAGGAAATAATATCTCCTCCTATAGTTGATTCTGGAACAAACGTTGGGAATCCTCCTCATATATATCCATCTTGTTTAGAAGATTTTACGGTTATTTCAATGCCTTTAGGACTTTTTGCATATTATCAGAAAGAAGGAGTTAGTGATGAAGCAATTCGCTATTTTGAAAAATTTATTAATAGATTACTTGATGCTTTTACTATTCTTGAAGACTCTTGTTTTCCTAACGAAAAGAGTTTAATAAAAGAATGGATAGATGAATTGAGAAATTTTAAAATAGACACCGATAATTATACTAATCAGATAAATGATTTATTAGAGAATCTTTTAAAATTTTTAAATGCTTTTAAATCTTTGGATTCTAGACTTGGATATCTCTCATATCAAATTAAAAATCTAAATTCATCAATTGAAAGATTAACGGGGAAAATCAATGAATAATTTTTTTGTAAAATCTCTTTTTTCTGAACCTCTAGACATCAACAGAACAAAAACAAATGACATGCTAGAGAGTCCAGGAGAAGAGGGGGCCCCTCAGGAGTTTACTAGATTTCAGAATCCAGAGTATTCGTTATTAGTCTCTATTTCGCCCGAAAGATCTTATGGAAGTGAAGGAAAGCCTCCTAAAGGTATCTATTGGCTAAATGAGGTTTTATATAACCTATTAAATGCGAAGGAGAAACCTGAAGAAGATAAACCGATTGACATTCCTAATTCTATTCCTCCGAGTGATTGGGATAATCCCGGTCATGATCCATATAAGAGATCAATGAATTATATCATATATGATAATAAAGTTTATCTGGGTGTGTCCAGTACACTCCAGGCATTAAATAAGATAGCAGAATTAAATCCTGTTTTCTTAGGAGAATTTAAAATAATTAATTCTAAAACTAAAAGAGAGATCTATGTTGAGTGCTCAAAAATAAATCGGGGTCTTCTCATATCAGCCCGGATAGATCCGTTACTAGAAACAACAATGGAAACACGTTGGAATGCTGACGAAACAGACGACCCCGATTCAGCGTATCCTCATAAGTGGTTTACAGTAACCGAGGTTCCTTCTGACCCGATTAAAGAAATTCTAAAAAGGATGGGATTTGAACATGAAGATAAAAAAGAAATTGAAAAAGAAAAGTAGAATTGTAGTTGATATTTGGGGGTGCTGGTACCTAATGAAATGAAGATGATCGATCTGATAGATTTGTTGTCTAATGAAACAGATTTAGATCTTCCTCATGTCTACGATTTGGCGAAAGAGATTTTTCAAATTTTAGAAGAACATGAAATCGTTGAATCTAAGAATATTCTAAAAAATAGATTCAACATTCCAGATGAACTTTTAGGTAGAATATTAAATTTAAAGAGAGGTCCATAACCTCCTGATAATTTCGATTATCAGGGTTAAAATTCATCCGTTATGGACCCCCTTTTTTTTTTTTTTAGTATCCCTTTCTCCATTTTTCTCTTTCTAATTCAAATATTTTTTCTTTTAATCTTTCGTTCTCTTTTTTTAATTCTTCACTAGCCACTCTTCTTAATAACATTCCTTCTGGATTACAAGTATTAAAAATTCTACCGTCCTTTGCGTCTAAAGTAAACCCAGGTCCAGATGAGTTTTCTGGTTTGGCCCAACCTACAGTTGAACCGTTTTTATCTAATACCTTGTATTCTCCCCATGATTCTTTAATTATATAGCCAAGTAGATTTCCATACTTGTCTCTTACTTGTCTTTCATTTGGATCACTTTCCCATGACATAATGTCCTCCTTATATCGGTGGATATAATAATCTTCTTATTTCCATGATATTCATTCGTGATACCCCAGAATTATTTCCGTTCCAAATCAATTCTTCTGATTCTTTTTTTCTTTTTTCGTCCATAATTGATCCTATTTTTTCATGAGAATAAGAATCTAATGAATTTAGCAAGTTTTCTTTATCTATAAATTTCATACTTATATAGTGTCTTTCAAGTATCATTGCTAAAAATAAAGCTTCGTCTTTATCATTAATATCTGATACTCTTTTTGGTAGTTCTTTGAATTCTATATATTTTGCTTTATATAAATGATCTGAGTCTTTTTCCAAAAAATGTTGTTCTCTTCTATAAAAGATTTGTTCTTTTATTATTTTTGTATTGTTGAAAATTTCAACATATAAATCCTTTTTGAAGCTTTTTTCACGTTTATCTTCTAAATCTATCTTTTCAAATACACTCACTTTTAATTTCATTTCTTCTATTTTTATTTTTTTGTATTTTAAATATTTTTTCTTTAACCAACTTAAATTTTCATAAGGGGTATATGGTATTTCTCTGTAAATAAATCCATCTTCAAGACTATAACCTTTTAATTCGTAAAAGTTATTTTGATATTTTATAAATATTCTATCTTCGACAAACGAAATTCCAATTAAATTGTAATCTAAATCTGGATCTGGTTTTTGTTTTTGTAATTTTTCGATTATTACATTATGATTTTCTTTTATTCCTTTGTAAATATGCATGATTAAATTAGATTGAATAAGTTCTTTTAGAAATTCAATTGTAAAAGGTCTGTATAACATAAAACCTCCTATATGATATTTTTTTCTATTAATAATTTAATCGCTAATAATATTTCTATACTCAACTCTTCTAATTTTATTTTTTCTAATTTTCCATTTGAGTGTTTTACTTTAATATCATTTTTTGAAATTTCTAGTATCTTTATTTTCTGTGATTCTAAATTGACCGAATTTCTGAGATCGATTTTATTTACTTTATTTTTTTTAAGATAGTCAGCTATATCCATTTTAACAATAGGAGATAGAATTTCTGCTAGCTGATACTTTAATATTATATCAAGATCTTTCATTTTTTCCTCCTATAATATTATTGTAGGTTTAAATCTGGATACTAATTCTATTTCTTTTTCGACAGCAGACCAAAAATTTCCTGTTTCTATTAATTTCATCATTCTTTTTTTAATTATTTTTTGTCTTACTTCGTCAAAATTATTCATTAATACTATATCTAATGTAATCATGTCCTTTTCGGACAAATTATATCTATTTTCTCTTATAAAATTTTTTATTATTTCAATTTGGTGTTCTGAAATAATTGGTAAATAAAATTCATATATATTCGTTTTTAATAACGTTTTTAATTCCTTCAAAAAATTCAGATACAATTTTTTAGGTATTAATAGAACGGTTTGATCCAATTCCAATTCAATATCTTCTTCTTTGAGTGTTTGTTCTTTTATTTCTTTTTTTATTGGAGTAGGGTCATCAGCTTTAAAAGCTTGAGCTCTTACAAGTCTAATCCCTGTTTTTATTAACATATCTCCTTTAAAACTTAGATTTTCCGCTCCTCCCATATCTAATATTATTCTAGAATCTATTTTGGAAGAAACTTTTAGTGATATTCTTGCATCTATATTTGCTTTTAAATCTCCTTTAAGTATACTAGCAGAAGGTCTCTGGGTCGATATAATAACATGAAAGTTAAAAGCTCTTCCCATTTGAAGTATAGATCTTAATTCCTGGTATCCTTCTTTATCTAACTTCAATTCTGCAAACTCGTCAATTATTAAAAAGTAATGTTTGCTTGGAGAAAAACCATTTAAAATATATTCTTGATGTCGTTTCATTTCATTATAAAATCTTTTAATTTCTAGAATTGCTGTATCGTTATCAGTAATCATATTTATTTTATCTTTATAGTTGATAAAGTCAATTAATTTGAAATCTATCAATGTAATTTGGCATTCAGTTTTAAGTAATTCATTAATGATTAATTTTATTAAATTAGTTTTTCCTGTTCCTGTTGCACCTCCTATTAATAGATGAGGGAATTTAGAAAAATCTAAGCTAATTACTTCATCTTCGATTGTTTTACCTATTTTAACTGTTGTTTCTGGGTTATTAGTTTCTTTACCTGTTGATTTTTTGGGAATTTGTATAGATAATTCATTTGATTCTGGAACGAAAGTATTCACGTTTATTCTGCCTGGAGACTTTACTTCTCTTTCAATAAATTCAATTTGAGATTTTGAAAGTTGTATTGGCGTATTGCAGGTAAAAAAAGCCTGATAAGATTGTTCATTTTCTATTATTCTTGTAATTTTAATAGTGAATCCTAATTTATTAAATACTTCTATAATTGTTTCCTTCATAATAGTCCCCCTTAGACTATTCTAAAAGTTTAGTTTCTTTGAGTTCTCCTTTTTCATATATAAATAATATTTTATTTATTGATATTTGAACTGTTTCTCCATCCATCTTTTCGATACGAGGAGTGTATATTTTTATTAATTCATTTAATATAACTCTAAATGTTGCTTTCATTATAGATTTTTCAATATTATATCTTATATTAGATATTATAAATCCAACAAATAATCCACTTGCAATTATTAAGATAATATCTATTAGTTTGAATGAGTAGTAGTTCATGTATATATTATATAACGATTGTGTTTAGAATTCAATCTATTTTTGTGAAACCCCAGGGAGCTAATTGATATATTATTCCGTTTTCTTTTATATTTTGATTGAATGAACATATTATCATAGATGTTTTTCCTACTTTATGAAATCGAATTGGTTTTTCTATTTCTATGTTGTTTGAATTTGAAATAAAAAATCCAGTGATTCTATTGTGTTTAGTAGACGGGAGAATCGTATAGTTATTTATTTCAATGTTTTTATACCAAGATTTAGCATATATCAATTCACCGTAGATAGAGTTAAAATCTTTTTGTATATTTTTAAAAAGATCTTTATGAAATTGAACAATTATCTTTAACCCAGGTTTAGATAAATTTATAACATTGAAAAATTTGTACGTTGGATTCCATCTCGGTTTTTCTAACTTTATGTTAAAAAATATATTATTATTCATTCGAGCGTTTTTTAGATTCCATCGAGTATTTTTGAAAATAGTATCTTGCTATTAAAAGACTGTCGCCTTTTCCATCTTTTATTTTATCTTCAATTTCAGGGAATATTCTTTTTGCTACCATATCTGAAGCTTGTTTTAGTTCTCCTTTTTCTAATCCTGCTGGTAACATTACCTTTTGCCATTCCTTGCTATCTATAAATAGATAAGGAATTTTATAAATTTTTAAACATATAAGTTCTGCTTCAAGAGCTCTTAAAGCGCTAGTTGTAGATTTGAAACGCATCGGGTTGACCATTGGACGTTCCATAATAGCGATACTTTCGTCTGGAAACGGGATGTATTCTGAAAATATTAATAATAGTTTTTCAACATTAATTCTATTTATAAATTGTTTTGTTTTTGTATAATTTAGATCTTTAAATATTGGAATAGAATCAAAAAATTTCAGTTTTCCATCTTCTAGAATAGTGATAGATCCAGTGACTCCATTATCTATGGCGATAGTATATTTCATGATTTCCTTAAAAATTATTTACCGGGGTCCTTTATTTTAAGAACCCCGGTTGTATTTTAGATTATGACGTTTTTGTCATTAATTCTTTTATTTGGGCAGCTAGTTCTTTGCGTCTTTTAACTCCTTCTCTTACTTTTTCTACTATTTCCTTTTTCTGTTCTTTAGGAGCTTCTTTATATCCTTCCAACAGTTTTTTGTTTTCCATGCTTATCTTTTTTCTCAATTCTCTAAGTTGTTTTATTTCCTGAGATTTTGAGTTCTGATTTTGATTTTCTTCCATACTGTCCTCCATAATAGTATTATATAAGATTTCCTAGAAACGTTCAACCGGATTTTTGAGTTTTCTTTTCCAAGAGTATTCGCTGTATTATTAACTTTATCTTCTCAGGAATATTTTTTCTTCTGGAGAGATCCTGCAATACTTCGATCGGAAGATTTGCCGGCACCTTTTTTACTTTTTCTGGATTTTTATTTATATTAATCCAGAAATCTAATACTTTTTTGTTAATCTTCGACATACTTTTATTACCTTTAGTTCTTCTTTTCGTGTTAGTTTCAAATTAGAGCATATCTCTAATAATTTGATATATCCTTTTAATGTATCTATTGGGTTCGATGAATTTAAGAAAGAAGGTATGTTCGTCTTTAATACGTCTTTTATTGCCAATTTTATTTTCTTATTGCTGATTATCTTGTCTAATCTTTTTAATGCATTCATGTGATATATTATATATTTTTTTACAAAAGAATTCAATCTTTTCTTTTCATTGTGGTGAGAAGATCTACGTCGTAGTATGTATTGCACGATTCGCAATGATAAAATGCTCGTCTCAATTGAATAATCTTATTAGGGTCGTTTTCTCCACAGACCGGGCAGCTTCCTCGTTTTAATTTATTATGTTGTTTATATTTAGTTCTTTTAGGATTTAATCCATTATTACTCATTTTTCCTCCTTTTAATCTTTTACGCTTGATTTTTTCGAATATACGGTATTTACGACTTCTAAATAATTAAAAGAATCGTCGAATATTTCGTTTGTCGTTTCTCCGTTTAATTCTTTAAGAACATATTTTAAATTATTATTGTCCCATTTAACTTCGTATTTTGAGAAGTCGTTTTTGACAATGTCTCCTTCGTATACCTCTTTTCCATTTTTATCTCTTTTTCCCGTCCAGCGCATTATAACATATTTTCTAGGATCTAAATATTTCAATGTTGTAGTGGCACAGTATTTTACAAATACATATTTATATAAATCCCCAGCATTTGAAATAAAAAACTGGGGTGAATCTATATCGCCTGGATAATAAGTTTCTTTTTTCTCTATATCAAATATTCTGTATTTCATTTTTCCTCCTCTAATCCTTTAACTGAAATTGTATGACTTTCAAGTATGAAGTCTATGAACTGTTTTGCTATTGTTGTTGAAAAGTTTTGTGTGTCATATACCCATTTTTCTTTGTAAGAAGGTTTTAGATTTCCTGTTAATACTTCAGCCGATTTTAGAGTTAGAGCTTTGTCCAGTTTTAAGAATATTCCTTCTTGATATAATCTTAATAGTCTGAATCCAAAATTTACCGTTTCTATCTTGGTTAATCTTGTTCCTTTAAGTGGATTAAACAGTCTTTTTTCGGGAGGAATTATGTCGGAAGCTAGATCGGTGCACAGTTTCCATAAAGGACCAAATTGATTTACATCAAATTCGATAGTATTATCTTTTTCATTCTTGACTGTTATTTTCATACTTTTCTCCTTCTAGAATTTAATTGTTATTCGTATGCCTATCCAATCTTTTTTGAATAACATTTTTAGCAATTCACGAAGTAAAGTAGTTTCAAGAATTCTAACTTTCCCTGAATCCTTTATTTCTTCGATTGTTATTTTCATTTGTCTTCTTTTATTATATACTTTTTATTTCTTTCGTTCAATTTATCTTGAATCGTTTTAATATTTTATAAGCAAGTAGTCAAGGAAAGAATCTGGGTTATCCATTAAAAGAGCTTCTGTATTCTTGCGAATCAATACTATTCCGTTTACATTATTGTCTGATAGTATTCGATTGAATTCTTTTTTAAGTTTTGAAGCATATTCCACTATATATTTTCCTTCTAGATTGCGATAATTGATTATACTTTTTATTAATCGTTCAAATTCTTCATTTGTCATTATCACTGCTTTGTTCATATAATTTTCTCCTTTTTGAATTTATTTTGTTATCTTGTTTATTCTATTGAAGTAGTTTTCTAAGTTTTTATATTGATTATTTATGAAATTCTTTATAATCTCTAAATTTTTAGGTTTCAATGATTCTTTTACCGTTTTGTTTAGAGATCTTTTAAGTATAAATAGTAGTCTTTTTTGTTCTTCAAGATTTTTCTTAATTTTATTTTCTGCTTTTTTTCTTCGTTTTGTTGAAAAATCTATTGCATTGTAATAATCCCTCATTGCTGATAGTAGTTTAGAGTTTGTATTTTTGTATTTATTGGTTATAGGGTTTATTATTTTAGGAAGCAGATGGAATGGGTATTCTGAAATATTATTTCTTAATCTTTTATTTTTTTCTTTTATGAATTCAGTTGTTAGATATTTTCCAATGGTGCTATCTTTGTCGTTGTTTTCGTAATTAGCATTTTTATATTTTTCTAGTATTTTTTCATGTTTTTCTATTATTTTTAGAATTTTAGAAGAATGGTATTTGCTGTTAATTTTTAGTTGTTTTATTTTGTTTAGTTCTGGTTTTATGTTTATTTTTGTATATTTTTCGCAAATGGTGTAGTAAGCATTTTTTAATATTTTTTCGAATTCTTTTTTGTTTTTGAAGTATTTTTTTACGTATTTGTTTAATGTTTTTGATGCATATCCGTAGTAATTTTTGAATATTTCTTCGGCAGGTTTGTCGTCCATGGTTGCGTATCGTTGTTCCGGTCCGTAGATTGAATTTTCTTCAGCCTCTTCCCAAGTTTGAAAGTTGAAAGAAGGTTTTGAGTAGTTTAGTTTTTCCTTGAATTTTTCTTCTCCTATAAAGTTGTCCCAGTCGTATTTGAGGTATATCCAAGGAGTATTGAATATTTTTTTAAGTGTTTTAATTGTTTCGGTTTTTAGGTATGTAGTTTGATTGATTAGATCGTTAGAGATTGTTTTCATTAGTCCTCCTATTAGATATTATATATGAGTTCTTAGAATCTTTTAGATAATTGTTAGATTTTTTTCCTTTAAGATTTCGTTGCATTTATCTATGATTCTTTTTTTGAATTTTTTTATTTTGAATAGGAAATCTAGTATTTTTTTATGTCCGTATCTAGCTGTATAGTAGTAGATATATTCTTTTACTGGATTTATGTTTGCTCCACGTTTTATTAGAAATTTGAGTAGTTCTAGGTCTCCGTTTAATATTGTGGATGCTGTTAGTGAAGTATTATTTTTTACGTTTAATCCATGTTTTACTAGTAATTTAGTTATTTTATTTAGTTTTGATTCATTTTCTGGTATCGCTTCGTTTCCTTTAATTAGGTGTACGTCTGCCCCTTTTTCTATTAATAACTCAATTATGTTGTAGTGTCCTTGTTTGATTGCATTTTTGAGAGCGCTTGCATTATATCCGTTGGGATCCGTTCCTTTTTCTAATAGGTATTTGACTATGTTGTATTTTCCTCTTTCTGCAGTTTCCATAAGTAGGTAGTCGTTGTCCTGTTTAGATCCGCATTTTTCCAGGAATTTTACTACTTCTAGGTGTCCGTTTAAAGCAGCGAATTTCAAAGCTTCGTCGTTTATTTCATGTACATCTGCTCCATTTTCCACTAAAAATTTGACTACGTCAAGGTGGCCTCTGCTAGCGGCTATTCTGAGTGGAGCGTTCATTTGAGCATCTATATGGGATCCTCGTTTTAGTAGAAATTTTATGATATTTAGATGTCCTGTTTCTGCAGCTATTACTAAAGCCATGTCATGTTCAGCGTGTATGTCTGTTCCTTTTTCTATTAATTGTTTAATCTTTTTCAGGTTTCCCTGTTTAATTGAATCCCAGAGTAGGTATTTGTTTTCAGTAGTTTGATCTGTGTATTGTTTCATTTTTGTCTCCTAGAACAGATCGTTTTATTTAAATTTTTTAGGAACATTTGATCTGTTATTTTGCCAAGGATTCCTAGTATATCTATTAGTATATCCTTGCCTTCCCACTTATCTTTAATTTTTGCTTTTAGCTATATATTTGGCATATTCATAAGTTAACCAAGAGTCTTTAACTACTGGGATTAATAATTCAGTTAATTTTTTTGTCTCTTCTATTTATAGCATATTTTAATTTCATTTTTTCTCCATAAAGAAATAACGGCCACCAGCTTTATAACATATTGGAACTCGAACAACCTCTTGATGTATATAGACTTCTGGAGGATCGTCAACATAAATAATCTTACCTTTTTTAAATTTGTTTTTCATCTTTATATGGCAGCATTTATTACCATATATTGAATTCTTACATCTTGAACATCCTAATGTTTTCATTTTTCCTCCCTTAAGTATCTTTCTTTTACTTCTTTAGGGTAATTACCCTTATTTAGTAAATACTTAACTATTTTCAAATGGCCGTTATTAGCAGACCAGCGTAAAACACACTCTCCTTCTGTATGTATATCAGCTCCTTTGTTAACAAGATATTTAACTACTTCAAGATGCCCATTTTCCGAAGCCCACCGTAGGGCAGTTTCATCACCAGCATTAACATTTGCTCCTTCTTTAATAAGCATATCTAAAACCTTTGTATTGAGTATTTTACCTATATATTTTAACCTAATCTTTTTTGCTTTATATTTTTTGGGCGTCCCTGGATTTTCATAGATTTCGCTTAATGGCTCTACCTCGTAAAGTTTTGTTCCACAATCTATGAATGTAAGTATATCTTCTTTAGCAAAGTATATCCCTCCAGGTTGGCAATCGCCAGAAGGATTGAACGGTAAAGGGTCTTCGTTTATACCTTCTTTATAAACTAAACCGTGGTGTCCTTTCGGGTTTACTATTTTATAGTATTTCATATTTTTCTCCTAATGGATTTTTCTTTGTATTGTTTAGTTTAATTTCGATATCCGTTCTAGATGCCAGGTAGTCTGCGATGTGGACGATCATTTCAATATTATTTCTCGGTTGTAGTTCCCATTTTCCGTTGTGTCTAGATGCTATTTCTAGAATTTTTTGGTGCCAGTTTCCCGGTTGGAATTGTTTGGCGAATTCTGTTAGTGCGGCCCCGTGTTTTTTGAAGGCAGTTTTCCCGATTTCTGAGTATGTATCTATAGAGTCGTCGCCGTATTTGAGGATGTCGTGTATGATGCATGCAGCTATGATTAAGTCTTTATCTGTGGAGTTTATTTCGTATATATTGCATAGGTAGGATGCTATTTTTATTACTTTTTTTGTATGTATGATTAGCCCGCCTTCTTTTTGTTCATCTTCCGGGTGGTATTTCCCGGTGATAGAGGCTGGGAGTATCCAGAATTTTTTAGGTGCCTTTTCCAATATTTCAAAAGTTGCTTTTGCAATTTCTGGATTCGAGATTAGTTTTAATTCTTTGTCGAGGTTGTTCATAATTTTTTCCTATTTTAGTAGATTTAGTATATCTTTTTCCTTTATATCCAGAAAGGTGCCGCAGACTGGGCAAGAGTATTTGAAGTCGCACTTTATAGTTCCCTTTTTGTGGTATATGATTTGTTCGTCTTCGTATTTCATGTTGTAGTATGCATTTTCAGTTTTTACACATTGTATATCCTTCAGAGATTTGAATATTTTGTTACAGTTTTTGCATTTTAATTCTTTTTTTAGGTAGTTGTTTTTTTCGACGAAGATGTTTTCGAATAGTTCTTTTAGCATCGTGAATATTTCTCCATTTATTTTTATTATATAGTCTCCTTCTTTTGCAGTATATAATATATTATCTTTTTTGAATTCTAGGTGTAAAGGTAGTCCAGTCTTTTCCTTTTCATTGGTTCCTGGATTTGCTCTTGATATAGTAGGGTTGAATATATTAGGAATTAGATTCAGGATTTCCTTTCTGTTTGCTACATTTAGTTGGATTGCTTTTATTTCGATGTCGCTTTTATATATTTTCATATTTCCTCCTTTATGTTGTTTATGATTTTAACATCTATAGTATATATTTCTATAGGGGTTAGTTCCTTTCCCCCTGAATATTTTTTGATTTTAGATTCTTCCATTTTTTTCCTTGCAAGATTTTTCTATGGTATATTTTTTAATTAAGTTTGAGATTTCCTCTATAATTTTTTCAGTAGGTTGGTTTTCGTCTATATTATTTTCTGTGTTTGTTATTAACCCCATTGGTTTTGTGAATATAGCTAGTTCACATTTTTCTATAGTAGGGAATATTAATAATCCCATAGAATCCGAGGTCCATTCCCATATTTCTACATTCCATTTTTTTCTTAATCCCCTTAGTATTTCTCCTCTTTTTTTGTTTTTCCTGTAGGTTTTCCCTTACCAGTTGGTCTACCATCATATCCTTGATTCCCGGTAGTCTTGTGTCGTTGTTTTTAAGTTTTACGTACCATTCTTTGTTGTCCTTGTAGATTTGGTATCCTACTCTATTTTCCTCTTCATTCCAGATGTTTTCAGGATCGAAGAATTCCTTTAGTATTTCTTTTTTTCCTTTTATTTTGATTATAGCCATTCCGTCTCCTGAATCCATGGTATATATTGCTATAGGGGTTAGTCCCTTTTCCCTGAATATTTTTTTGATTTTCTTAGAATCTTTCATTTTCTTTTTATTTGATTGTGAATTTTACTATTTGTGCAAAGAAGCCCAGTATTCCAAGTAATCCTAGTGTTAGTCCTCCTATGAGAAGGTAGTTGTACAAGATTCCCAGTAGTATTTCTTTTAATTTTTTAATTTCCCCTTTAGGTTTGATTATGGTTCCTATTATTAATAATATAATAGAGGTAGCTAGATAGGTTTGATAGTGTATAGCTATGTCTTTTGCTAATTCTTTCATTTCTCCTCTTTAGAAATTATTACTGTATATTTTTTACCACGGAATTCTTTTAAGCACATATTAGTTTTTTTAGGTGAGGTGCCCCGTAAAGTAGTATTGAATAGACAGCAAAGATGTTCTTCGTAATTACCAAATTCCCCATTACAAGATGTTGAATTTAAAAAAGGGCAAGATAAGCATTCTTTACCCTCAGGTATTTTTAATTTTTTTATTATAATATTTTTCATACTTTTGCTCCTAGCTTTTTAAATTATATACCCCCAGCCCCTTTTGTTCAACGGAATCTAGTACCTCTGGTCACCAAGCTTCTATTCCCTTTTAAAAAAAGTCCAGGGGACCTCTTATTTTATATTTTTATCATAGTTATCTTTAATCTTCTTTTTTTATGGTGCTCTGAATTCTATATTTCTTTCTTTGATTACTCCTAGAATCTTTATTTGGTTTATTCTATATTCTTTTAATTGCCCCGGAATCTTTCTTTTTGATTACCCTATATCTTTTTAATTACTCCATATTCTTTTTGATTACTCCCCGAATCCTTCTTTCTTTTTTGGTTTCTCTGTATTCTTTTTGGTTACCCTAGACTCTTTCTTTTTGATTACCTCCAAAATCCTTCTTTTGGCTATCCTCAGAATCCTTTCTTTTAGTTACCCCAGAGTCTTTTCTTTTTGATTTACTCCAGAACATTTCTTTTTTTTTTTGGTTATCCCCGGAATCTTTCTTTTGATTACCCCAGAATCCTTCTTTGGTTTCTCCGGGAATACTTCTTTTTTGGTTTCTCCGGGAGAGGGGTTCCCAGGATTGTTCCCTCCTGTATGTTGAGATCGTGTGTATATTGTGGTTTCCTGTGCGGTATAATGCTTGGTATAATAGAGGAGGGTGACCCGTTGATGGTAGATCGTATTGGGGTTCCTGATCTTAGATTTCTTAGAGAGAGTAATCCTTGAGAGTTCTTAGAATCCGTTTAGTCTGGTTAATCCCCGATGATGCCAGGTTAATTTTTGTATTCCTTGTGATAGAAATCTTATCCTTAGCTCTGGCCTGTAGCCGGGAGTGACCTGGGTGTTGGGGGATTTGAGAGAGCCTGTTTAGAAATACGCTATAATATATTATTTAAATTTTATTGAGATCCCTTCGTTTCTAGTGAACATTTGGATGGGGGCCCAGTTGTAGTTGAAGTCTTCTGGAGTTTTAGAATTAGCAAGGATGCTGAATAGTCTGGATAGTATGTCGAAGGCGTTCTCGTTTAGAATCTTTTTAAGCTCTGGAAGATGTTTATTTAGTGTAGAGATGGCTTCATCTTTTAATTCTTCGAAGTGAGATTCTCTTTGGGATACTGGGTATTTATTCCAGGTTTTTGAAAGATCTATTATATATCTTGGTTTCATTTGAATTTTCCTTCTTTGTATAGGGTTTTAACCCGGTCCATTTTAGATCTCTAGTTAGAACTTTGAAGTTTTGACCCATATTCTGACGTTGTCTGCGAAGTCGTAGAATTGGTTCCAGTAGTGGTTGAAGGTGTTGAGTGATTTGGATTTTGAGAGTTCTTTGATTATCTCGTCGTAGGATGGCAGGTAGTCTGGACCGAGTTGGGTTTTGATTGCATCTCTATAATTTTTTAATATAGAGACGATTTCTTTCTTTACTTCCTGGAATATTTTTGGATCGTGTATAGAGTCGCTTGGGTATTTATTCCAGGGTTTTGAGACGTCTATTGTTAGTTTCCAGTTCATTTTGGATTCCTCCTTTATTTGAATTTTCCTTCTTTGTATAATTGTTTGATTCTGTTTATGTAGAATTTAATTAATTCTTTTTTTGTGCCGAGGTGAGGATTCTGTACTGCGAAAGTTTTAGCTTCAGGTATATAATATTTAAGAATCTGTTGAAATGTCTTTTCACCTTTAAAAAGTTTGAAGTAGTTGGGGATTCTCAAATTTATTTTCATACACCCTCCTATAACTCACTTTTGTAGCGCGCGTCACACGTATTAATATGTCAGTGACTTTGAAGAAGAGAACCTCTTGGGATCTAGAGAAATTCAAGTCTGGAGTATATCCCAGGGTGAATTGTTGAACCCTATCTATAAGATAGGGTTGATCGAGAATATCCAGAGTAGAGTGAAAAAGAAGAAATTTAGTTGAGAAGAACCTTAGATGAAAGTATCTGGATATATAATTGAACCCTATGCATAGCATAGGGTTTCTAATCTGAGAATGAAAAAATAACAATTCTAACTACTTAAAAGTCCTTTGGGCTATATGCCAGAGATGAAATTCTGAACCCTATATTATATATAGGGTTTGACGGGAGGATCGGGAATAATTTCTGGGTTTTATGAAAAAAGATAAAGAGAACATCTGATCCTCCCTAGTACATTATATATCAAAACTAACAGGGATTCAATTTGTTCTTTAAGCTTTTCTCCATAAGTATGACACCATAACTCTGACTTTTTCATACACGCCTCTTTGTTTGACATGCAGGACAGACAACCCGATTATCTCTACGTTCCCATCCATTGGTGTCTGCGATGTACTGAGCTTCTTGAAGAGTAGTAAAGAGAGTAACAAACTGATTCTTACAACGATCACACTTTATCCTAAAATATCTAGCAGAAGAGACTTTAGATTCGTCGAGAATCAAGTCGTGCTCCTTGATCGCCTCTTTCAACTCTTCTATGGAATCAAAGACGACAGAACCGAAACTCTTATAGGAATATCCGGTGAATTCTTCTATCATCTTTCCTCCACTAAACTATCTTTCAATTCTGCTATCTTAACATCTATCTCTTCAACGACTTTCTCGATTACCTTCTTATCATAAGGATCGTCTGCAGAGATCCAGATGTCGAGGTCTTTTATTCCAACTAAGTATATCTCTCCTTGCATCGCTTTTATCCAGTTGTCTAGCGTATCATTGAATACCTTTTTAGCAAGAGCCTTAGTGTACTTTCCATGGATCTTCTTCACTGCTTCCTTTGTAATTCCAATAAAACCTAAACAACCCGAATCCCAGGGATCATTGAAAGAAGAAGTACTAAACTGCAATCCAGAATGATCTAGCAAGTGTATCTTGGAATATACTACACACCTCTTTGCTACCTCCTTCTCCATCTCGTCGAAAGATGAGAAGTCGTTAGGATTAAGACCGAGAGTATTGGGGAAAGAATATCTCTTGTGGAAAAGTGCGAATTCCAAATACTCTTCTGCATCCTGGATCAAATACTCAATCTCGGTATCATCTTGCTCCACATCTAAGTCTTTTGTCCCATCTTGAAGATTCTTTTTCAACTCCTCTAACTCGACGATCTTCTTCCTTACCTCTTCATTTACGTCTTTTACTAACTCCTGCACCTTTCTTTTCTTTACTTCTATGTTTATGTTCATACTACCTCCTTATATTAATCTTTTTAACAAAAACTTTTTTAAACGGTCTTCTAAACTATCGCTGATCTTAAACCTTTTATTCGTATAAAAATCTTGGACATAATTATTAATTATATCGAATGAATGCTTTCCAATTATATAACCTGTTTGAGTATAAAAACATCCGAGATTTTTCAAAATATTTAAAACTTTAGTTTTATCTGGATCTCTTTTTTTCAAATGCTCAAATTTTATATCATTCACTTCTTTCTTAAATTGCTCATTTTCAGTAATATCAATTCGAATTAAATCATCAACTAAAGATATACTATTAAACTTTTTTACATCTTCTATACTGCCTTTTACATCTACACATATCCTACTATTTATTCTATTAACCCCTACAATTAGTAGATCACGCCAAAGAGGATAAACTTTTAATTCATTAAATTCAAGAACGCCCAAATCTAATTTATTAAGATATACCTTATCTTCATCTGTTATAACATACAAGTTACTTTTAAATAAGAATGCTTTTCTGATGCTAAATTTTAATTCTTTTCTGATTTCTGATGCATTCTTTCTTACCAGATGTTCAATTACTTCTGCATAACCCTTTAGATTAGCGATTTCTTTTAATTTCATACTGACTCCTTTATTATATATTTTTTTACTCTTTGTTCTATTTCGTCTATTGACATACAGTATTTTAATGATAATTCACCGACCTTTATATTATTTTTCTTGAATGTTAATAGCCTTTCAAATAAATAGAAGTGGTCTTTATCAGCTTTTATGTTATCTTTAAGGTATTCTAATATCTCGTTTATTTTATTACACTTCTCTATTTCTTTTTTATTACTGTTTATTTTATCAATTATTCTTGCTTTTGTATATATATCATGTATCTCTTTATTATCAGATTTTATCCAATATTCGTTATCATTAATTTTTCTAGTTATATTTAATTCTTCTAATTTCTCTTCTTTACAAATTATTCTTACCTCGTTTCCAAATACTTTATCTATTACCATTTTTTTATAAGTACGAGATGTAATATCTATCTTATTTTTATCTATAGGATCGAATATCGGAATTTCTAAAACTCGATCATCATTTGTAATTAGGAAATACGACTGTTGATTTGAATATAAAGAGTCCCCCATGAAATAATCTTTTACTATATAATCTTTAAGAATTTTATTTGCTTCATTTTTATGAGTTCCTTCTGTTGCTATTGCTTTCCCATCTTTAATTGATAGAACTAATTTCATAACACTCCTCCCATTAAGTATCTATCTATATACCTATCTAAATTTTTTCTTATTACTACACTTTCTCCAACTTCAAAATTATTTTCATCTTTAATTACTACTGTTACTTTCTTATTTATAATTACCCTATTTTTATTAATATATATACAATCATATTTTTCTAACTCGGGTATTTTTCTTGCTTCTTTCTTATGATAATTGGATATAAGAGGGACTAGAAAAGAGTCATTTACATCTGTATAAATTTTTATCCCACTATTGGATACTTCTACGTTGTTGTCTGTGTAATAAGGAAGAAGCCGTTTTACTAAGACTGATAGAGTGCCAAGGAGTTCAATAGTAATATTATTTACAGAGAAAATTATATATGCATCAATTACAAATCCATCTATTACTAATTTTCTGAAAGTAGGGGGTCGCAGTGTATTGTTTTCTAGTATATAAAACTTATCTTTTGTTATTACCCCAATGACTTCGTCATAAAAAATAATATCGTAAATAGGTTCTTTAGTTAATTGAGAAAGATCGACTTTTTTAAGGAACTCTTCTTTTATAATATCATAAAGTCTATTTATTGAAGAAACATTACTGTTTTTTACAATTTGTGTGATTTCCATTTTTCCTCCTATGAAAGTCCTAATTTTATAATTGCTTTCTTAAGTCTCTCTTCGAATTTTTCATCTCTGATTACTTTTATAGTTCTGTCTATTAAGAAACTATTAGATCGAACTTTTACTTCGTGATTTCCGTAATATAACGTATGACTGTATACATAGAATCCGAATTTTTTTATTATATCTTTTTCTTGTTGGGTAAGTCCCAAAAAATCGCCGTGTATATCTATTGATAAAGGTTGTAATTCCTTCTTTATTATATAATTGTTTGTGATGTCCAGAAGCAATCCGCTTAATGTATCATAATATATTGGAACTTCAAGAGCGATAATGTCTTTTAAATCTCCTTTTACTGACAGATATATTTTCTTATCTTCTTTATATATGCCTTCTACTATTAAATTTTTATACAATCGATAGGACAGATCAAATATTTCTGTTTCAAAGCCAGTACTATTTTTTTCAAGTATAATTTCTTTGGCTTCGTTGTCTTGTGTAATGATATATAAATATTGTTTGTATATAAATGCTTTTTTTATTGTATATCCTTTTAGTTTATCTTTCAATTTAGAAGCATATATTCTAATTAACGCTTTACTTGTGTACGAGTCTTCTGTATTTATCAATACACTAGTATTTTTTAAACACTCTTCATATAATTTATTCATACCACGTCTCCTTTTATTAATTCAGGAATTCTTTTTATGTGTATGGATTTATTTGGTCCTCCTTTTATTATTTTTGCAGTTTTTCTACTACTATTAATTTTGAATGTATAATTATTTGTCCAGATTTTAGGATGAGCGTATACATATTTTAATCCTTTTAGATGTTCTGCAATATCTTGATTGTTTTCGTTGTTTACTCCTGTTATTTCTGGCAACAGTATGTCATCTTCTGACGAAATGTCAAATGTAATTTTATATGTTATTTCTTTTATTTCTGCTTTTAAATTTAGATTTTTTATGGTTGTCAATACTCTTTCTGGAGTTCCATGTATCCCTATTCTAAATTTATCTCCAACTTTATCGACACGCACTATTGCAAGATTTTTAATAACTGGGATATCGTTCGTCCTGTTTATACTTGGAGCAATATTAAAACGATCATTGTAATATAATTTCCAGACTGCTTTTTTTGTTATGATTATCGTTGTCATGTCGTCTATAATGATGTCAATTATGCCCTCTTTTTTAGGTTGATCTAATTTATCGAGATTTTTTAAGATCATTTCTTTAAATTTATATTTGCGATAAATTTCAATTGCTTCTGTCTGATTCGAAGTTTGTTTGGATATTTCTTTAAAGATCTCCGTTACTTCGTCCATGGCTCCTCCTTTTCTAATTCTTTTATTAAATCGAATTCTGTTTGTATTTCTAATTCGTAAAAAGAGTATACCGTAATTTCAAGATGTGGATAAATAGGATGTCGTTTGAGTCTATTTATTATTCTTAAAACGTTTCCTTCGAACTCGTATACTATTTTTCCATCTTTTTCAACTTTTTCTACTGCGAATCCATTTGTTATCTTTTTCTTTTCACATATTGGACCATCAGGATATCCGGCATATTTATAGTCCTTCGACAAGAGTATAAAAACGAAATCATTTAAAAGGCGTTCTGGATATATATCGTAAATTTTTCCGTGTTCTTTTCTGAATTTTATTATTTTTTCCTTATTATTCAAAAGTAGTTGTTTAAATTTAGCTATTGCTAAATCGTTATATATTAGATCAGGATTCCAATACATTTTAGCCTCCTCTTCATTGAGAGATTAAGAATTTTTTGATTTTATACTCTATATTTTCTTCTTTAGGTTCTTTTATCTTATATTCATTTATTGATATGTTTCTATTATCATTTTGCCCTGTGATAAGAATTTCGTCTGTTCCATTGAATGAGCAGTGATATTTACCGTATAAATACATATACAATCCATATCCGTGTATTTTAAGATCAAATTTCTTGAGAATTTTAAATGTCATTTTTATTTTGTGCATTTCAATTTCATATACTCTGTTTAGTAAAAGATCATTTATTTCCTTTTGAACTTTTTTGTCATCTGTTATATCTATTTTTACCTCATATTCATCTATTTTGTATGGAAGATTTAATGCTTTTATGTCATCTATTCTTCCATTTACGACTGCAATTGTTCTTTTTTCTTTTAGGACTGTTATTATTCTTAGATCTTTATATAGATAATAATCGACGTATTTATAATCATCTTTGGGCTTATCTATTGCTATTTGTATTAAATCATCTTTGCTAGTAATTGCAAACCAATAGTATCTATCTCTAAATATCTTTCTAATTTTGTGCCACTCCATAAACAGTCCAAGTTCTTTTAAACTTGTTTGAGAGATACCCATTGCTTCTATTTTTTCGTTATTAATCACTTCTTTCATTAATAGGTTCCATTTATTCATTAATTCCTCCTATTCCGGAATTTCTACGACTAATCCGAAGGGAGGTTTTATTTCATTCCCTTCGTAGGTAACCCAGATCGTTTTAGGTTTTGGGGTCCAGTCTGGGTATGTGCCTGCTAGATCTGAAAGATAGATTACAAGATCTGCTTTTAGTTGTTCTGCTCTTTCAAAAGCAGGTATAAAAGAGGTTCCACCTCCTATTTCTATTGATTTTATTTTATTGACAGAAGAGAGGGGATATTCCCTATATATTTGATCGTGTACTTCTAATACTTTTACTTCTTTTTCCTCTTTGAGAATTCCTCTTAGTTCTCCTATCAATTTTTCGAGCATTGAGTACATCGACCCTGAGACATCTAAGGCTACTACTACGTTTGTCCCTTTATTTTTTATTCTACCTGCTAGAAGATCTGTTGTTCTATTTTCTCTACTCCAACTTCTAGATCTTCTGAGAGGTTTGCTATTCTTGATGTACCTTTTCAGGATAGCTCTCCAGTTGCATTTACTTATCATTTCAAGGATCTTCTTTCCTAGTTCAGGTTGACCTCCTGTTCCATACTTTCTTATACCTTCTTCTAAGCGATCTTTTATTTTATCTGCAAGAGTAGGATCTATTTCTTGTATGTCAATCTCAATTTCCTTTCCTTCCTCATCTGTTATCTTTATTCTTTTCTTACTGGTATTTCCTATTGTGATTGTTATTGTTTGGAATTTGAAATTGTTATTTCTAAGGAGTTTTATATAGTCTTCCATCGCTAGACCTTTAGGAAATTTTTTGAACATACCATATCCTGGTGCGATCCCCACTTCATTAGTTAGAAGAAGTGTTAATTGACCTTCTATCATGGTGTTTATCGCGAGGTCTGCTGCAACGTTATCTAGTTCGTGATTTCCGGTTCCTCTTCCGTTGTGCACCAGGAGATGGTGCATCAACTCATGTGTTAATATACCAGTCATTTCTCTCATGGGCAGATATTTTAGGAAAGTTTCACTGATGTATATTGTAGTGTCGTTTATTGCTGCAGTATCTACCTCGTTTCCTATTTTCTCTTTGAAGTCTAGAATCGTTACTGCAAATCCTGGATTGTCTTTGAGGTAGAATGCTTTTACTGTCTCCCATTTTTTCTGAAGATCTTCTGTTGTTGGGGGACCGAATATTTTTTCTAATATTTCTTTCATTTTATCCCTCCTTGTTTATTTTTTGGAATATAGGGAAAAGTAGATTTGTGAGCTCCTTGTTGTTGAGGATTTTAGATCTTACATCCTCTTTCAATTTCTTTACGAATGCTACTTTCATCTCTTCTCTGAGGTCTGGTATTAATCTAAGGGTTAGTCTTATTAGTTCTTTTGTAATCTTTTCATTAAGAGCTAATGCAGCTTGATTGACGACATCTAACTGTTTTTCAGGAGACATTTCTTTTATCCTGTATTTCTCGTAGTTTTCAATGAGATCTTTAATTTTGACTCTTTCGAATCTCTCCTTAGCATATCCCTCGAAGGTGTATGCAACCTCAGTTCCCAAGATCCCTTTGGTGTATTTTCCTTCGAAGTACCCTAGTTCGAGAAGATTCGAGACTCTTTCCCAGCCTCTTGGAGTAGGAGCTATCTTATCTGCCTTATTATTAGGGCAGAAATTTTCTGGGAACTGAGTTAAGAAAGATATGACTACATCGTTTATTCCAGCTTTGACTGCCCATCGTTTCCAATCCTCTAGATCTGGTTCTACCTCTATTGGAACTACTCTATCCCAGAGAGCAGGATCCAGATCACCTACTTTATAAACCCCATTGTCAGGGTTGATTGCTATAGCGATTCTGACTTTGTCATCTAGTTTAAATCCGTGGATGCTTCTATATAACGGAATCTCCATGAATGCGTTTAAGGTCTCTGATGAGGCTCTATTTAGTTCGTCGAAGAAGAGTCCGTCAGAATCGAACCAGAAAGGTTTTAGCCATTCTACTTTGTTGATTGTAGTGCTCCTTTGAGGCATACCTCCTACGTCCTCTGGGAGTACTTGAGCGAGCATTATCTGATTTATCTTTTGACACCCTACCTCCTTTAGGGCGTCTAAGGTGATCGCTGATTTGCCGATGCCATGCTTTCCTATTAGCATTGGAACAGTTTTATTCTGCTTGAGGAGGTCAAGCAGGAATTTTTTGGTTTCTTCTATTTTCACTTTACCTCCTTTCCTTGCCTGTTCTCAAAGAATCAGGACTTACAGAAATTTTATTGTGCATTGATTTTGATTACTGCTTTCTTGATTCGTTCCTCTAATATTTTTTCTAGGTTTGGGGTATTCAACTTATAGTACTCCTCGTCTCCGTCTTCATCGTACATCTTTAGAGTTACCTCTTCGATGTAATCATATATATACAATGCTGCATTTTCGAATACAGGTCTATATACCGATGATGGGTTTGTAGCACTGTCATTCCAATCTTCAATTACGAGGGTGTCGAACTTCTCAGAGAGGTACTTTATTATTTCTCTGTGCCTTTCAACCATTACTTTCTTTAGCATATTCTCTAGCATTGCTTTTTTCAAGGTTGGAACTATTGGATCATCTAATGGAATGTCTGCATACCACTCTGATATCCCGCTCATAGTGAATTCATTATTTGCGAAGGCGCCAAAGATCTTATATTGTGGGAATTCTCGTTTGAATTCCTCTAAATCATTTTCAGCACCTTTGAAGTGGAAGTAATGTTTTTCTTCCATATTGTCAGTAGATACAAAGTCGTACGACACAATGCAATTTTCTATTAATTCTTTATTCATTTATCCTCCATTTCCTTGCCTGCTCTTATTGAAAGAGTCAGGACTTATAGGAAAACTACTTTTCTATTATTGCTTTCTTTATAATGTTGACGACTTCTTCAATTGGAGTATCTTCGTCGATCTCAATGTCGTCTCCGACCATAAAAGTTGGAGCGTCAAAGAGGTCGGGGTCTACAGCGAAGACGAATCCTTCTATGTGAGGATCGATCGCTATTTGGAACCCTTCTTCTGAATACTCTTTGATTTCCACACGAAAGTTGTTTTTGAGAGCCTTTAGCATTTCAGCTCTCTTTTTATTTTTTTCTTCTAGCTTTTTGATGAAGAAGTCGAGAGCCATTTTTTTCAACTCAGGGATTCTAGGATCATCCTTATTCAGCAAGATGAATCCTTCTTCTCCCCCATAGAAAGATATTTCTTCGTTGTCTTCTACTGAAGCACCATGAGGAAATAATTTCCAGTCATATACCTCATCGAAGAATTTCTTCAAGGCTTTTTGAGAGCCTTGCATTCTGAATATTACTTTCCCGTCTTTTTCTTGATCTAGCAGGGCGACGGGATATATCCCTGTTTTCTTTAGCTCGTTTTCTAAGTCCATTTGGACCTCCTTATTTTATTCTAATTATTCGAGTCCTTATGACCTTGATCCCAGGGATGATGATTCCGTTCTTTATATCCTGGGAGATTTTGCCTCTGTCAGGGGAGCAATACTCTCTAGGAACTGCTCTTTCGCTTTCGATGACATATCCTTGGTGACTTACTACTGAATGGTGGACTCCAAGAGGAGGTTCCCCAAAGTCTCCATACATAGAGAGAAGACTTGTCTTGAGAACTTCTATTCTATTTTCCACATTCTTTTTCTCTTCTTCGAGTTTATTTAACTCCTCGAAGAAGCCTTTATACTTCTCCTCAAGAAGTTTCTTTTCGAGCTCCTTTTCTTTTTTAGCGATCGATGCTCTGAAGAGCTGGGCATCTATTTTTCTGATTTCGTTCTCGTTCACTTTTTTCCTCCATCTCCTTGCCTGCTCTCAAAGAGTCAGGTCTTACAGGATTCCGCTCTAATAGACCGGCCCTCTTTAAACTCTAGAGGACCGGTCCAAGAACGGAGGTCTAGATTTGAATGAGGACTCCCTCAAAGAATCTTCACTTAAATCCAGACTTGGAGGGGAGACTTACTCACTCCCCTCCTTCTGGAAATCAGGCTATTTTACTTCAAAAGTCCACTTTTTAACATCCACAAGAGGACGCTGCTCAGGCAATGCATAGAGCGCTGGGGCTCTATGTGAGTCCTTTGTCTTGAATTTTATAATCTCTCCGCTCTGTCTCAAAGCCTCTAGGAGACCCCAACCCTCTGAAGGACTGATTCCCAATCTTGCCTCAACAAGAACCATCTGAGGTCCAGTGAGGGGCTTACCCTCTTTCTTTACTTCCTCTAGGAGAGCTAACGCTCTCTCTAACTGCTCTTCCGCTCTCTTTTCTTTTGCGACCTCTTCTGCAGTCTTTTCTTTTATTTCCATACTACCTCCGTTCTACCTCCGGCCTGCCGCTCTAGGAAGGACAACGGTCAGGACTTAGGGAGGAAAATTTAAATTTATTTATTTTTTTAATTTTTTTTAAATTTTAAATTTTTTAATTTATTTTTTTAAATATATTTTTAATTTTTTTTTAATTTTTTTAAATTTTAAATATATATTAAAAATTTAATATATATTTAATTTATATATATATATTATATATAAATTTATAAAATAAAATTTTTTAATTTTAAAAATAAATAATTTTAATATAAAAAATTTTTTATTATTAAAAAAATGAACAAACCCCCCTCTCTCCCGGAAATCCCCCACCACTTTTTAGATTCCCGGTCCAGATTTACGGGGGTATCCTTTTTTTTTTATTCGTGGTTTTAAAGTGTTTTAGATTGGGCCGATTGTTTTTAATATTTTGATTCTCCTGGCCAAAGTTAAGTAGAATGTTTTTAGATTGCGGGAGCATTCCTTTTTAGATTCGTTGTTTTAAGTGTTTTCGGTTTTATTTTCAGATTGGTTCTGGTTTTTTATTTATTTTGGTTCCCCCCCCCCGGGAAAAAAAGTTAGAGATTTTAGAATATGTGTTAGGGTGTGTCCGGTGTTGTAAAAGATATAAGGATGATAATTTATATAAAAAGTGATAGAAAGTTAATCCGGGTGAACCCAGATTAACCTGGGGTATGTATTTGGTGTTGTTTGGCTGGAGGAGTTGAAGAAATATTTTTGTTAGTTTAAAAAAGGGGTTGAACGAATTTTGAAAGAGATATATAATGTAGATATGAATACGTATAGGAACAGAAAATGATATTAACATATAAAATAAAACATAATCGTGATTTTAAAGAAGAGTTGAAGAAAGCAAAAGAAGTAGCTATTTTTGCTATAAATAATAGAGATAAATTGTCTAGTAAATATGTTAAGTATATTGGATTAAATTCAGTTATATCGTGTCAGATATTAAGAAAATACGGTAGAAATAGAAAAGCAAAATTTATTAAATCTGTAAAATTAACTATTCCAAGTCAAGGAATAAAAATAAATAAAGAAGAAAAAACTTTATATATACCAAGTTTAAAATTAAAGAATATTAAATATTACTTTCCAAACAATTTTCAAAAAGTAAATCAAATAGAAGCAGATAATAAACATTTATATGTATCAGTTCAGTATCAGGAACCCCCAATTATTCAAACAAGTGATTTTTTAGGAGTTGACCTAAATACTACTGGACACTGTGCTGTAGTATCTATTCCTAAAACAGGGGAAGTATATAAATTTGGAAAGAAAGCATTGTACATACACAATAAATATAAAGAGATAAGAAGAGATCTTCAAAAGAAAAAGAAGTACAAGTTGTTAAAGAAAATTAAAAATAGAGAGTATCATATCATAAAAGATTTAAATCATAAAATTAGTAAAAAAATAATAGATATAGCAGTTAAAAATAAATGTCATGTTAATATGGAAAATTTGAAAGGAATAAGAAAAGCTAGGTCGAATAGGTCATTCCGATATTCCTTAAACTCTTGGTCTTTCTATCAGATATTACAAATGATAAGCTATAAGGCCAAAAAGAATGGAATACTTGTAACTTTAATTGATCCTAGATATACAAGTCAAAGATGTAGTAGATGTGGATCTTTAGGTGAAAGGAATGACAAATTTTTTAAGTGTCCAGAATGCGGGCACGTTGATCATGCTGATGTTAATGCTGCATTTAATATAGCACTAGCATCATATAGCATAGATCGATCAACTATAGACAGAGATATAGTTGAAGGGCATAATGATACCCCTTAAAGAGGCTACTCTATGAATGCTAGAGACCTTAAAACCAATGACATGCCTTTTGGTATCATCGACGACCCCCTTGATAAGAAAATAATATTTCACGGAAAAAATTGGAAAAAAGAATTCCGTGAATATGAATGTATACATGATATAAATAAGGATTATGAAATAAGAAAGATGATGTTTACATTCCTATTAGATAATGCAATTCGTTTTAAAGATAAATACTGGGAAACTGAGTTGTATAAAAGAATGACAAAATCTTTCTATTTAGATTGTAACGATAAAGTAAAGTTGTTGGACCTACTTCATGATGCGATCGTAAAAGAAGACGAACTTGCTATTTACTTTTTAAAATGTCTTTTTATTAGTAAATTTAAATAGGAAGCAAAATGTTATAGGAGAAGAAATGTTTACATTAAAAGAAGAATTATTGAAGCGAGCAAAAAATCTAGCTAAAAAAAGAAATTCAAAAAATCTACAATCTTCTTTTGAATATAACTTATTAAATCTCGTGGAACTTGCATACGATTCTGGCTTTCATGATGGGTGGTATGAAGGGATAGAAAAATGGAGTAATACAAATTCTATGAAATTTAAATTAAAACAAACATTAAAAATATTTAATAGAATTAATTGGCGCAATGTATTCGCATGGATTATTTTACCTTTAATACCATGGGGACTCATTATTTTTTTGATAATAAAGAGGTTCTTCAAATGATTCATTACACCAAAGGAAATATTCTTGAAAGTTCTGCCAAAGTGTTGGTTAACCCTGTCAATACTGTGGGAGTAATGGGGAAAGGATTAGCTCTACAATTCAAAAAAGAATATCCATTTAATTTTTCAGAGTACAAAGAAGTATGCAAAGAAAAAAAATTAAATATAGGCGGATATTTAGCTGTAAAAGAGAAAAATAAAATAATATTAAATATTCCTACAAAAGAAGATTGGAGGAATCCTTCAAAATATGAATATGTTGAAGCAGGATTAAAAGCTATATCAAAATTTTTAAAGGAACGACCATTTGGCGATAATGATCCTGAAGCTAAAATTGACTCCATTGCCATCCCTCCACTAGGGTGCGGGAATGGAGGATTAGAATGGGAGAAAGTAAAACAGTTAATAGAATCATATTTAGGTAATATAAATTTAAATATTTTGGTATACGTTCCAAATTGATGCTTGACAAAACTTTTAAAAAAATTGTATACATAAAAGGAGGATTGTATGAAAAGTAAATTAAAAGAATGTAGAGATGAATATATTTCAAGTAAAGTAAGTTATTATAGTTTTGAAGATATAGAAAATATTACAAGGGAAATTGATAATTTTATTAATTATTGTAATGCCGATGTTAAAGGCATTGAAGGATTACTTAAATGTAAACATGATTACATATCTGCATTAAAAGATGATGATAAACAATTGGAACGTTCTAAAATTATTGATTTATTTCTCCTCTATTTTGAGAAACAATACTTACCAAGAAAGAATAATCCTATAGTTAAGGTAAGAGTAAAAAATGGAAAAGATACATTAGAATTTGATTCGCTTAATTATGGCGAAATTATAGATATGCTGTTGAATATTGAAAAATCTTATAACGAACATTCTAATTTTAAAATAATACATGGATTAATAGGAATGCTAATTAGTTTATCATATCATTTAAAAAAGGTAAATAAAAGAAATATCAATGTTGCACAAGCTAAAGAATATTTTAGAAAACAATCTCCCGAGAATATACTTACTCTATTTCAAAATATTATCAATATTGAACGAAAAGAATTTGTAATAATTAATGAAATTAATAATAAATGAATATTATAGGAGGAGAAAATGGAAAAAGTATTATATAAAAGTCAGGTCTTATCTATGTTACAAACTTATTATGGGAAAAACATTGTATTAATAGATGACAAAGAATTACGAGATTGGTTTGAAAATTCAAATTATAAAAAATTAATAATCAAAGACAAAATGGGGGATGAAGAAACGATAGTTGATAAAGATCATTTTGCTGACTTTATGAGAGAACAGATAAATATATACAGACTAGTAACTGGAGAATAATAATGAGGAATGGAAAGTAACAAAATTCGATGAATACAAACTCACAGATGCAGAAAGTCATAGAAGTGCTATAATAACAATAAAGGATGGGGTCTTCGATGAGTGTGAATTTCATGTGAAAGCTAATCCGTATAATTTAGAAGATTGGAAATTTCTATATAAAGTTGCTAAAAAAATTTTAGATCTAGAGAAAACGATTGAAAGAATTTAGAAATTTATATATAATATACCTATGATTAGGACATATTGGGGTGAAATTTGTGAGATAATAGCAGCAGATTTAAAAGCAGGATGCTGTGATATTATATTTCAGGATAAAAAAATAGGACATGTCATGATTAGTGATTTACTTTTCGATGAAGAAGATGCCAGATATATAAAAAATAAAATCTGGGAAAAACCTGATTGCACTAATTGTAGTCTAAATTGCCAATATAGAAGAAAATGAAAAATAAGGAGTAAAATATGAAGAAAAAAATAACATATAGAGAACCACCTGATGGCTATACATTTGCGACTTGTGAAATATGTGGTTGTGACATTACTGAAGGTGATGAATGTTGGTATGTTGGTGATGGAACATACATTTGCGATAACGATGAATGTATAAAAGAATGGGAAAATGATAAGGAGGAAAAATAAAAAAATATAAAGAAGTCGTTTTAAACAAATGTCAAGGGGGCTTCGGATTGTCTGAAATTGCGCACAAAAAATTAATTAAATTGGGTATTCCAGCTGCGCAGTTGTATTACGAGCCAATTGATAGAGAGGATCCTCGGCTTATTAAAGTAGTTAAAAAGTTGGGGGAAAAAGCAAATGGCCCTCTTGCTAACTTAAAAATTGTTAAAATTCCAGCAGATATTAAATATGAAATAGAGGAGTGCAATGGTGTTGAATGGTTGGTAGATGAACATAGATTTTGGAAATGAGACCAATTAAATTATTTAAGGAGTAAAAACATGTCAAAAGAATTAGAACCAAAAGAAATATTTAAAGAAGAATTTCAAAAAGCTTTGTCGAAACTTGAAAAACAATTTGATTTGTCCTATTTTGGAATAAAAATAATACTAACTGAATATTCTGAAAGTTTTGAGAAATGGAAAGAAGAAATTATTATAGACACTAATGAAAAATCGTATTGTGCTTTTTGTGGAAAGGAAACGCATTTTCACGATTATGATAAACATATTTATATTTGTGCAAAATGTTATGGAGATTTGAATGGTTCAAAAAATTAAAAATTTGAATATAAACAAATTAATTAAAAAATTAAATAAAATGTATAGAACTGATTGGGAACTTAGCACAAATTAATGTTATAGGAGGAGAAAATGGAAAAAGCATTATATAAAAGCCAAGTATTTTCTATGTTACAAACTTATTATGAAAAAGATATTGTATTAATAGATGACAAAGAATTACAAGATTGGTTTGAACATTCAAATTATAAAAAATTAATTATCAAAGATAAAATGGGAGATGAAGAAACGATAGTTGATAAAGATCATTTTGCTGAATATATGAGAGAACAAATAAATATATATAGATTAATAACTGGAGAATAATCAGGAGGGAAAATGAAAAAATTAACTAATAAATACATCTACTATAAACCAGCTAGTATAATTGCGTGGGATATTTTTAGGATAATAAAAGATAAGGTAGATTTAGGTACCCCAATAAATGAAGCTAAAAAAGATCTTGCATTTATAAATAATATACATGAGAGTATTAAAATAATGTCAGTACTCTCTAAACAAAATTTAAATAAGGAAATAATAAATATATCTAATTGGTATCCAGTTCAACAGATTATTGAAGATATTTCAAAAAATATTACAGAAAAAGTCAATTCAGGAATTAGTTTTAATATAGCAAAAAAAGACACTTTAAAAGACCTAAATGAAGTTATTAAAGCTATCAAGATTCTTACTAATATAAATATAGATCTATGGATAAAAAAATAAATATGTTGAATTTTTTAGGAGGAGGAATATATGAAATCCAATAAATCTAAATTCGTAACAATTTCATTTCCTAATATAGACAATGAAAAAATGAAATATATGATAGAGGCAGAACAAGCTTTAATAAAAGCAGGAATCCATTTTGATACAGGATATGATAGTTGTGAGAAAAGAAGGGATTGGTTTTTTGATTGGTCGTTAAAAGGAGCAATTGTAAAAGAACAAAAAAATAATCTGTCATGAGGGTTAACATGGATATTAATTTAGCCACAATTCAAATTATTAAAGACATTCAACCAATCCCTAATGCTGATTCAATTGAAGTAGCAACTGTTCTTGGTTGGAAAGTAGTTGTTAAAAAAGGAGAATTTAAAATAGGGGATAAGATTATCTATTGTGAAATAGATAGTTGGATTCCGAATAATATTGCTCCTTTTCTTTCTAAAGGGCAATCACCAAAAGAATATAATGGAATTCTTGGAGAAAGATTAAAGACCGTTAAATTAAGAGGACAAATATCACAAGGATTAATATTGCCTTTATCCATTCTGCCAAATAAAGAATATAAAGAAGGGGATGATGTTACCCAAGAATTAGGGATATTGAAATGGATAAAACCTGTCCCTATTAATATGCGTGGTTTAATAAAAGGAGATTTTCCATCGTTTATACCTAAAACAGATGAAATAAGAATACAATCAAAACTTGAACTTTTAAAAGAAATAAAAGGAAAAGATATTTATGTTACCCAAAAAATTGATGGCACATCTGCTACCTATTATATCAAAGATGGAAATTTTGGAGTGTGTAGTAGAAATTTAGAATTAAAAGAAGGGGATAATATATATTGGAATATTGCTAAAAAGTATGATATAGAGAATAAATTGAGAAAATTAAATAAAAATATTGCTTTACAAGGAGAAATTGCAGGACCGGGGATACAAAAGAATCCAATGAAATTATTTGAAGTAGGTATATTCTTTTTTAATGCATTTGACATAGATTCATATAAGTATTACAATTACACCCAATTAAATAATTTACTGATGCAACTAGAATTGCAAATGGTTCCATTGGTATCTATGTATTATGCTTTGCCTATTGAGTGGAGTATTGATATTATGTTAAAAATGGCTGAAATAAAATATGACTCAGGGGCGATAGGCGAAGGAATTGTTGTGCGTACTATGGATAACCCTTTGATCTCTTTTAAAGTGCTAAATAATAAATATTTATTAAAAAACGATGAATAGAAGTCTGCAGACACCTATGAGAGGACTACCAAAAGGTCTCGTCCTGCGGGAATGCCTCTCTAAAAAAGGTACCTTCCCTCCAACAAAAGCCTGCAAGGCTTTTCCTGATAGGGATAGGGGGGAAGGTCAAAAAATAAAGAGGGAAAAATGGAAAAATTGGAATGTTATAAATGGAGTAGATGTTTTACAATCCATATGGAATATTCTTATCAGAATAATAAAATGATTAATATTTCTACTAGTAATATTAATTCTACTAGTAGTGGTAATATATCTTATTCTTACTGTCCAAAATGTGGGGCATTAGTCAAACACAATGAAGTACATCAATGCATACTAACTAGTTCAAGAACAGATGATTTAATTGGAGTTTAAAAATAAAACAATGAGAAAACTAGATCGAATTAAAGAAATTTACAATATGGAAAATATGGACGAAGTGATTTCTTTTCTCCTTCGGCATAAATTTTTGATTCCAACTTTGTTGAGATTACCTACATACATTTCAAAAATATATAAAAATAAAATAGATCTATGGCTTGAAGTTGATACAGATCCAGAATCAGGAGATCAAGAATTGTTTGTTTTGGTTAAGGATAATCTTCCTATTGATGAATCAGAAAAACTACTTTATAAATTATGCAACAAATTTTATTTTAAATTGGATAGGAAAATAATAATGAGGTTGAATATTTCAAATG